CGTGACAAGTTCAATGCAGTAAATACCGCTTTCCTCAATGCAAAGTGTGAACGCCACGCTTTCATAGCAAGGGGAAGATGTAAGAAGCTCAAGGAAGCCCTGGAAGGATATACATACAGAGATAACGGAGAAGATACGGATAAGTCAGGCGGACTGGACCACATTTCAGATGCCGCCGCTTACCTTCTGTGTTACTTAAAGCCAATCAAGAAAAGCTGGGGCCTGAACCGCCCTAAAGTATACGGATTTTAGGAGTTGAAAAATGAAAGCCAATGCAAATAAATTTCTTGTAATGACTACCTATCCTGAATATTCGGCACTCGCCGAAAGGTGGGCTGTATGCCGCGAGGTAATTGCAGGAGAAGACGTAGTAAAGTCTAAGGGAGAAAAATATCTTCCTATGGCAACTCACAAGTGTGAGGATGTTCAGAAAAAAAGGTACAATGCTTATAAAATGCGTACTCCCTTTACGCCTTTTACATATATGGCGTATCAGGTACAGCACGCTATGGTTTTCCGCCGCACTCCGACAATCGCTTGTTCTGATGACTTTAAGGCTTCAGGCCTTCTGTCAAACGTAGACGGCAGGGGAAACTCACTCTATCAGTTCTGTTCAAACTCATTCGATGACCTGATAAAGACTGGTTTCGGCGGTATGCTGCTTGATATGCCGATGGCAGAACCTGGAATGAACGTTCTGGATGCAGAGAAAAAGGGAATCCGCCCTTACCTCACCTACTATCCTGCAGAAAGCATAATCAACAGGATTTTTGATAACTCTATGGGAATAAGCCGTCTTAAGCTTGTTGTACTCAGGGAAAAGGTTGAAGAATACCGCGATGAGTTTGTACTCCTCAACCGTGAGCGTTACAGAGTCCTTGCAATAAATGATGAAGGTTTCTACGAGCAGAGAATCTGGACTCCTGTATATGATGAACGTGACAACATTACAGATATGACGGTAGAAACTGTTCCTGTATTCGTAAAGGGAAAGCGGATAAATTACATTCCTTTCGTACTCCTGCCTACAGACATTGCTGAAAAACCGCCTTTATATGACCTTGCAATGCTGAATATTCATCATTATCAGGTTATGGCTGACTACTATAACGGCCTTCATAAGGTAACAATGCCTACAGGTTACATTACAGGTTACACAAGCCGCGACGATGAAGATGAGGATGAGATTATCCTCGGTGATGACGTATTCATTACTGAAGAAAACTCGGATGCAAGGTTTGGAGTTCTGTCTTATGCCGGTGAAGGTATGGAACATACTAAGGACGGTATAGACAAGCTTGAAAACCTTATCGCAGGTATCTTTATGAAATCTATCGCACCTGACAAGAAGACTTCAGAAACTGCAGAAGCTGCATACGTTCACCGTTCAGGAGAAAATGCTCGCCTTGCTACCTTTGCAAGAAACGTAAGTGAAAAGCTTTCAATCCTCGTTCAGTGGTATGAAGAATGGAATAATTACGAAGGTGCAGTTGAAATACACCTTAACTACGATTACGAGACAATCGCACTTGACCCTAACATCATCAACTCTATCGCAAACATTTCAGGTCAGGGTAAGTTCCCTCTCTACTGTGTATTCTACATCTTGAAGCAGCAGGAACTCATTGACCCTGATATGAACTATGACGACTTCATATTCCTCATTGACCAGGAGAATCTTGAAGGCAATTCTGCTCAGGAGATTTACGAAGCGTTCAAGAAGAGGATTAACGAGCGTGACAGCAGGATGAAATCAAGGGTTTAAGGTTTTGATTTTTGGAACTTAATATTCATAAAAACAGGAGGTCACAAAATGGCTAAGAATAAATTAAGAGGAACTTACTTCTTCCCCGGCGGCGGAGGAACTCAGCAGAATATAGAAAAGGCTATTTCACAGTCAACACAGTATCTTCACGATACAATCCAGCAGAGCGTTGCAGGACTTACACTTGAAACAAACAAGGCAGTTTCAACCACTCAGAACGGAACGCTCGTAATAGAACCGAGCGACGGCAAGGACGGTATGGAAAAAGCTACCGTTACCGTTGCAGTACCGCTTCCTGTTCACGAAACAAACAAGGCTGCAACAATTGATGTAAGCCAGTACTCGGAGGCTGTTGAAATTGAGCCTTCTGCAAACAAGGATGTAATGGACAAGGTAACCGTAACGCTTTCAAACGTTCCTGTCATTGAAGCAAATAAAACGGCAGAAATTGATGTATCACAATATTCAGAAGCAGTTGAAGTAACCCCTTCTTTAGGAAAGGATGGTATGGCAAAAGCTACAGTTTCGCTTACAAACATTCCTGTTATCCCTGTTTGTGAGCCTGAAAAGACAGTTACAATTGATGTTTCTCAGTATACCGAGCCGGTTGAAATTATTCCTGATGATGGCAATGACGCTATGGAAATGACAACCGTAACGCTTTCTAACATCGGATTTTACAAGCTTTATGCCTGGACTACAGACGGTGGTACAGCCCCTCTTTGCTGGACAGTAAATGAAGACGGTACAGGTACAGCTTTAATTGTAAGTGAAGGTGTAATTACACTCGGAGAAAAAACAGAGCTTATGACAGACAGACTTTCTGCTTCTGATATAGATTTGACTGAATAAGGAAAAAACTGATGGATATCGTAACCCTCGCCGCCGCAAGACGTCTGATTTATAATGCAATTGCCGGATTAGACGGACCTATCGCCGGAAAAAACTGTAAGATACAGTCAGTAGAAGACATTACAGGTGGACACAGAATAACTTTTTCCTGGAATGATGACGAAGGTGTAGCACGTACATCTACGCTTGATGTAATGGACGGAAGAGGCATAGAAAGTGTTGAGATTAAGTATGCTGCTTCTTCAAGTGGAACAACTCCGCCAGATAGCGGTTGGAGTTCTACGGTTCCTTCAGTTCAAGACGGATATTATCTCTGGACAAGAAATACCCTTACATTCTCTGACGGTAGCACAGAGATAGAGTATCTTGTAGGTAAGCAGGGTTTCTCTCCGATTGTAGCAGTTACTAATATTCCTGGCGGTCACAGGGTTACGATAACAGACCAGACAAGTGCAAAACAGTTTGACGTTATGGACGGTCTTGCAATAGACCATATAACTGTTGAATATGCAGAAGGTGACAGTGGTACTACACCACCCCCAAATCCTTCTGACTGGCAGAATTCTCCACCAGTTGTTGCAGCAGGTAATTATCTCTGGACCAGAAATACAACTTACCTTGAAGACAATACTACTTCTGTTGCTTATATGGTTGCATTACAGGGGGCAGCCGGTATTTCTCCTGATGTTGAAACAACTCAGCTTCCAAATGGTACGCTTGTTAATATTACCGATAAAGACGGCCCACACTCTTTTACGATTTATAACGGTGAAGACGGAACTGACGGTAGAGACGGTGCTGATGGTCAGGACGGTTTTTCACCGATTATAACTACTGATAAGGTTGGTAAAACTACTACTATTACAATTGTAGACGCTACAGGTACATCATACGCAACAATCTTAGACGGTGTTGACGGTAAGACGATTACCAATATTACGATAAATTCAAATAATCACGTTATAGTAACTTACTCAGACGGAACATCATCTGATGCCGGAGAACTTATCGTTCAGTCAGCAGTTATGAGTGTAAACGGACAGACAGGTGACGTTGTATTGGACGCAGAAGATGTCGGAGCTTTACCAGATGATACACCTTTGTTCAGCGGTGATTATAATGATTTAACAAACAAACCGAATCTTGCAACAGTTGCCACAAGCGGTGATTATGATGATTTGACTAATAAGCCGACTATTCCTGCAGCACAGATTCAAAGTGACTGGAACCAGAGTGACAACACACAGAAAGACTTTATCAAGAACAAACCTACAATACCTTCTGCACAGATACAGTCAGACTGGAATCAGTCAGATAATACCCAGAAAGACTTTATTAAAAACAAACCTACTCTTGGTACTGCATCAGCAAAAAACAGTACAAGTTCTGTCATAGAAAACAGTACAGACTTGGTAGAAAGCGGTGCCGTAAAGACTGCAATAGATTCTGCTATCTCTCGTGTTTATAAACCAGCAGGAAACAAAACCGTAGCTGAATTAACAAGTGCATTACTTATAGCAGGTAATCTTGGTAACGTTTACAATATGACCACATCGGGAGAAACTACTTCTGACTTCGTTGAAGGGGCTGGTAAACCGATTGATGTAGGTGCTAATGTTGCCATAGTTGATGTAGGAACTTCTTCTACTCCTTCGTATAAGTTTGACTTACTTTCAGGTATGGTTGATATGTCGAACTTCGTTCAGAAGTCAAATACGGCAGGTTTATTGAAGAATGACGGTACTGTTGATACGACTGAATACAACGGAAAGATTACTGTATCTAATGATACATCTGCCCTAACAGATTCAGACAGCTTTGATGAAACATCAGCAGGAGCAAATCCTACTTCTACGAAAAGAAGGTTATTAAGTTCTTTGTGGACTTATATAAAGGGTAAGATTACAGGTGCTATATCGGGAATAGTAGACAGTAACTTGACAGTTTCAAGAGCTTTGGTATCAGATTCAAATGGTAAGGTTACAGTATCAGATGTTACATCTACGGAATTAAGCTATCTTGATGGAGTAACAGATAACATTCAAACACAACTTGACGGTAAAGTTGAATCAGGATTACCAACAGATTCAATATTGCACTATTCATTCGATGAAGTGCCTGATATTCCAGACGGTAATAATGTTGTATTCAATAATAAAGACTTTAGCCTTACTGACTGGCATAGTAGCGATGGTACGATTTCTGTAGATTCTGAAGGGCGATTAAAGGTGAGAGATATAACGGGTCTGGCTGTAAGTTTTTATAAAGATAATCTTTATGATACAGACGCAGCTGGTAAAACCTGTTTAATGAAAATATATGTTGAAAAAAATTGTCAATTAGTGTGTTTATGTTATGATGGTAATGAAGTAAGAGTTGTATCAGAACTTTATTCTTTATCAATAGGGTGGAATATTGTTAATATAGATATTGCTATAAGTCCTGTTATTCAAAATAATTTAATTTTTAACATAGCAAATTCTTATTCGTCAGATTGTATAATTGAATGGTTATACATCGGCGATTTATCTTATAAAACACCAGGAATTGATAATCAAACTGGAGTATATAATTATAATCTTACAAAAAGTTATTCAATTCCAGGTTTAAGCGGAAAAGCTATTGGAAATAGAGGTTATGGAATAGAAACAGGATGTAATAGTCTAGCTGGTAATTTTTCTTTATCTTTTTGGTCTAAAAATGAATTTCAAGAGTATTATCCAATACTTATTTGCGATGAAACAGATAATACTGCGGTTTGGTTAAAAATACAAGATGGTATTTTTAATAAATTTGATATTTCTATATCTTGGCCAACTAATGATAGTGGTAGATATGGTTATATGACTATATACAACGGTACAAGGTTAACGTCACAATGGACTCATATAGCTTTATCTAATAATAACGGTATTTATAAAATTTATATCAACGGAATTTTAGTAGCAACATACACCTGTACTGCATATAAAAACAATGCTATTGTTGGTTCAATTTATTTATTAAAAAATACCACTGTAACTATTTGTAAAAAAATGGTATTAGACGATTTCCAAATTTTTGATCGTGCTCTTTCAGATAATGAAATACTTGCTTTGTACACAAATCGTGGTAACACTCCAAAATACTACACCCTTGCTGACTATGAAAACGAACAATTATCACAATCTAAAGCAGACAAAGTATCAAATGCAACTAACGGACATCTTGCTTCCCTTGATTCTAACGGAAACCTTACAGACAGTGGAAAGAGTGCTTCTGATTTCTTACCTAGCGACACACCTATTCCTGCTGCACAGGTAAATAGTGACTGGAACTCAGCTTCTGGTGTTTCTCAGATATTAAACAAGCCTACTCTCGGAACAGCTTCAAGTAAAAACAGTACGAGTTCAGTTACATCAGGAAGCACAGACTTAGTAGAAAGCGGAGCAGTTGCAGACAAAATACAGAACGTTATAGATATTGCTTCTTCACTTCCCACAGACGCAGTATTACACTATTCCTTTGATGAAGTGCCAGACTTACCCGACTCTCCTGCAATTTATAGGCGTGATTACAATTGGACAACTTCGACTTGGGCAAGCGATAACAATAATACAACTTATAGTGCAACAGACGGAATTGCAAAATGGACAACAACAAGTTCAGCCAATTGTCAGTTGTCAAATACATTCAGCACTCTTGCAGGAATGATTCTGAAAATAAAGTTTAGAGCAAGCATAAAAAATGTCAGATATAGTTTTATTGGTATTGAAGGGTCTACTTTCAATAGTTTTGTAAGTGGTGTTTCTGTATCAGGTTGGAATGAAGTTTCTGCCTTAATTCCATCTACATACGGTACAAGACTTGTACTGCAATTTCAAACAGGTTCAAGCGACGTGTCAGTAGAAATTGCTCAAATCTACATCGGTGACGGCAGTTACTCAACTCCTGTCATAGACAATGCTAATGGAGAAAATAACGGAAAAAACAATGGCGGATTAGCAATTCAAGGATTAAGTGGAAAAGGTGTTTATTTTCCTAATGCAATTAAAACAATTACTTCAATAAGGATTCCTGCTCCAACTAGTGATGATAATTTTACAATTTCTTGTTGGATAAATAAAGCAACAACCTATGCTAATGATTCTCAAACTACAACAAAGGGAATTGTCAGAATTGGTACTTTTCAAGGGCTTTTTGGATTGATTAGAAATAAAAGTAATGTTGGTTGTGAAATTCGAGATTCTTCGGGTTCAAAAAGCATATTAGTTAATACTGAAAATGGTAAATTCTATCATATTGTGGGAGTTTATTCGGGAACAACTCATAGAATGGAGCTTTATATAAATGGAGTTTTAGAAGGAAAAACTGGTACGGTTTCAGCAGGTTTTCAATTTGGCTCAGGTCAAACATCTTGGACTATTTGGGGTAATACACAACTTGGTGGACCAGTGGCGGATACAACTAACCAACCTGCAATTATTGATGATGTATTATTCTTCGATAGAGCTTTATCAGAAAAAGAAGTACAAGCCCTCTATCAGAACAAGGCAAATACACCGAAGTATTACACAAAAGCAGATTTACAGTTACCACAAAAGCAGGATTCAACTCTCTCTACTCCAATAACAATCGGCGGTCAGACTTATACAACGGTTGAAAGTGCTTTGAGTGCTTTAGCTGCACAGCTAACTTAGACATCAATCTCATCAAGTCTAAGCTTTCTTCCGTTGTTTATAAATTTATTAAGATGTACTCCCTGATTTTTCCATAAATCATATCTGTTTTTACCTAAGATGTGATACTGTTCTTTTTCTGAAAGACTTTCAAGATATTCTTCATAAGAAGGCATAGGTTCTGTTACTGAATCAGCCTCTATCGTAAAACAACGACATAAATTGTGACTTACAGGAGGAACTTCTTTTATAGACTTAAAATGTTTTCCGTGTAACATTCCGCATACAATACATTCCTTTCCGTCAAGAACAGAACACCACACTACTTCCTTTTCATTATTAAGAAATATAATCTTATCCGTAGTCTTGGCAAAAGAAGGAATAGCTGTCTTTATTCCGTTTTCCATACCTCGTGAAACCGGCACAATGTTTTTCTTAGCCTGTTCTCTTATATCATCTGTACTCTGACCGAATATGTAGCCTGATCTTGCAGCATTGTCATAAGAACGCAGTATATTCTTCTCTGTCCTTTCAACAAACTGCTTTACGGTATCTTTTGAATCAATCGGAGCAAATAATATTCTTGAAGTTGCTATTTCACCTACAATCAGCGCAGAACCGTACAATGCAGTAAGAAATGATAGTTCCTTTTCCTTTACCTTCTCTGCCTCAAGTTCAAGCCTTTCATTAAGTTTGACACCAAACTCACTAATCTCACCCTTTAATAATCTGTGAACAAGGTTATAAGAGTCTTTAGTTGCAATGGATTTATGTTCTGTGATTATGCTGTCACATTTCGCAATCAGGTCTAGGAAGAACTCCATAATTTCTTCATCAACCGTATTTGCGTAGAAGTCAAGGTCTATGTAATGTCTGAGTGTTTTCTTCAATACTTTGTTATCTGCCATAAGCTGATTTTACCTTATGTTTTCTGCGAGCTTAAAACTATGATTTTTTAATTTTCTCAAAACAGGAATTGCAGACATTAACGTAATGAACACCACACTTTCCCTGTACTTTTAAAATCGAATGTAATTTTACCGAACATACTGCACATTTTCCCTGAATAGATTTTAGATAACCGTAGGCAAGAAAAGGACTTTGTAAATACTTATCCACAGGTAAAGTCCTGAGATATAAGGCTACAGAAAGATAATCACATTTAATTCCGTCCGTTCCTTCTGCTCTTGCAGTAGTAATCCCTTTCCCTTCTTCAAAAGCTCTAGCCTGTTCGTCTGTAATTTCTTTTCCAATTAAGTTTCTAAGCCATCCTTTCTTCGGCGGATAGGATATCCCTAATGCTTTAACCTGTTTTGCAGTTACACCTATACCACCGTTCATATTAGTTCTCAACCATTCTTCTGTTACAGTCATAATCAACTCCTTTTAGACTTACTGTGAATTTTCTTCTAATTCCTTGAGACTAGCTGATTTGAGGATAGATAGCCCTAAGGGAAAGGTGTCTCACTTTCTCTCAGATGCTTTTTACCTATCCTCAAAAATCAAGAGAATTCCTCTCGACCCCTTCTTCTCAGATAGACCGAACTCATAAGCGTACTTGGTCCGATTTGAACACATTCTCGGTAGGTACAGCACTACCGCCTGTCGCCGCTGTTCTTTCGCCGCACGGCTGGTACTTTGACAAGTTACCCCTGATACCTTTGTAATCCCTAATTGGGTGGGCTTGTATTGCTCGTCTTATGGGGTGTTGAAACCCTAAAAACAAAAAACCTTTGTGCTATCGGTTTTGCTTGGCCACCACGCCGCAACTACACGTCATTAAGATAGTTGACAATACCGACACCACAAAGGTCTCTGTATAATATATCATATTTAATGACGTTCTGTAATTGGATTGGTGAGTTCCAACACTGATAAATATAGTCCAAATAAAAAACGAGCTTAAACCTTTAAGAAAATATTTTTTTTCTCCTACCCTTTTCTTATGAACAGCTTTTACAAACCTTATTCACGTGTTTCCAAATATCACAATAAAAAGACAGTGGTAGACAACATTACCTTTGATTCAAAGCACGAAGCAGAAAGATATAAGGAATTAAAAATGCTTCAGCTTGCAGGTGAAATATCAGAACTGCGTTTACAGGTTCCTTATGAACTTATTCCTTTAATGAAACTGAACGGAGAGACTTTCAGGGCCACGAAATATGTAGCAGATTTTGTCTATAAAGACAGAAGCGGCAATGAAATTGTGGAAGACGCAAAAGGTATGAAAACTGATGTTTACAAGCTGAAAAAGAAACTTATGGCTTACGTTCACCACATAATTATTCAGGAAGTGTGATTTTTCCTATCAAAGACGGCTAAAAACCGTCTTTTTTTATGTTTTTCTTGACAAATTATTTTTTCTCAGATTTAAGCTCGTTTTTTTTCTGACCTATCTTTGAGGAAGATTGCGAGATGGAATCCACTTGGAGTGTGACCACCATCATTAAAGCAGTCTGACAATACAGGAGTATTAACTATGAAAGAACCTATCTTCACGAAAGAAGCGGTTATGAAGATTCTTGCAGGGCAGGAAGAAGACGCACAGAAAGTAGATGCACTTTTTGGACTTTACAACGAGGACCTGAACGGTTTGAAAATGAACCGCGATGACCTTAAGGCAGAGAAAGAAAAAGTGGAAAAGAAAGTTGAAGAGCTGACAGCTCAGAACGCAAAGATAGCGGAAGACTTTGCCGGACTGCAGAAACAGCTTGAAACTTCTTCTCCAGATGAAATCAAAAGGGCTTGTGAAAAGGCTTATGAACAGAAACAGGCAGAGCTTGAGAGTTCATATAAAGGTGTACTTGCAGAAAAAGAAACTGCACTTAAAGACCTTACTGAAAAGCTTGCTACTGCTCAGAAAAATGAGCATTACCTCAAGTGTATTCAGGACTTTAACAAAGCTACCGAAGGGTTTGAAATCGAACCTACCGGCAGAGACTTCCTTTTTGAAGCTATCTACGGACACGACGGCTCCAAATTCATTGAACGCGACTTGGGCGAAGGTATGAAGCTTTATAACGCTGACGGACAGACTGGTGTTGCAGCAACCAAGGCCTTCTTTGCAATGGACTTCGGTAAGAAATGGCTTAAGAACATTTCTACAGGAGGCGGCGCAGGAACAACTCAGGGAGCAAACAAACCACCAATTAAAAATCCGTTCAAGAAAGAAACTTTAAACCTTACCGAACAGGCACGTCTGCTTAGAGAAGACCCTGAACTGGCAAAACAGATGAAGGCGGCAGCAGAGGCCTAGTCGGTTACATAGGAGAAAACTATGGGAACAACCAAAATTGCTAACGTCATTGTACCTGAAGTGTACAATCCTTATGTTCTTCAGAAGGAAATCCAGCTCAACCAGGTAATTGCTTCTGGAATCGCCACAAACGACCCTGACCTCAGATTCCCTAACGTTGCAGGAAATTCAAGAGGTGGTAAGACTATTCATATTCCTTTCTGGAAGAGTCTTACAGGTGTTTCTGCTTCTGATGAAGTTCTTGACGACACAAATGCACTCACACTCAACAACATCACTTCTGGTGAATCAATTGCAGCTATCCACGTACGTGGTAAAGCTTGGGGTGCAAACGACCTCGCTCGTTACTTCTCTGGTGACGATCCAATGGCCGCTATCGCAGATATGAACGCTGCTTACTGGGCTAACGCTTTCCAGCACGTTCTTGTAAAGACACTTGAAGGTATCACAGACGGTACAAACGGTGTTATCAAGAACCACACACTTGATATTTCAGGTGGCTCAGGCGGAGCTGAAATCCTGTCTTCTGAAGCAATGGTAGACGCTATCTATTTGATGGGCGACCACGCTTCTGAACTTGCCGGTGTAATGATGCACTCACAGGCAATGGCTAAGCTCGTTAAGTTGAACCTCATCGACACAATCCGTGACGCTGAAAACAACATCGAGTACAAGGCTTATATGGGTAAGCGTGTTATCGTTGATGATACACTCGCAGCTACAGCTGGTGCTTATCCTATCTACTTCTTCGGACAGGGAGCTATTGCTTTCAACGAAGATACAGAAGGTCTTGATATCACAGAAACTGACCGCGATACACTTGGCGGAAACGACATCCTCGTATCTCGCCGTGCATTTATTATGCACCCACGTGGATTGCAGTGGACAGGTACTGCTGCTGGTGCTACACCAACTAACGCTGAGCTTGCTACACCTGGCAACTGGGCTTTGGCTGATGACCTCAAGAACGTACCAATCACAAAACTTGTTGCAAAAATTGCATAAGTAAAAGGCAGGGTGTCTTCGGGCGTCCTGCCATATTTTCAGAGGTGAATAATATGGGATTTGCTACATTCGCTTTAATGAGAGCAAGAGCAAAGGCTGTAAAAAAGCCTGAACTAAAAAAAGAAGAGCCTAAGAAGGAAGAAGCAAAAGCTGAACCTGCTAAGGCAGAAGTAAAAAAAGAAGAGCCTAAAGTTGAAGTAAAGGCTGAGTCAAAACCTGAAAAGGTTGAGACAAAAGTTGAAAAGACTGAAGGTAAGGCTGAAAAAGCAAAATAGGAGTTTGATATGGCAGAAGCAGAAGAAAGCAGCGTAATCCTCATTGTAGAAGACGGTTCCTGTGTTCCGTCTGCAAACTGTTATGTCACTCTTGAATATGCGGATGCGTATATGAGGAATACCGGCAAGTCTGACTGGGAAACAAAGACAGAGGACGAGAAAAAGGCATTTCTCATAAACGCAACCAAATATATTGACCGTACCTATTCAAGACTTGGATGGAAAGGTCAGAAGAAGTATCACAGGCGGCAGTGTTTATGCTTTCCGCGTGTTGAGCTTTTTGATAAAGACGGCGATGAAGTTTTGGGTATTCCTGAAGAACTCAAGCAGGCTGTATGTGAAGCCGGTTTCATTGCAGTTACCACTTCCCTTTTTACCGTAGGTTCTGAGGCAGGAGAAGTAAAGAGACAGAAAGCTGACGCTCTTGAAATCGAATACTTCTCATCTGAAGAATCTGCAAGCACATCAATTTCACGTTTTTCTGTTCTTGATTCACTTCTTTCTGATTTTTACAAGACTAAAAACAGCGGAAGCAGAATTAAGAGGGCAATTCATACTGACTTACTTGGAGGAGTTATTTAATGGATTGGTCTACCTTTAGAGCTACAGCAGACAGTCTCATTGACTTTTTCTCAAACGGACAGGCCGCAGTGCTTATGAAGGGAGAAAAAGAAAAAGACCCTAAAACAGGTAAGGTTGTCAAAGTATTCCGTGAAGTAGAAGGCGGAAGAGCTGTTATGGTCAATTACTCTGAAGAAACTATAGCAGCGAGCGACGGAGTTATCGGAGCTGGTGACGTAAAGTTTATCTGTAACTTTTCTGAAGCTCCGACTGAGGTTGAAGACAGAATTAAGTATGCAGGTCAAGAATATAACGTCGTTCACTGTAAGCAGATAAATCCGCAGGGCGATTATGTAGTTACTTATGTCATTCAGGGAAGGAAGGCATAGTATGGGAGCTACTTTCAAGATAAAGATAAGACAACCGGGGTCTTCAGAAGTTGATACTTATATAGGTAATGACGGTGAAGTCGTATCAAGACTTATTGAAGGAGCTATGGAAAATACTGTCGTTGATTTGACAGGAAAAATGGTTGTGTTAAAGGGCCTTGAAGCTTCTGAGAGAGCTTTGTACTTAAATGCAATTTTCTTTCAAAGGGTTGTTTCAAGAACACCTGTTGATGAAGATTACATTACAGAAATAAACGAACGCGGTAAACCTGTTATGCACAAAGCAGACAATGATTTCATAAGAGATTACTGGACTGCAAGTTATAACAGAAAAAGCATAACAGCAAAATATCTTATGGATTCTTGCGGTTGTACATTTGAAAAGTTTAATGACAAAGATGAAGTAGAAAAAATATATCAAGAGTTCAGAAAGTTTTTAGGTAAAAGTACAAGTGCATTTTTTAAGGGGACTAGGACCTTAAGAGGTGTACATATCGAAAATACACATCCTGATAAAAAGCGATATGCACGTCTTGAGTATGGAGAATATGAAAAAGACGGCTCAATAAAAAGAGCAAGCAGACCACACGGTGTAAAAGGCGGTTATTCAATACAAGCTCCTGCCGGAATGTATCGGGTTACAGAGGCAGAAATGATGTCAGGTTCATTTAATGTACCTACAGATAAGCTTATGAGTTATCAGAGTCGCGTAACAAAAATAAAAAGTAAGGAACAGTTGAAAGAACTAAATAAATATTTGAAGGGAAAAAGGAAACTTACTGTTTCTGATATTGGAAAAATAGCAAGGATGTACGGCGTATGACAGATACATATATTTGGCAGAAAGTACGTCAGCGTTTTCTGAACATTGACGGAAAGTTAAAGGATAACGAAGGAAATGACACGGACACCGACATAATCACAAAGGAATATGATTCTGAAGGTAACGTGATTGCATATACAAACGTAGTTGAGCCGAATGAAATACAGGCAAGAGAGACTCTTGCAAGTAAAGACGGCATCTGGTTTGAGATTTTCCCACTACACTCTCAGCCTTACCAGCAGGAGCTTGGTGCGACTGGAAGAAACAGGTGGATATTCGGATTGCAGGTAAACATCAACAGTCCGAGAGATACTGGCACTTACGATATTGATTCTGTGTATGACGCAATCGCTGCACAGTTCAAACGTGGTGATATTTTTGACGGAATAAGAGTGACACAGACGGCATACCGTTCTTCCGCGCGGCTGCTTGATGACTATTATTCCGAACCTGTGACAGCAATGTTACAGGCAGACTTGGATAATGATTGAGGTAAAAAATGGCAAGAAATCCTACATTTAACCTTAAAACAGGGGCAGATTCGGACTTAATTGTAGCTCGTGAAATTACTCAGTCCAATGACCCTAATATCGGCAAAATCAAGCGGAAGGATGGAATCTACACTTTTCCGTATCTGACACGCCGAACTGGTGATACCCTCACAGGTACTACCGAAAACATTGAGTCAAATGAACTTCGCCACGGTAGAACTCGTTCTGCTCCGCGAAAGGGAACTTCTTCTTCTAGCGGTGACATCAACTTTGAGTTCTCTGCTGAAACATTTGACGATATGATGGAAGCTGCTTTCCGTGGTAAGTGGAAGGCTTGGTCCAGCGACACAGCCTCTCCTTCTAATAAGACAGGAGATGAATATGCTGCCGGAGAGTTTGCAACTCAGTGTGGAACTGATGGAAAAATGCAGCTTCTTGGTGACATTGGAAGCGGTGCTTTAATTGAATCTGCAAACCACAGTAAGTTTAAGATTCACGAGCTGAACAGCGAAACTGATGACATTAAGTATTCCCTTCTCCGTAAATACGGTGGACAGACAGGCGAAGACTTGTGGCAGGAGTTTACACATATGGCTGTAAACAATATGCAGCTTTCTGTTGAAATCAACTCCATCATCACCGGCTCATTCGGTTTTATGGGAACAAACAACCCTAAGCTTCTGAACTCTGATGAAGTTGCTCGTGATTTTGAAAACCGACTTTCAACTATTACAGGAAGTGAAGACCTTAAGGATAAAGGCGCGTGGGCTGCTGCTACAGCTTATGCCAAAGACGATGTAGTTACAGCTCCTAGTGGTGAATACTACAAATGTACGTCAGCTCATACTTCTGGATCTTCTTTTGATGCTACAGAACAGGCTAACTGGCAGAAACTTGAGTCTTACGCATATTTTGAAGCAATTCCTGATCACGCAACAGACACAATGCAGTTTACAGCTCGTGAAGGTTTCCTTTACATCAATGGTAAACAGATTGAGTTTGCACAGAGCCTTTCATTCAACCTTGATAACGGACTTACTCAGAAGTTTGCTATCTTCGTTCCTAACGCAATTTCGACAGTACCTCTTGCACTTGATGTAACAGGTGATTTGTCAACTTATGTTGTAGGCGGCGAAAGTGATGCAAAGAAACTGTTCAACGACGCTATCGACAATAATGATATTGAGCTTTTGTTCTGTTTACAGGATAAACTTGAAGACCCTACAGCCCTTTACGTTTTCCAGATTTTCAAGGCAAAACACACTGAGAATACAATCAACGGAAACGGTGAAGATACTTTTGATGAGTCTCTTCCTTGGCAGTCATACGGTGAACAGGCTTGTCGTGTATTCAGAATTGATATTCCAAAACCTGTTGACGCAGAGTTTGATTATTCAGGCGCACTTACTTCTGAAGGTATATTAACAATTACTCCAAGCGTAGCAATCAGTGATATGACTGGCGTTACAATTTCTGTAGATGATATTATATCTGACGGAAATGGACACACCAATAAAAAATCTTATTCTGCAGGAACTCCTACAATAGACGGTTTGATAACATTGAATGTTACATCAAATACAAGTGCAAGTGTTACAAATGTTGTAGAAAGAACTTTTGAAATCAAAATTGATGGAACTACATTGACAAAGACTTACAAGTTTACTGAAACAACATCTCCTGACCCTGTAACAAACGCTTCTATTGCCGCAATGACAACTTCAAGTGGAAAAGAAAAGACTACAATCAACTGGAATGACCCAACTGATGCAGACCTTGACCACATTGAAGTTAAAGTTACACTTGCCGACGGAACTGTTGTTGACCAGAACAATGTTGCAAAAGGTGTTCAGTCTTATGACACTAAGAAGCTTAACGACGGAACTGTATACGTTGTTAATCTTTGGGCTGTTGATGTCAACGGTAACAAGTCTACTGTTGTTGATAAGACATTCAAATATGCTGGTACTCCAGAGATTACTCTTACAGCATCACAAGATTCTGGTACCATTACAGCGGGTTGGACTGCTAGTACAGGTTATAATGTCAGAGCTGTCGTTCTTGATAGTACTGGTGTTATACAGGAAGAAATTACTGAAACTGACAACACAGTTGATTCTAAGGATTTTACAAGCACCTTTGGAGCAGGAACATATACAGTCAGAGCTTACTTCTACAAGACAGAAGGTGGCGTAGACGTTTATGGTCCTTATACAACAGATTCTGTTACAGTTTCATAACGTTTAAGCTCAGGATTTTTCTGAACTAAATTATATCCGTGGTCTCTTATGAGGCTGCGGATATTTTTTTTTGAAGGAAGTTTTATGGCTGAGAAAAACTACATTGACATTGAAGATTTCTACACTGATGACAATGAAAAGAACGGTTTGTGGCACGAAGGTATGGTTGACGGAGAGCCATCTGGTCTTGTGTTTCAGATGATAGGAATTCACTCTGATGAAGCAGTTGCTAAGATGGAACATTACGACCGTCTTACAAAGGAACTCAGGGAAAAAGAAAAAGACCCTCAGATTAGAGCTGCAAAGGAAAGAGAGCTTGACGCTGAAAGAGTTGCTTCTCTTACAAAAGGCTTAAAGTGTGCAGACGGAAGAGGTATCAGAAAAGATGGAAAAGAAGTTGATTTCTCAATTGACCTTGTAAAAGAGATTTTTCTGCACTCACCTCTTCTCAAAATGGACTGTATTGAGTTCTCAATTAAGACTGCAAATTTTATGAACAGGAAGAAGAATCGCTAAAAGAAGCAGTTCAGAGATACTTCTTCCTTTATCACTACCACGCGGAATCCAAGACTGTTATGAAAAAAGGAAAAGAACAGAAGGAAACCAAGTGGGTTCGCAATGCTGATGCCAGGGATAAGTTTGTAAAACAGCACGGAATGGAAAAGTTCTTAAAGAATTGTGAGCTTGATGAAAAGTGGAACAATCTTAAAGACATTCCCATTCCGGCTAGATATGAATGGCTGTTCGGACACTTTCTGAATATCTGGCAGGGCTGCGAATGGAACTTTGGAGGGTCAATCATATTTACCTTCCAGACAATCAAGGATTATCAGGAATGTATGCACGTACCTTTCAGGGTATGTGATAAGAAACTGCTGATGAAGATGAAGGCTTGGGCCTGTAATCAGATAGCTGAATTGAAGGAGGATTAAAAATGCCACCAACACAAGTAGAAGAAGCGGAGTTAAGGTTAAAAGCAACTCAAACTATAAGTGAACTTAATAAACTTACAACGGCAACTAATGCTTTTTCAGTTCAGCTTACTGATGTATTAGACAAGCTTGATAAAATAAGCAAACAGTCTCTCGGAAAAACTGTTGATTATTTTGGTACAGTAAACAATACAAACAATTCAAGAAATTATAAATTCGGTGCAAGTAAAAATCTGACAAATTATGCAGTAGGAGATATTGTATATCAGACAAAAACTGGTTCAAAGTCAAAGCAAGATAAAGACGCCAGAGACGCTGTTATTGCCTCATTAAAAAAAGAAGCGGACTTAAAAGATGCTTTAATTGCTAAAGAAAAAGAACTTGCCGCAGCTGTTGCTGAAAGAAATAAAATACAACAGCAGAACGCAAACACAGCCGCAGCAATTGCAGTAGAAAGAAAAAGGTCTAATGATATAAGGCAATATAAAGTTGACCATCCAGAATTATTTGGCCCAGGTTCTCAAAATCGTAACTGGAGATACCAGACAGGAAGAGGATTTGAGACTGTAGGAAATTATGCGTCTTCAATGGGAACTGCAGGAAGAATTGCAGGAGACGTATTAAGTTCTGCTGGAGCTTTAATCAAGGCTCCAGCATTAGGAGTAACAACAATTTTTGCAAAGCTTGCTCAGGGAATGACTGATTTCGCAAAATCAGCTACACAGGCTTATGCAGAAATAGAATCAATTAAAACACAGTTAGGCGTAGTATTCTCATCTCAAAGTCAGGCTGATTCTATGTTCGGAGAGATTTCACAGTATGCTGTAAAGTCTCCATTTAGTGTTCAGCAGACAAGTGAAATGGCAGTTCTTCTCAAGCAGTCAGGAGTTTATGCTTCTGACCTTATGAAGACACTTAGAATGATTGGTGATACTGCCGGTGGCAATATGGAGAAAATGAAGCGTATTGCCAACAACTATGCTCAGATTGTTTCTATCGGTAAGGCTTCTATGCTTGATATGAGGCAGTTTGCTTATGCAGGTATTCCTATCTTCGAGGCTGTTTCTAAAGAGCTTAACGTTTCTCAGCAGGAACTTCGTAAACTCATTTCTGACGGTAAAGTAACTTCAGATATTATTGAAAAAGTATTCAAGGATTTAACAGGTATAAATGGTATCTTTGAAAATGCTACAGAAAAAGGTGCAAAAACTATTAAGGCAAGACTTCAGAACTTAGGTGATATTAAACAGATTGCTATGGGTTCTTGGGGAGACCGAATAGTTAATGCCGGAACTACTTATGGCAAAGATTCTACGTTCTTAAACCTTTTAACAAAAGCAGAAGATTTCTTTACGTGGATAAAGGAACACGCAGATGTAAAAAACATTGAAAGAGACGTAAAGGCAATTAAAGATAACAGAAATGAACAGAGTTTATTAAATGATTTAATTGAGCAGGCAAAAGAAAATAATGACAAAGAGCTGGCAAAGGTTCTTGAAAAAAGACTTAAGGAACTTAAAAACACTTTTGATGTAGATGAAAGAAGAAGTTATAATGCAAATGCTTATGATATTTATAATAAAAAATATAACGAGTATAGAGAAAAATATAAAGATTTAGATGAAAGTAAACTTAAAGGTTATATTTCTGAATATAATTCAAAGATTCAAAGTTTAACAGACAGACTTAATGAATATTATTTTAATTATCAAAATTTCCTTCAGAACAATCCTATAAATCAGGATATGTCTGAAGAAGAACGTAACAAAATTACTAAAGAGTTAGATTTTGCTGCGGAAACATATCACAGAAACAAACAGTATATTGATGAACAGATTTTAGCTTATCAGTCCATAATTAAAGATTTATATGAATATGATAAAGCTATCAAGCTTCATAAGAAAACCACTGATGAAATGACTCAGGCTGATAAAGAAAGGAGTCTTGAAAGAGAACAGCAGGCCAGATTTGATAATGCAAGAAAAAATGCAGACAGAGAAGGCACTTATGCAAATGCTGCTGAAAAACTTTACAGTCTTTACAGAGATTCAGAAGAATATAAAAAAGAACAGGAAGAAAAACAAAATAAACTCTTAAAAGAAACTCAGGCAGTTCTTAAAGAATTGTCTCCTCTTAATAAGGGTGGAAGATTTGATATTTCTGGATTAAAATATTCTGAAATAGTTAAATATACGCAGGGTGATACAGCAGTCCTTACACCTTCAAGAAAACTTGACCTTATCGAAGGCAAGAGTGCTTCACAGAAACTTGAAGACAGAAAAATACTTGAAGAACAGTGGAAGTCTGTATCTGAAAAAATTGCAGAAGAATTAACTGCAAAAGGCTTGAAAAATACTGCAAATAAGATTCTTGCCGAAGCTGAGAAAACCTTAAATGTAAAAAACATAGACAAATTCTATAAAGAGTTTGGAAAGAGTTTTGAGGCACAGGTAAAAACTCTTGAAGGATTGAGTAATGCAGATGAAATAATAAACGTTTTATTCTCAAGTACGTGGTTACACGAGCTTATGGATAAAGGCGTATTGGCTACGGTTGGAAGTGATGGAAAAAACGGAATAGACCAATCATTTCAGGCTCTTTATAAACGAATATTAGCAAGTAATTTAGGAATACCTGCAACAGCTATAACAGGAACCAACTCAGCATTAAAATTTTACAATGGAAATATAGCTTCAAGAAATATGACAGGAAATGTACTTGGTACGGCTGTATCAAATGGAATGTCAATTGCAGAAGCTACAAAAATGATTTCATCTACAGGTGTAATGGCAAAACTTAGAGATGACTTGTCAAAAGGTGTACAGACTTCTACATATCAGATAGATTGGGAACAGGTTAGTAAAAATATAAAAGATTTCTCATTGCAGATAAAGACTTCAACTGAAGTTGTAAAAAGTTACAAAAAAAGTCTTGAAGATCAGAGAAATACATATATCAATTTGTTCCAAGATACATATAAGACTGGTGAAACCAATGGAAAGAAATCTACTTGGATAAGTTCAAAATGGCTTGAACAGAATGAAGAATTTCTTTCTGAAGATGAAATTGGTGTAAATGCTTTTGGTGAAAGGCTTATTGATGAAGCAGGAAGACAGATTGCAAAAGTTGTAAACGGTAAAGCTTATTACACTTATGATGAAAAAACAAAAACTGGTGAGGAAGCAACAGGACAGCTTTATATTACAGGAAATATCTATGAACTTCTTGATAAATACCTTAAAAATATAGACAAACAGCTTGCTGAAGCAAACAAGATTGAAGCAAAAAGTGCAATTCTTGAAACCGAAAGAAACCGCGCATTAGAAGGTAATGCCCTTACCTATCTCAAACTCTCAAACTTCTCAAACAGAGACTTCATAGATAGAAACTCTGAAAGTATTATGAGCCTTTATCAGACTAGAGCTGAAAGTTACCTTAAAAACACAAATACATACGGTGGAGATTACCAGAAATTCACAGATGCAGTTGCTGCAGGAGAAGATTATGCTGTAGAGCTTATGCACTATTTTTTAAGTGGTGTATACAGTGAAATAATGCACTTTGATAATCCAGAACAGTTGAAAGCTTTTGCTGCACAGGCTGAAAAAAACAGGTTAGGTTCAGAAGAGCTTTCTATGAAAGACCGTTACGACCAGATGATAAACAAACAGTCTCATTATGGTCTTGGAGCTAATAACGGTTATATTACAAAGAGTATTCTCAGCGATTTAGACTGGGATAAAGATACAGACCTTTCTACTCTCGGAGATAACCTAGAAGAGATACAGAAGAACTTTAGTGTTGAATGGCTTACACAGCAGTTTGATAAGCTTGGTGAAAGCATTGAGAATGTTCTTGTTGATTCTGCAAAACTTGCTTATATTTCACCTTTTGAAAAACTTGGTGAAGATGTACTTGATATTTCAACTGGAATAAAAACTTGGGAAGATTATGCAGATGATTTGGGTTCATCAGTAAGAAGTATTGCAGGAGACCTTACAAAACAGACAGGTCAGCTTATTCAGCAGGCAGGTTTCTCAATTGTTACTGCTTCCGCTATGGAACATAACTGGGGCGGAGTTGCTGCCGGTCTTTTGATTGCGGCGGCTGGTGGTTTTGCAAGTGGTATCGGTAACTGGATTGGAAACAAAAACAGCAGTAAAGAAGACGATGATAAAACACAGAAAATGCAGTCTCTTACAGACCAGCTTAAAGAACTTCTTGCACAGGCAAGAGCTGACGCACTTTATTACGAAAAGAACTTGAGGCATAAGACAGCTTTAGGATTGAACGAACAGTTCTCTTATAAGTCTGTAAACGACGCAATCATTACTAAGAAAGGTGATGTTATTGAGACTTCTCCAGAAGATTATCTTATAGCTACAAAAACACCACAGGTTCTTGGTAATAACACTGTAGTACAGCCTAACATTAACTTTAATGTAATAGATAATGTTGGAGTTCAGGTTAGACAGGAAAAGAGAACAAATCCAGATGGAAGCATTGATATTGTTGCAGTTATTGAAAATGCTGTTGGTGAATACATTGCTTCTTCAAAGAGTGACGATGCCTTTAATGCCAGGGAATACAGACTAAACGGTAGAACAGCTATTATGTAATTAAGCTCACAATTTTTCTCCCCTATTATAATCCTATGATAGAAAACTACATAGGATGGCCTGTTGGCGTAAGTAAAGTAATACTCTCAGAATCCTCAATTACAATGGGTGACGGTGCTACAAACACCGATAACTTGGAATCAGGCGGTAAACGTACAGAACTCAAAGGTGGTTACATTCCTGATAAATACAGTGTTGTAATGGAGTTTGAATGGGAAGCCCCTATGGACCAGTCTGGTAAAACTGAATATCAGGCTTTCTGTGAATGGTACAAATACAAACATAAGTTTGGTTCCGTACCTTTTGTTTTTCCAAAGATAGTTTATTCTCCGCAGACAGGTATTGAGATTCTTGATAACCCTGATAATGAGCCTGAATATTTTGAATATTACAAGATAACATCTGGTATTTCAAATGCACAGCGTTCTGGCAGCAAGATGAAGATTTCTATGACTTGGGAAACTGTGTACGGTGGTATTGTTCAATATACAGAACCAGCACTGACAAGTAATGACGTTTCTCTCTCAGCAACTTCAAAGTATGTAGATGTAATAATAAGCAACATTCCAAAAGGAACGGCAGCTCCTACAGCTGGTGATTTTTCAATTCAAATAGATGGCGACGACACAAACATAACAGCCTCTTATTTTGATGACGCTACAGGAAATATGAGGCTTTGGTACAACGAAGTAACGTCTTCAGGCGAACATACAGTAGATGTGACGGTGGTTAACTATGCGTCACTTATAAATGTAACAAAATCTGCAACTTTTTGAGGTGTAATATGACGCATATAGACGTAGTAACACAGGAAGATTTGTGGAAAGAAAATATAGACGGATATTTCCCTTTTCTTTTGGATATTTACAATCCTGACATTAAATGGTCTGAAGAAGAAAAAACTGCATACGACCAGAAAGACTGTCATTTAAGACTTATATGTGATGAGTGCCGCGTTAAGTATAACGAAGATACTTACCTGCCCTGCGCTTTTAATTTTTCTATGCCTGAGACTGACGGACAAAAAATCGGTAATGCTTCCCTTTCTATTTCTGCTCTTGATTACAGGATAAGACTTATGCTCTCAAGTATCAGAATACCTTGTGAAGTTACTGTAGTTGCTATGTTTGCCAAGACAAAGAAAGTAAAAGTTGTAAATGGTAAAGAAGTTCCTGATGAAAACGGAACATTCATATTCTCATATAAAAAAATGGAATCCTTTACATTCAAAATGGAAACGGCTGAAGCAAATAAAACTACTGCTAAGTTTATTCTTATTCCTCGCAATTCATTACAGGGTGATATTCCTTATGACATTGCAACGCCGGAGAGAGTTCCGGCAACGAGCGGCAGATGATAGAAATAGACGACCTCTTGGGTATTCCGTACAAAATACACGGAAGAGATTTAAGTGGCTTTGATTGTTACGGACTTGTAATTGAGGTTGAAAGAAGATTTGGTCACGAGATGATTGATTACTACGGAGAGTATACAAACAGTGACTGTGTAAAGGTCCTTGATAGAAACTGTAATGATTTTATCAGGGATATGAACCTAATTGAAACTGACAGCCCTTCTTTGGGCGACATCATAGTATTTCTGAATGATAACGGTGAAAGCGTACACGTTGCTGTTTATTTGAAGCGAGATGATTTTATACATTGTGATGGTGACGGAGTAAGCATTGGAAACCTTAACAGATATTTCAGAAATAAATGGAAGGTGTACAGATGGCAGAAATAAGATATTTCAGAAACCCTTTTGGTGAAGACTTTGAAACAAAAGAATATGACTTCTCAAAATCACTTGTTGAAAACATAGATGGATTCAAGACAAATGTTACCGAAATGGTTGAGTGCTATGACACTGAAACTGGAGAAACTTATTTCGTACCTCTTGAAGATGATGAAGAACACGTAATTGTAACTGTAAATGGAAAAAGCGTTGATGAAAATTATGAAGTACAGAGTAATGATGTACTTGTAGTTGTATATATTCCTCTTAACAGCGATGTTGGAAGAGGCGGAAATATTGGGCTAGGAGCTATAGTCGGTGCTCTACTTGGTTTAGTTGCGGTAGCGATTTTAAATCCTTTTGCAGGCTCTGCTTTGTTTGCTCTTAGTTGGGGATGGTATGCTGCTGGTGCTTTGGTAGGCGGATTGTTAGGTGCTGCTGTCGGAGCCGGTGTTTACGATAAATTCATTAAAGGACCTGGTTCATCTACTACCCTTGAAGATAAAACAGGTGAACAGCGGCCTGATGTAAGAGGTGCTGAAAACGAAAGTCTTGCAGGCAATCCTTATCCATTTATTATGGGTAGACATCTTATAGCTCCAAGAATTGCAGGAGACCCTTATACAGAATACAGCGGTTCTAAAGGTGAAAATGCTTATGTAAGAGTTTTATATAATGCAGGATACGCTCCTGTGAAACTTACAGATTTTAAGCTTGGAGAAATATTCCTAGCTTATAACAGAACTCAGGGAAGTTACAATGACACACCAACAGGTGCTGCAGAAGGGACCAGACCTGTAATGCTTAATGGTATTCTTCACGGTCACTCAAAGTCAGGTGATGATGCTGATACAGGAGATATTGTTGACTACTGGCAGGCTAATGATATAAGTATAGAGCTTATTCAGCAGAATCCAAATAAACCTACAAATTACGGAACTATCTATCCGAATAAGGCTGTAGAACAGGAAATAAATGCTACACCTTTATTTGTCTGTGATGAGCTTTTAAGTCAGACAGCTCAGGTTGTTTACAAGGGAGCTTCATTCCCTCAAAACTTCAGAAATAACGGAGTTTACTTTACAGATGCCTGTCCGATGAAGTTCACCATCAATCTTAATGCACAAAGCGGACTTTATGCTTCAAGAAGTATGACTGATAAAAATAAAGACGGCGATACTGTAAATTCAACAGAATATAGCTCTATTCCTCTTTGGTACTGTATTCAGTGGAGACCTTATAATAAGAATAACCCATCAAGTGATTCAAATGGTAATGATTGTGGCAGCTGGAAAAATATAACTGTATGGAATGATATTGATAAACAGGATGTTTATGATTCTACAGAAATGGGAAGAGATAAAACTGCACACGCCGGAAATGAAATTAACTATAAAGATGTTTTATGGAAAGATAAAAAACCAATAAATAATTTGGAAGATTTAAAGAATTACTGGACTACAGTAGTTAAAATTAAAAGTGATATAAAACTTACACAAGTACAAGGTTTTTATGTTCTTACAATTGGTCAAAATTTTATAGCGAAATTACCTTATCAAAATGATTTTTATTTTGGAAAACTAAACCAAACTGACACAAGAACAGATGGTAGTGATTATAACGCAGCTTATGATACTGTCAATAAAATACTTTATATAGACGCTTATAATGATATATCAAGTACAGATACTCTGTGTGCAGAATGGATAGACGGATTTGAATATTTTAGTACAGATGAAAATACTAAGTCGTTCACACTTTATAAACAGGGAGAATCACGTGTATTTAATGATGTAAAGCAAGTAGTTGTAGCTAAAAGATATTTTTTCGGTTCTCAGACTACAAAACAAAGTATAAGTGGAGCGTGGGTAGACAGAACTCTTACTAATTTTAAGGATTTCTCAGGAGAGAATTTCAAAGGACAGACAAGATTAAGAGCCACCGTAGACCTTACACAAGTTGAAGGATTTGATTTCAGTCAGCTTATGAATCCTGACAATACTACAAAGTCTATTGAAATAAGAGTATTAAGGGTGTCTGCAAGTTATCTTAATGAAGAACAGTCTACTACCAAGAAAGATGATGTTTATCCTAAATACGGAGCTTATTCATATTCAGATGTAATTACTGTAGATACAATCGTTACGGAACCGTTTGATGAAGGCTGGTATCGTGAACATAACGAAATAATTCCTCAGAAAGTTCAGTCAGAAAGTGATATGAAAAAGTTTGCCTATATTGCAATCAAAGCAAAGGCAGATGTAACAAACATTCAGTCTCAATTAAAGAAACTTACCTGTATGGCTGAATCATTCTCTCCTGTTTGGGATATGGCAGAAAAGAAATGGCTTCCTGAAGGTGTAGAAAGAATAAAGAATTATTATGCCTATGTAGAAATATCAGACACTCCTACAACTAGTCCTGTCTGGTCCAATATTTACTTTAAGGAAACTGACGGAATATATGAACGTGTTTATTATGACACTTATGTAAGTGGTACAGAAGTATATGAAGTTGAATATAAAAATAGAGGTGAAGACAACTCTGAAGAAGTAACTGTTACTCAATCAACCTATGAAGATGGCCGTGGTGAAGGCTTTGACTGGTATTGTGAAGAAGCCGGTTCTAACTTTGGAGACTTGATTAAACAGGAAGTTTTCCCTTCTGATGATTCAAGGCGTGATACTCATAACGGTGTTGCTCGCGATTATATGCTGGAAACTGACGATGCAGCTAAGTTTAATGATTCTACTTCCGCTTCTTCATTTATGCTTGCCTGTGTAGGACAACAGGATGGAAGATGGGCTGACGGTTACAAAGACATAAACTTACTTTCTGTAGGTGAATGGTGGGAAGACTGTCAGGCTGTAGAAGACGGCTCAACTTATGATTATAACGATGGCGTTCATAAAACTGGTGACACAGTAGTTGTAAAATATGAAGCCAACGGATATATAACTGCAAGTCAGAAGAAAGAATCATTACTTAAGGATATTGCAGCTACAGGACGTTCTGTATTTACTTATGATGAAGCAGGCAGAATTAAAGTTGTAATGGATAAGCCTGTTGATTATGCAGAAGGTGTAATCAACTCTCAGAACTGCATAGAAGAAAGTCACGCTTACAGCTTCGCAGATATTCCTCCTGGACTTCGTATAGCTTACTCTGATGAGAATGACGGATACGAACAAGGCTCTATGTACTGTTGGGCTGATGGTTATAATCTTTCAAATTACAGAGGAACTGTAGAAGCCTGTTCTTTGAAGTATGTTACAAATCCTTATCACGCACATAATCTTGGAAGATATATTCTTGCCTGTAGAGTTATGAAGAAACAGGTTATGACTGCAAAAGTAGGACGTGAAGGAAGACTATTCCCTCTTGGTGCAGTTGTACTTGTACAGAGTGATGAAATACTTTTAGGTGAAGGTTCAGCTCGTATTCAGGAAGTTTTAACTAAAGAAGAAGACGGTCAGACGGTAGTATGTGGAATTGTTACTGATAATGTATTTAATTTTAAGAATGAAGAGAAAAACGGACATTCAACTAAGGGTGTTCAGATATTGCAGCCTAAGCAGTTTGGAAAATCAAAGGTTGTTACTCTGAGACTTAAAAGAGATGGTGATACAGAAACTATAGACGGTGTTACATATACTCAGAAAAGTGGTGCCGTAAACTTATTCTTATTTGATAGTGGCGAGGAAAATGTCGTATACGATTTTAAGACTGGCGACATTGTTATGCTTGGAACAATTGATAAGATTTCTCAGAAGTTCAGAGTTATTAAGGTAAAACCTGAAGAAAAAGGTTCATTTACAATGACCTTAAATCTTTATGATGAAGCCTTATATAACTACGGAGCAAAACTACCTGTATTTAAGGTAAACACCACAAGACCACCTGTAATAGATACTATGCCTGCCCTCTCTGAAGTTGCATCTACAGTTGATGAGCAGGAAAGAATTGTAAACAAGGCAATTACTCTTACTGTAAATGACACTCCTGATGTATTTGATATTGATACAGATATAAAGGAAATTACAGTTACAACAGACAGAGATGCAAGAGCTGTAACGGATCAGCAGAGTACTGTAACAATTCACTGTATAATCAATAATACAGATGTATATTTCCTTATCGCTGAACCTACAATTGGCAATGACCCTATCATTGATAAAGGCTGGAGATATACAGTAGACCCTGCTACAAAAAAGATAACTTTTATAATTCCAAAAGGAACAATTGTAGGTAAAGGAACAATTAACATACCTATTTATTATGGCATTACACAACAGACAGTTATTTATTGGGATGAAAACTTTGAACAATATACAGACGGCACTACCACATATAGCAACCTTCCATTAGAAAATTACACTCTCAAAACACTTTATGTAACTTATGCAGGTGTTGAAGGTGGAATGGCTCTTGGTCCTATAAGCTCTATTAGCGGTATACCAACTGAAGTAAATATAAACGACTATTTTGTATGGAGTGGAGATAACGCAACTCAGTCAGCATTAGTTGTAGGCGGTTATTTATATACAGCAAGACTTTACAGATATAATGGAAACTCTGAAAATCCTAAGTGGGAAACAGACGAGGATATCTCTCATAACTCCGCACAGTTAGGTGAAATCATTAAGGCAGCAAACGTAGTTTTAACTTCTGAACAGTTGCAGGATAATAACATACAGGCTTGGACCTTTATCAAGAATCTTGCAGTAAGCAATCTTTTCGTTGATTTTATGGTAGCTAATACAGCTGTAATACAGTCTCTTTCTACAGGGGTAATTACTACAGGCTCTCTTATAACTGAATCAGCTGCCAAAACTTATTCAGATGAAGAAGTAGCTAGTTCTCAGGATAATTTAGCACAGAAACTTGGTTATGCAAATTATGCTGATATGGTTTCAAAATCTGCTCAAGTTGGAACTGTAGTAACTAATGATGGATTTTTAAGAACTAATCTTATAGATACTGACGATTTATTTGCAAAGAATATTAAACTTAAACAAGATGGTTCTATCAGTAGTGATAATTATGTATTAGTAAGGGATGATGCGGAAAAGATTATAAGCATTGAATATCATTGTCTTACAGTTGCTGCATATTCAATAACAAATGATATTACATTTAGTACATTTACAGAAGCACAGACTTATTATAACAATCATTCAGAAATAGATGCTTATGGAATAAAAGTTGTTACAGACAAAGACAATACTTATTATGTAGATAATTATACAAATATGACTATCTTTAGAATTCTTTACAGTTATTTTAATAAAGACGATGGCTCGGATATTACAAGTTATTCTTCTTTCGGATTAGAAGATTTAGATTTAAATACAAATAAATACGTATGTTTTTTAACAAGCGGTACAGCTTGGTTAGAAAGAGATACTAGTAAACAAATAATTCTTCACGAAGTAAAAGAAGAAGGTTTTTTTCTTCCTAGCAATGGAAATGCAAGATTTATAAATGCAACAATTGAAGCCGCAGACTTTAAACTTAATGTAGAAGCAGGAAACGTAGAACAACTTACATTACCAATTAGTAAACCTGATACAGCACAAACACAGTTTGATTATGAATTCAAACCAATGGGTACTGGTAGCTTTAGAATAAAGTTTAACTATACAATTCAAGAACATATATCAGAAAGTGTTGGTAATGACCTTTTGATTTATATAAACGGAGTTATATGTGAATTTGAAGATACTACTCCAGGTACATATACATATACACAGGATATTACTTTTAATGCAGGAGATGTTATAAAAATATCTGTTTATTACGCTTACGACAGATTAGTTCTTGACCCTACTATAATAAATTCTGCAAAAGTATTTTTGGCAACAGATTCAACTATGTTCAAAACAATGTCTAATTGTGCTTTGGTAAGTTATTGGACCAGTGGTCATAGATAAAGAGGTGATAAAATGGCAAACGGAAGATATAAAGGTGCGACACCAGAAGAAAGGTTATCAATAAACACTCTCTTAGACGCAGATATGCTTCAGGTCCGTCACAGAATAGGACAGGACGGAGATTCTGACAAAGGTGTATCTAAAGCTATATTACAGGGTATGCCTCTTGCTATATGTGAGAACTTACCTACTGTAGCTACTAAATATGCCGTGCTGCAGAATTGTCCTGATTTTACTCTTGTAGCAGGCCGAAGTGTACTTGTTTATTTCAGATACGGAAATACTGCTGAAAATCCTACTCTTAATGTTGCCGGAACTGGTGATATTCCTATGGATTCAACTGTAGGACTTCCTTCCTGGAAAGCTCAGACTTGGCAGATGTTTACCTATGCAACTGCAACTGTAAACGGTGTATTAAAGAATAACTGGGTTTTAATACAGGGTGCGATTGAACGTGAAGTAAAGAACATTACAAGCTATCTTTTAGACGGTTCCTTCTTCCCTCGCATACTCGGTAATGGCGGATATGAAAGAATGACAGGAATTGAAAGTGATGATTACTTTTACTGCCTCGGATATTACGATAAAAAAGAAAACGTAAAATGGAAGGTAAAGGAAGATAACGGTAAGATATTTATCAAATCTAACTTTGGATTCTATCCTTTCGTATCACATCATTACTACAGAGCTAAGTTTGATGATATGCTTGATTACAATTATGATAACGTTCCTCTTGTATGTTTATATCCTCAGATTTTTACAAAGCAAACTGCATTAAGTTTGGAAATAAATCCTTATGAAGATGGAGAATTAAAATTATTTAAGTTTTTTGAAGATAATGGAGCTATTGTTGTAAAGATTGGAAATGAGTATGCAAAATCTACGGATAATGGAGCTACTTGGACAAAAATAAATGGACCACAGGATGATGATGTATCTTATATAGAGTATGATAATGGAACTATTCATTTTAGAGGAAAGTTTTATACATCCTGTGGTACAACGAACTCAAGTGGAAATTATACACCAATGTCAAAACCTTATCTTTATGAATTAGAAATGTCTCAATGGATAACAGGTTGGAGTGGTATGAGTATATCAATAGATACAACAGGAAAAATTGTATTAAATTGGGATTCAGTTATATATACGCTAACGGATTATGCAAATGGTACACCTGTAGCTGTTTCTCAATACGATAGTCAAGATAATTCTGAGTTATGTGCATATTATGTTAATAGCAATGGAAATACATATCTAAAAATATTTAAAAGACAAGGTACCTCTGTAAATACTATGACAACTGTAACATTTCAGCTTGATAATGAAGATATTGAATGCAGTAAGGTGTTAATGGATTATTACGGTCGCACTCTTTATATATGTGCCGTTTATACAGTAAGTTCAGTTAATTACCTTCTATTTGGAAAAGTAGAAGAAAGTGACCTTACAGATTCGGAAATAACAGTTCAATTAAAACGTGTTTACGATTATGAACAGAAAGCAAACGCAGATATGACTATGAGAGTAAATCCTTCAAAGATGTCTTTTTCAATGATTGGTAATAAACCGTTTTTATGTACAGCAAAAAAAGGTACTACAAATCTTGAACGCTTTGTAATCTTTGAAGACACATCTGACCATAAACTCTTAGCCTGTTCGTGCGGATTTGTTGATTTTGATTATGATGATAACTGGAACAACAGATATGAATATGACAGTTTGAATATGAGCCTTTACAGAATGTGTCCGTGTCTTGATTATCTTGATTACAGTGATTATATACGCGAACACAAATATGATGAATTTACAGAGCAAAAATCGGAGGTGATTCCTATATCGCCGCCGGAAGAACAGTACGCATCAGCAGGAGATGATTGCGACTGCTATGTAAGACTGGTCTAAAAAATATAAAATAGCTGTCTTGAACAGCAAGGGGAAAAAAAATGAACTCAACAGTAAGAAGAATTAATTCTTGGTTCAGCAAGGCAAATTGTGCAGATGTAAATGATTTACTCTCAAAGATTATCCTTTCAGAAAGACAGACAAGGATATTTGAAATGTTTTATCTCAAAAGACAGACGATAGGTTTTATTGCAGACACTCTTGGCGCAAGCCAGCCTGTAATAAGCAGAGAGCTTAATCTGATTAGAGATAAGATTTTGACAATTATTCAATAATAAATCGAGAACCTCAACTAATCATACGGTGGTAGCATATCCTTAAAAGGAGGTGCAGAAATGCCACCGTATGTAAATGACTTTTATTTAAGGCAGCCTAACTACCAGTATGGCTCGCCATATCCTCAAAACTTTCCTCCCCAGCAGACACCGCAGATTAAGACTTATTTTGTCACAGGTATAGAAGAAGCAAGGGCCGCTATGATTGACCCTTTAGCTACCAACGTCTTCTTTGATACCAGCTGTGGAAAAATCTATCTCAAGAATATGGGAAACGACGGCAGACCTCAGTTCGTAACCTATACGGTTGAAGAACAGCAGGTTCCGAAAGACCCAATCGCAGAAATCAATTCCAGACTCACAAACATAGAAAAAACTCTTGGAGGTATAAGAAATGACAAATCCATTTCAGGCAATGCAGGCGTTTACAAATCCGAACAGATTTCTCAGCCAGCAGTTACAGGGGCGTATGAACCAGATGGCTCAGCAGAATCCTCAAGTCTATCATAAAGCTATGGAAATGACACAGGGTAAAACTGAAGAACAGATGAAGCAGACAGCAATAAACCTTGCTCAGCAGCAGGGTGTTGACTTGAAACAGTTTGCGTCTAACTTTGGGATAAATATTTAGATAAGACTAGACAAGATTTTAGACAAGTTTATACGTCTGAAAATAAGAGAACTTTAAGAGAAGAATTAAGAGAACAATCGGGCTGTCAGTCCGTAATGAGTTGTTAAGGAATCCTTAACAACTGAAAAACTTAATATAAAAGGAGACGCTTATGACAGTAAGTGATTCAGGAACCCCTATGGTAATGGGTGGTGATTGTTTCGGTGGCTCTGGCTTTATCTGGGCCTTTCTTATCTTCGCACTCTTAATGGGTAACGGTGGATTCGGATTCGGCGGAAACAACGGAAACTCAAATGCTATTCAGGCAGATGTAAACCGTGGTTTCGATAACCAGAACTTGCAGAACCAGACTCGTGACATTTTGACTGCCGTGAATAACGGTACAGCACAGAGTGTTGCAGCTTCAAACCAGGTATTCCATGACCTCTCAAACAATCTGAGTGACAAGTATTCTGAACTTGCTCGTGATGTAGCTGGTGTGAACGCAAGTATTGCACAGGCTATCGCAAATCAGAATGAATGTTGCTGCTCACAGAAAATGTTAATTGCCGAGACAGGAGCTGGTATCAATGCAAATCTTGCACAGAACCGCTTTGATGCAGCAATGAACACTGCGGCAATCAACGCAACTACAACTGCTCAGACACAGAAGATTTTGGACGTTCTTGCACAGAACAAAATCGAAGCTTTGCAGGGAAAAGTGAATCAGCTTGAATTGCAAAACGCAATGGCTGGAGTTGTAAAATTTCCTAATGCCTACACTTATAATGCAGGTTCGGGCCCATTCTGTAACTGTGGTTATGGCTACCCTCTTGTAGCGTAATTATCAATTATTTCACGCTATTGATAATCTTTGTATACAAACTTTATCAGTACGTTGACAACTTTCCTTAAATGTGACTATTTCTGCCAGTTTTGGCATTGACATATATTAGGGGAAATTAGAGGCAATTAGCGGAAATTTCCCCTATTTTTTTTGGAGAAAACTATGTGCGAATGTGACAATGTAACAAGATTTAGAGCTACTTCTGTAGCCGTTGCAGCAGGTGTAACTACCATTACCATACCTGCAAGTCCTGTAATTAACCCTGGTGACGTAATTGAGGTTCTTCTTGCCACTCCGATTCCGGCTGGAACAGATGGAACACAGATAACCATAACAAACGAAACCATAACAGGTGACCTTATGAATGGCAACGGAAATTATTTCCGACCTAACCCACTTACAAGCAGGACCGTATTCCTTGTTCAATATTTGGATGATCCAGAGCATTTTCAGATTCTTAAAATCTACGGAAAATGCAGGGGGTAGCTTATGAAGTGGGCTATGAAAGAATTGAGAAAGGATTTTAAGGACTGTCTTTCTGAAATAAACTTCAAAGATTACGACCCTTTTTCAAGAAAGTTTATGAAAGCAGGATTTATCGGTCAGATGTGGATGCTTGTAAAAATGCTTCACGACGACGATGATGTTGAAGAAGAGCTTGAAGGTGCTGAAACCTATATGGAAAAATGGTTTACTACAGGCGATGTTGCTTTTAGAGATATGGCAAAAGACGAACTTCGTCACGCTGGTATTCTGATTAAGAAACATTATGAATGGGCTGATGATGAAAAGAAAGCTGTCTTGGAGGAACACGAGAATAAACGTCAGGAGCTTATGAAACGTCTTGAAAGCGGCTCTAAGGAAGAGTAAGGAGTGCTTATGATGATTAAAAAAGAAGACCTGATAAATGGTGTTGTAAAATACATTGGCGCAGAACTTATTCCTCAGATAGGAGACAGAAACACAAAGTTTGTTCTTGCTATGGCTAAAGATTCATTAAAACAGGATAACGACCTTGCTGATGAATTTTTGAGAAGTCCTATGGTTTCTACGTTGATAAAAGAACAGGATGGAGAATACGATATAAGTCACTTCTTTTCTATATTAAAGGGTGTACTTGCAGAGTATAATTCATTCCCTGTTACTATTCCTAAAATACCTCTTTTTTCACCTGTAGAAAAAGTTTTGAAAATAACTGCGGAAGATGTAGATAAATTGATAAAATACGTTATGCCGTCAGATGAAGACGATGAATAGGAGCCTACGATGGACTTAAAAGAAATAAAAGATTTTTTTGCAGAAGTTGATGCCATTCCACAGGAAAAGAAAGACAGTATAACGAAGTTCCTTTCTGGAGTTTCACTGCTTCTTTCTGATTCTGATAAACTCACTGATTTGTTTTTCAAAGAAGGCGATTTTGAAGAGTTATATCAGAACTTTGTGGATTCCATAATTAAGGATGAAAACCTTGTTGAAAAAGATTTGATTCTGAAACGCATTGCAGACGAAAAGGAACTGATTGAGAAAATCCACAGGTATTATACCTTGAAAATTGAAATGGGAAAGATTTCTGAACCATTAGGCTTATTCGGTTCTGTAGCACAGGGTGGTTTTGGAAATATGAGCTTTTTTATGTTAATGTCTGTGTTTGGCGCGAGTAATAGTCTTTCGCCATCAAATGCAATTAAAACAGCTTAATTCTTGGGGCAGGAAACTGCCCTTTTTTATTTATATTGTGGAGCCAGCACTTCTGCAATCTTTACATCTTTTACCTGCTTGAGCCGCGCGTAAAAGTCTATTGCCCTGCCAAGTCTGCTGAACTGGAAAGACTTCTGTTTCTTTTCTTTGTGGTAGATAGTTACTATGTAATTCTTTCTGTCGCAGACTACTTCGTAAGCAGAACCAACGTGTTTAGAAATTGGAGTATCGAACATACAGAAAGCATAACGGAGAAAAAACAGAGATTTAATTTTTGCACTTAATATCTTTTACAAAATTAGCAAACCTTGCATCAACTGGATTTATTTTATGTAATAATGCTTCATATTTCTGTTTTAATTCTCTGTATTGTTTTTTCATTACCTGTCTACAGTAAGTTTTCTTAATCAGTTCTTTTTTGAGAAAGTTGATAATAATATCTTTTTCTGCAAGTTCACTTTCTCTTGCTTCAAATGCTCTCTGACAATTACCTTTACAACTTGCCGGATAATCCTGTTCATTCCACCATTCTTCAAAAGTCACAATTACACCTCACAATTAAAATCTTTGTAGCCCATATAACCGTATCTTCTTATGGTTGCCCTGCAAGTATGTTTACTGCTGAAATGAGTCAGATGATAATAACCGCAGAACTTACACTTGTAACTACGTTTAGGAATACTCTTTGGCCGGTGAGAGTTTCTAGCCTTCTTTACCTTTCTTAGTACATTACTGGCTTCTTTCTGAGTATAGCAGATTTTGTTTGTTTCTTTGCAGTATTCTCTCATATTTCGTTTTCCGCCAGATACTTGAAGAAATAGCTTAAGGCCGAATTTATAACAGTTTTTCTATTTTTGTTATAAGGAACGGTAATGTAATAATTAAACTCGTTATTTTTATATACGTGAGAATCTGACTCTGAATTAGAAACACCAACTATTCTACTCTTCCATTCTTTATCCCAGTTATATATCTGTACTTTATAAAATTTTGGGGCAGTAACAGGATCGAGTTCGTATTTTTCAGGTTCAAAATAGTGACTATAAAGCTGGCTGTCCACATTTTCTGTATATTTTCTATAGAACTTCCACGCTTTTTCTTCTGTAGAAAATATACCCACGATATGATTATCTTCGTAATCTCCTTCTGTAACTACCCATACACTACTCATAATTTTCTCCTATATCTCAATAATCTGTGGTACTATATCTTTAATTTCCTGACTATGAGAAATTAACAGCGTTACCCTTGCATTTGCATATTTGTGTGCAGAAGTGACCATCTGCATATACTTAGGTCTTGAAGCTCCATCTAAGGAACCGTCAGATTCATCAATCAGTCTTGTTCTGAAGTTAAAGCCGGTTCTGTTCATCTGTACAATTGAGAAAGCATAGAACAAAGCCTGTTTAAGCCAAATTTTCTCGCCGGAACAAACATTGTCTATGGTTTTTTCATCATCATTTTCTGAATCATAAACAATGATATTAAAATCTTCATTGACCTTTCTGTTTGTCTTTAACCCAGCAGTAGGACCAAAACGTATTTCAAATCTATTTCCATAGCTTTCTTTAAGAATCTTATTTGCTATGTCTGAAATCTCAGGAGCTGACTCTCTAAGTTCTATTGCTGGAATACCATTATTGCTGAAAGCATCTTCAATGAAATTATACGCTGTTATTTTCTCCTGTAAAGCTTTCAGTTCTTTCTTTTTGTCAGCCACAGATTCAAGTTCTTTTCTGTAACGCTCGTTTTCCTTTTCGGCAGCCTTAATTGAAGCTGTAATATCACTGAGATAATTGCTTTCACGTCTAAGCTCTTCTTCTGCTTCTTTAAGTTTATTGGAGACATCTTCAACTACAGGTTTTTCCGCGATATTAGTAAGTTTTGATTGTAAATCTTTAAGCTCTTCTGTAAGCCTATTATGTTCTTTTACAGCTTCTTCACGAGAGTAATCAAAATATATACGGTTAACATATTCAAGATAATCTGAACAAGCTCGTGATTCAAACTGTAAATCAGCAAGTATAGAACTAGCTTCTGCGATATTACCTTCAACTTCCTTTGCGGCAGTATCGTTTTCTTTATACTGACAATTTATGTCGTCAAACTCTGAATTAAGCTTGTTTTTAGTCTGCTTAAGTTCTTCGAGTTCTTTCTTTGATTTATCAATATGGGCCTGTAACTCATTTATTTTATGTGCGTCCATTGGTTTTCCACAAGTAGGACAAACCCCTGTGATTTCAACTATCTGAGACTCACATAATTCTATTGCAGAGTTGACTTTTTCAATTTCAACTTTTTTATTTGACAGGGCAATGTTTAAGTTCATAAGATTGTCGCGTAATGAATCAAGTTTTTTATTATTTTCTTCTATATAAACAGTCTTTTCTTCAATGAGAGGTGCGTTTTTAGTAAGAGTTTTATTATACTCATCAATCTTATCGTACTCAGACATATTGTTTACTAATTCATTGAATATAATGAGGTTTGCTTCTATTTCATTACAAGATTTTTTATATTGTTTCTTTAAGGCATTATTAGCTTCGTCTACAGCTTTAGCTTTCTGATATTCAGTATCTTTTACTTTAAGTTCTTTTACTTTCTTTTCAACATAGTCTACAGTTCCTTCCTGAAGCTCAAGCTTCTTATTCCAGGAAACAATATCCTTTTCATTCTGTTTGATTGTATCTTCATAATGAGAATATGATTCAATTTCAGTTTCAATCTTATCTGCTGACTTTTCAATTTCTTTCCTTAATTCTTTTGCAGCTATTGAGACTTCCTTTAAGTGGTCAGTTCCGGCAAGCTTTGACAAAAGTTCCATTCGCTCACTTTTTGTAGTAACGGAAATATCAGCAGCTTCTTTTGTAGGTTCCTTTGCAAAGAAAGCCGTTCTTAAGAACACATCAATACTTCCAAAAGTTGAGTTTACCCACTCTTTATAAGCATCTAAAGAGCCGTCTACATCAGATACAGACTTCCAGCTTGTTCTGTCTTTTGAAGTTTCTGCAAAGTATGCAGCCTTACCGCTTGCAGTTTTACCATCAATAAGGATTGATATTCTGTAATAGAGATTATTTTCATCTTTGTAAATCAATATTCGGTGGCTGTCTTTGAGATAAAAATGTTCTTTTAATGTACCGTTTCTTGTAAGCATACAAGGATATGGATGGCAGTTTTCCAACAAAGTTGATTTACCGTGTCCATTTGGACCAGCAAGGCATACGATACCGTCTTCCATATTTTCAAAGTTCAGTTCAAAGTCTTCTTTATGCTGGCCGTCTCTTATTCCTATAGCTCCGCGCAATGAAAGTGACAGCAGTTCAAATGAGTGCTGCGGATAAGCAAGTTTTGCAAGAGTGCTGTCCTGAATATTCTGCAGCAGTTCCTTTGCGTGTTTAGGAATTATAAGTTCCTTTTCTTTTGCATATTCAGTCATCTTTTCTACAAGAGACTTACGTTTAGAAACTTCACTTACAGGAACAATATCAGATTCAATGATATTAGGTTCTATTTTTACGGACAAAGCATTAAGACGTTTTTTAGTTTCTTCTGCATAAGCTTTAATATTTATCTGTTTTCGTTCTTCCCTTGTGCAATCAAAAATAAATCTAATATTTGCCTTTTCATTTTGATGTGGATTTCCTTCGATAAAATTATCAGGTCTGTCATAGAAGGTAACAAACCAAGGCAACCCAAATGACACTTCTTCTACCTTAGTTTCATCATTCTCTATGGTTACAAGATTGTAGTGACCGTCGTGTACCTCTCCGAAGTTTTTAGGACAGGCTGATCCTGGATACCACGCATTATGAAACACTTCCTGCGGCATATGAATATGACCCAGAGCATAATAATCAGCATTAAGAGACTGTAAGAGTTGTTTTGGAATAGCAGTAGGAGAAGAAGCTGATACACCATTTTGATAAACAGCACCTTTTACTTCACCGTGATACACAACAATGGTATAATTTTGTTTTGCTCCTTTAGCTGATTCTTTAATAAAAGCTTTTATATCATCATTTATACGTTTGTCGGTTTCAGATATAGAGCCACCCACATAGTTACTTCTTCTTGGCTCTGGAATACATACTATTTTTACAGTTTCATAACCATTGTCAGCAAGAATAGGTTTAATAACATTCTGCATTGAATCAATTACTTTTGTCTTTTCAGATACAAAACCAGCTAAAGAGCCACTTGGTTCGTGCGTAGGTGTTCCATATATAAAGAAAAGGAAAGTATATTTTTCAAGCTCTCTTATGGCAGAAATAATGTCAGAAAATCCGCTGCCTTTAGTTGCAGTAATGGTTGAATCCCAGAAGTCTCCTGCAAATACAATAAAATCAATATCACCTTTCTTACATCTTTCTGTAAGCGTATTAAGAATATGAAGTGTCTGTGGTAATCGCTCTCTTGAAGCGTGAATATCAGCTATATGAATAAAACGCATTAAAAAATAATTTCTCCTTAAACTGCTCTTTTTAATAGATTATAGCATACTATTAGTATATTGTAAATCTTTTTTAATTACCTACAGTATACTAATAATGATTATTTATTGAATCGCGCAGCTCTTTTCGGGCCTTTAATTTCTGATATTCTGTCTCAGCTTTGCTTGTTACTGATTTCAAAGTCTTCAGAGAAGCAATCATATCATCACAGTAAGTCTGAATATCGTCTGTATCTACTTCAAATTCATCTACTGTATCTTTAAGTTTTTCAAATACTTTCATTAAGCCTGAATCGTGAAAACAGTTGCCGATTGGTGTTGATTCTTCCTGTTGTATTATCATTATATTTCACCTCTATCTACTTTTTGCCAGAACTCAACAGTTGCTTTGTATAATTCTTCGCTGATTTCTTTTGCACACATTATAGAATTAAGTCTTGTTTTTCCGAATCTTCTACCAGGAGAAATAAACCTTTTTTGCATATATATTATTTTTTTAAGTTTTTCAGAAGGATTTTGATAACCTTTACAACGATGAATAAATCTTAATCTATGTTCATATTCCATTTTATTAGCACATTTTAGTGCTATTTCAAACTCTGCTTCATCATTAAAAGCAGAACAATCAACTTTCCCTATCATTCATTACTCCTTTCTTAGAAAAGGAACAGTAACCACAGTTGATTACCATTCCTTCTTCGATTAGTCAGTACAAAGTACTTCATCAAGACTAGAAAAACGCAAGCAATCTGGTAGTCTCGACTCGCCTATGCTCGTCTCGACTAGACTGTACTTATCTTCTCTATTCTCATCTATACTATACTCATCTAATCTATACTGTGCGGACTTTTTCCGGCTTTTTTCCGCCGAAAAGTTGCAATCATTAACCAATTCATAAGTCTTTGTCCGTTCATCAAAATAAACCTGTGATAATTCTTGCTGAAAGACTGTATCTTTATGCTTACTTGGGCTTATTTGGTTTTGCTGCCGCCAATGCTTAATCAAAATAATTCCAGATTCAAACTTTAAAATAAAGCCTTTTGTAACCAGTTCTTTAATAGCTTCTTCACCTTCTAGCTTAGAAAAACCTAAGCTACCTGTAGTTTTGATAACTGTTGAAACAAAACCATCATCGTCTGCTTCAAGATTAAGATAGAAATACAAAATATTTGCGTTTCTATTCATTGATAAAAAATTATCACTCTCAACTAAACTCCGTGAGAACATTCGACGTTCTGCCATATATTCCTCCTTATGGCATAAAAAAAAGACCTTAGAGGAAAGTGCAACATAAAGCTACACCATCCTTTCTGTACGCTTGGTGACCAAACCAAGAATAATGTTATCACAAGGAATACTACGGCTATCCGAAAAGCCTGTAGGAATGATAACATTCTGTACAGAACGAAGGTTATTACACCTTCCTCTAAAGTCTTTTTACACGGATATTTATTTAGTATTCCTTAAACAAAAGTCTTTGGTAGCATTTATTGGTTTAGGATTGGTCTTATCCTTCTGCCACCAAAGACAGTTTACATTCTGGAAAAACATAGCTTAAACCTCTTTACTCAATATAATAAATCATTCTTATCTTTCTTACTTTGTATCCGAATATCTCTCCTGTTTCATTTATTACTACCTGAACGTGAGTCTTGGTCCTGTCAAAATATTTAGCTATATCTTCAGCTCTCGGAAAACATAATTCTTCATCACCTTTTGTTAATATGTATACATTTTTTCCAGAAGGCTTGAACTGAAGGTATTTCTTTTTTCTGTGGTTGCAGTCATATTTTTCCAAATACCAACGAACCGAGCTTGCATTGAGCTTAAAATGTGCAGCAATTTCTTTTTGCGTATGGTCTTTGGCATACTCTTTAAATTCCTCTACATCGAAATTGTCATAATTCTTATGTCTCGGAGTTTCAAAACCGTTTGACCTGAGAATAAGATATACTGAATTTATAGATATACCAAAATATTCTGAAGTCTGCCTTGCGTTATGTGTGCAGAAATAATCAAACACTTCCTGCGGTTTTACGTTTTTTATAATTGCAATTCCTCTGTCTCTGGCTGCGGCTTTCTTTGTAATACCATACTTTTCCATTATTTGTTCAACCGTGTGTTTACGACAGTAATCAAAATATTTTTCATCACGTCTGAACCCTCTCGACTTAAAACACAGATTGTTAATATAATTCGGTGTAGTTTCATAGTACGCTGCAGTTTCTTTCAGAGTATGTGAGGCCCTGTATTCTAACAATTCACTGATATTATAATCTTTCATCATCAACTCCTTTAAGTTCACCTCTTTCATTTAACTCTTTCTTCATATCTTCCAGCTCATCTTCCCACATACATTTAATTCTTGCTTGCGGACCTTCTGTAAGAAACTTTTTAAGATAATCTAGTTCGCTCTTTGCATAAGGATGCAGTTCGGGGTGAGTTCTGATTGATAATGTATTACGAAATATTCTCTGAGCATTACGCATTATTGCCGGAACTGACAGCTGAGTTTTATACCTGTCTAAGAGTTCCTGTAATTCTTCGCAGAATTGTTCTTCAGTCATTTTTCACCTTTTCAAACCATTTGCAACCATAATCTGATGTAGTCCAATCTATCCAATCATAACCGTAATTTTCGGGTCCAAATATAATACAAAAAGATTTAGTTTCAACTGAAAATTGTAAAACTCCAATCATAGTTCTTGAGTATTTATCTTTCCAGTTTTCTTCATAAGTTTTATCTTCAAACTCAAATCGTACTTTATCCCCATCACAACAAGGTGCTCCGTTTATATCCTGGATATAACCGCCTCTGCAAAGATGTGATTCAATTTCTGGAAGTGAGTTAAGAAAAGTAATTGCCTTATCACAATCTTGCTGCCAACAAGGTTTGGATATATTTGTCACAATAGTACCAGCTAAACTAATCTGTTTTTTAATCCAATCTACAAGTTCTTTAGTTTCTTGTTTCATAACGACTCCTTAAAAACCAAGAATATGTCTTGTTCTGTCACTACTAAGTAAAACCGTGTAAGCCTCCTTTGTAGGTTCATACCATTTATTTTCATCAGCATCTGTAAACGGCATTTTTTCAAAAGGTCTTATTGCTATCTGATTAGAAACAGGTATATCAGATTCACTAACAAGATATTCAAAATCAGTGTGAACTTTCTGCTCCTCTTTATAGCACCATTCACATAAGCCCTTTGCACATAATTGAGATAACTGTCTGTTAGTCATTAGTTCTTCGTTCATAAATCTTCACCCTCTTTCATAACAAGTTCTATAGATTCTTCTATATCAACAAAAGTCTGCTGCCAATTTTTTAACTCTTCTTCAGAGAGAGGTTTACCGCTGAACTTTGATTTTTCTTCTGCCATAACAATTTCCTAAATTACAGTAGAGCCTCTGGCTCCACACCACCCCTCACCCTTGCCTTGTGCAATACCGACCCACTCAATGATTCTGCGGACTTTAGATTTACATTCAGGACAGGTCTGTTTATCTTTTAATAAGTCATACTTATCCATAGGAATATCTATCTGAAAGTCTTTTTCACAGTTATCACAAAAGTATCTGTAGTTCATTTTTTAATCCTTATTTTTTATTTTTACTTATTTCTGATTGTGAAATTTGTAATTGTTGTAATTGAATATAATCCTTCAACTCTTTCTCAATCCTATCATCGTTATACATCAAGAAAAGGCAGTTACAAATTGCGTGAGCAAGATGAGGCAAACCGTCACCATCTTTTCCGTTATCATCTTTTTCGCCTTTTATATAAGCTGTAACGTGTCGCATTAAAGCGTCTTTGTAACGGTCAAAATTATCACACTTCTTCCAGTTGTCACGTGAGTATTTGGCAGCTCCGTTTTCCAAAACTCTTACAACATCTTCAAGCTGTTTAAACGGCATTAAAGACCACTGTAATTTTCCTTTATCATTCTTAGTAAAATCACCCATTCCTATTTCTCCTTGTTTCTGCGTGATGTTTAGAGTCATATCTCAAATGACACGGTGCACAAAATGCCTGCAAGTTTTCATCTGCAACGTTCATTGGGTTATGGTCTTTATGAGAAACTGTAAGAGTTCTTTTATGAGTGTCAAAAGGTTCTCCCGGTCTACGACACTGTTTACCACACTTCTCACATTTCCAGCCAACACTCTCTTTTTTAGCAAATGCGATTTGTTTCCAGTTAGGAGGATAATCTTTCCAATTTACAGGCATACAATCTCCTTAGTACAGTTTATAACTTCCTTGCCATAAAGCTTTATCAGTTCTGTAATCATTTATGATGTTGTCAGAAAGTTTTTTTACGTCTTTTTGACAACTTATAATTTCAGGACATTTTCCGCCTGACCACCAACAGTTAGGATGACAGCAATAACCAACGGCTTGTAAAAAAGGTTCCTTATCTCTTATAAGATATGCCACTAATTCTTCCATATATTCTCTTGTTCTTTGTTCTGTACGTTTACAAAGTCTTTGTCGTGCCATCATAATAAAACTTTCTGCGGTGTGGTCTTGCATAAAAAGCTTATCTTCGTATGGATCTGAAGAACGTTCTTTACCATTATTCCAATCTGGACGGCTGCTCTGTACTTCCGGCTGGGGATGCCCCTTAGTTGCACGGATAATTTGCATAATTATTGATTTTGGTCTTGTATCAACTAAACGAAAGTGTATACTTCTGAGAGTTGAGTGATTTGCAACAATCTGTTTAATCCAGAACTCAACTTCATCTTTGGGCTTGAAGATTTTATTTAGGTCTAAATCAAGCCACAAATCAATTCCTTCAGTAATTTTACAAGCTTCCCTATAGTCATAGAGAGGATTTCTGTTTAACAATCGAAACCTCATTTATTTATCCTCCCTGCTGCTTAATCTCTTTTCATATTCTTCTTTTGTTATTTCAACCATATATTCTGTTTCTGTATCTGCAAAATATCTGTTGATTCCAACCCTCTCGCCTTTAGGAGTAATGACATAATAAACAGCCCTGGTATTAAAGTCTTCATTATCTCTTGGGAACCCTTTTGCAGTAAACTCTTCCGTATAGAGTTTGTATTTTCCTGCTGGTGGATAATAAGGCATTGTTATAGGGAACATTTCATCAATGATATTTCCAACAGAGCCGGTGTATCCGTGACCGTCTTTATCATAAGCCACAGTTCTTTCAACGTCGTGATATTTAATGGTTCCGTCTTTATAAACTTTTTTGAAAAGCTGACCCATTCTGCTGCATTGATATTCTTTATAATCAGCCTGTATATCAATGTCACTCCAGACATCTTCCGTATCTTCAATCGGAGTAAGTGGAAGACCTTCGATAAGGCGATTAAGGATATTCCTTGTTATTGCAAAAGAACTGCCGCTGTGACCATCTTCACACAAAGATTTGTAAGCTTTTAATGCAGACTGAAAACAGCTGCAACCATAGTCAAATGATTCACCATCCCAATCTGGGTTTTCTTTTTTACAGGCTAATTTTACTTCATTTTCAGCCCACAAACTCATACTCATTTTATTTCTCCTTTATTAACAATTACTTTCTGTCCGTCTTCAATCTCAAAGTATTCAAACTCAATATCATTGTAGAAAGACAATATAGTACCTTGAAAAGCTTTTATATCTGCTATTACTTCATTATTTTTTTTACGTTCTTCATTTGAAAAATATTCAGGATAAGCTTTACATTCATTGTATACATAAATACAATGTTTCCGATTTACTATAAGAGCGACAAAAACTATTATTAAAATTGATAAAGTAATAATGCAAGCACCAATTCCTGTTTCACAATCAATGCTTGTTCTGTTATGAACTACAACACAAGCTGCCAAAACTAAAATCAAACAAGCTATTAAAATAATAAAAAAAATCATATTTCCCCCTATTCCAATAAACTTTCAATATCTACATATATTGCAAAATGAAGATGAGGTCCTGTGGATATGCCGCTTCCCCTTCTGCCTTTTACTCCGCCTGACCAGCCGATAAGCTGACCTCTTTTTACAAACGTTCCTTCAGTTACTAAGGTCATTGAAAGGTGTCCATATAAGGAAGTGGAACCGTCTGAGTGCCTTATTTCGAGCAAGCCCCCTAGTGAATCGTGACCTCTAAACAAAGCACCGCCGTTATAGTAAGATGGATATGCGTTGATCACATAACCGTCATCACAGGCATATACTTCCGTTTTATCAGGACAGGCGTAATCAACTGCGTAGTGATAAGTTGCAGTTCCGTTTATTCCTGGAATAGAATCGCGCAATCCCTGTTCAGAAGATTTGTACCCTCTGTATTTGGCCGGTAACGGAAACTGTTTTTTATTCAGTAGTACATAATCGTATGAATAGACTGGACATAACATTAGAACTGTCAACAATCCGATAATCAACTTCTTCATTTATTCCTCCAATCTATTTTTTCCAATTTCAAAAAAATGTAAATCTTTTTCAATACCAATAAAATTTCGATTTGTATTTTTACAAGCAATTCCTGTAGAACAACTACCAAAGCAGTTATCCAGAACTGTTTCTCCTTCATTTGTGTATGACTTAATTAAAAACTCAAGCAAAGCAACAGGCTTCTGAGTTGGATGTAATGCCGATTTCTGAATGTCTTTTGGAAACCGAAGAATAGATTTTGGATAACGTTCTGTACTATCGTATGAAGTTAAGCCTGTTTCACCATAATCTGTTGTCTTTTTACAATTTTGCTTTGATAACGAACTAGAAACTTTTCTTGTATGACCGTATGTTTTTTGTGGATTATAAACAGGGGGTTTTTTATAAAAAACACAAATATCCTCGTGACTTCTTAAAGGCATTTTTTTTGCATTTAGAAAACCTGTAGGTTGAGTTTTTTCCCATATTAGATTATATCTCCATAATTTTTTATTGCTCTGCATAAGTTCCGCTGTAAAGAATCCGTTTGCAAATAGAACTATTGCACCATTATCTTTTACAATTCTTTCATATTCACTCCATAATGGCTCAAAAGGAATCTTTACATCCCATTTATTTCTTGCAGTCTGTTCATAAGGTAAATCACAAAGAATCATATCTATAGATTTAGAGGGAATATTTTTCATTTCAACAAGACAGTCACCGTGAATAATGCTTATCATTTTTTACAATATTTCTCCAATATCTTAATAGCGTTCTCCCTGCCATATTTACTCTGTATGTATTTACAGGCTGTAATGTCATCAACATCACTCTCGGCTGTCATTATAAGAAAACGCTCTTCAACTTCTTCAAAATCAACTTTTTTCTTACCAGTAAATTGATATTTCATCGCTGTCGTATTTGTAGGTAAATCCGCTGTCTTCAAGTTCTTTCAGAATCAGGTTTCTGAGAGACGTAAACTTTTCTTCGCTTATATCAAGCCCAGCTGTTTCTAGTACGGTACCAATTTTTACAACAGTTTTCGTATAACCGTACAAGGCACATTTTGTAATGTTGTCACAGATGTACTCCATCACGGGTTTGAATTGCGGCGTACTTTTCTGCGCAATAAACCTGTAGAACATTGATTTTTTAAGCTTCATTATTTCCCCCAAATCTATCAAATAATTTTTTATATAGTTTATAGATGAGCATTGCTCCAAGTGAGACAGGACCAAATAAGTTTACAAATATATAAAAACAGAAATCTTTAGCTTCCAGTTTTCCGTTTTCTTCCTTTTCGTCTTTAAGGTAAAGGTAAAGAGATATGCCTGAGCAGATTAAATAAAACAGAATGGCAACAATCAGCTTCAGCATACTTCACTTCCAACAGTAAGAAGTTCAATACACTTCTCTAAATCTTTAATAAGCTCTTTATTGCTTTTACTGGATTCTTTTATCAGGGTGTATGCAGCATCTTTTATACTTTGATATAAAATAGTACCTGCCAAATCTTTATGCTTTTCAAGCGTTTTGTTTAATCTTTCATAACTTTCTTCAGTATTGTTCTGATTAGTACGAAGTACAGTCAAATCAGTTCTGATAAACTTTAATATAAAATCAGCATCCTGCTGTGTTAAAATAATATTCATTTTATTTCTCCAAAAACCTGCAGATTATCTTTTCCCAATGTAAACTACACGAGAAAAGACAAGCCCTGCATTGCGGCTTCAAAGCCATTACTTCTCCGTATCGAGGAGGAGGATACGGATATTCGGCATAGTAGGAGTCGAACCTACCTATACCAATATAAGTAACAGAATGATTGCAAGAATGAATCCAGAAATAAGTCCAAGTAAGAACATTTTTATGAGCTTTCCTTTATTATTTCTGTATACAACTCTGTAATCTTCCATTAGAATGTAACCGATTACTCTCGGTGAACGAGCTTCTGCCGGAACGAACTGGCAGTAACGGTAATCGCTTGCCTCCCTGAATTAAATTTCAAGTTCTGATATTAGTTCATAATAGTAAACAGACTGTTTATAATAATGAACTTACATAAAATATAGTTTATAATAATAAACTTGTCAACTATTATTATAAACTAAAGAAAAAGTGACAGTAACTTATCCTGTAATTCAGCAACATCATCAAAATGTTCTGGAAGAAAGTTGGCATAACGCTCGGTCATACTGTTTTTTCCTGAAGAGTGACCAAGTACACACTTCACCTTTATTTCACTTATTCCGTTTGCAAGCAGATATGTGTTTACGAAGTGTCTCAAAGAATGAAAGGAAAGCCCCATTTTTATACGGTCTTCACGTTTACTCAATCCGCAGTATTTATAGAATGTTTTTCTGTAAGTGTCCTGAGCTTCTGTAAAAGCCATATTACCGTTTCTTCTAATGCAGGTATCAAGCAGAACATAAATGCGCGGACAAATACGCACCTTTCTTTTTTCACCGTCCTTGACCGGCTGCAGAATATTATCATTCATCTGGTCTTTTACATCAACATAAGTTCTGAATAGAGTTTCCCTTCGTATCGCACAAATCTCACTTATTCTCATTCCAGTAACCGCGGCTACAAGAGAAAATATCTTTCTTTCTTTGTTGTCCCACTTTTTATTAAACGCAGCTTTAAGCTGTTCAACTGTAAATGAAGATTTTGTCTTTGCATTTACATACATCATAGGAACGGAAACAAATGGATCTGATGTAAGAAGTTTATCAGCCTTTGCGTAAGAGAGGATAATTTTAAGACAGGTACACGACAGATTTATTACAGAGTTGGATAACTCCTTTTCAATTAAGCTGGCCCTGAACTTCTTTATATGAGAAGGCTTAATCTCCATAAGCTTTATGTTTTTGAAAAAAGGAATTAAAAATGTATCAAGAGTGTGTCTGTAAGCTTTCAGGGTATTCTTAGCAACAGGCTGTTCCTTTCCCTGACCGGCCTGTATTTTATCTGACATCCATTGTGAGTTATCGTCAAAAAATCCTTTTGCATAAGCTCCGAATGTCATACCCAAAGAAGAGTATAAAAGCCCCTGCGAAAGCAGTTCTGTGCAGTAACATCTTGCCTGGGTTTTATTGGTTTTACCTGTAGAATGAGCTGTAGTTCTTTCTCCGTCTGGAGAGTAAGTGCGGTAATAATAAACAATCCTTCCGCTTGGAAGGGTGCGTGGAAATACTGTAAAAGGTTCTCTGTATCTTGGCATCGTAGTGGTCACAATTTGGTCACACGCTACTTTTACCAGTTCGTTCCGATACTTTTATAAAACACATAACCCTATGTATTTTATAGATTTAGCGGCAGAAGGGAGTCGAACCCTCGTCATCAGCTTGGAAGGCTGAGATAATGAGCCGTTAGGTGGCGATAAAATACGTGTAACTCTATATATTTTCTATATTTGCAACTCTATAAACTGTATATATTTGCAAACCCGATATATATTTATTATACATCATAGTAAACTTAAAGTACACTTTAATTAACTTGAATAAACTTATTTTGGTCACAAATCTGGTCACACGTTTGACTGCTGGTAGTAAAGCTGAATAATATCGTGCAGCATTTTCCTGTCTTTCTCAGGAATCTTGAGAAGCATAGTAACCATTGTCTTAATGTCATCTGGAATGTAATCAGGAGCATTTTTGTCAGTTCCTAATAAAGTTCCAACAGATAATCCTATATAGTTTGCAATATCTACAATATTGACTACATTGGGAAAGGTATCTCTCAGTTCGGTGGCCCTTAAAAGTGCCCTTGCAAGACCGAGTTTCGTAAGCATATTATTTCTGTTATCACCCATTTCTTCCAGCTTTTTGTCAATAACGTCCACAAACTCTTTTACAGTATTCATATTCCTATCCTCTAATATTTTATCGGCAGCTTTTTATAAATAGTTTACAAAAATTGTTGACAAGTTTATATTAGTAAACTATATTTTATCTAACGGTAATCTTATAAACAATCAATGAACAAAGACACTCTCATCTTAAACGGAGAAACCCTTCTTTCAAGGGAGTACGTTATGCAGAAGTTTGACATAAGTTCTGTCACTCTCTGCAAGTGGGTTAAGAAAGGAATTGTAAGACAGCACAATCTTGGTAAACAGGTTTACTTTATTGAAAGGGAGCTTCTTGAAGACATTAAGAACAGCGGTCCTTCAATCAGAAAATCTCACAAGGAGAGAGCTTAATGACCCCTAACGAATATCAGAAAAAAGCTCACACATTTTCTTGTTACGAAAAACCAATCAGTTATGAAAACGTAGGAACTCAAACTGTTACACACGAACTTGACTGGGTTTACCCTGCTCTTGGACTTGCAGAAGAAGCCGGAGAAGTAGCAGGAAAGTTTGCAAAGTCAGTCAGAGATGACTGTGGAAAAATCTCAGAAGAAAAAAGACTCGCAATTAAGAAGGAACTCGGAGATGTATGCTGGTTTATAGCAGAGCTTTCTACCCTTCTTGGTTTGGACTTGGAAGACGTAATGCAGTCAAATATTGACAAGCTTACGGACCGTAAGCAAAGGAATGTTATCCGCGGAAGCGGTGATGACAGATAGGAGGATTTATGCCACACATTACATTTCTGAACACAGAAGATTCAGAAGAAGTCAGAAAGAAGTTGAATCCAGACGCAGCTAAGCGCGATAAGGACAACGGTATTAAGAAACCAAAGAATAAGAAGGAGAAAACAAAGTGAAAAGACTGATAGTTTTATCTTTACTTGTTTCTATTCTTTTTATCAGTTGTACAAAAAGTCAGGCTCGCGCAATAGCTACGTGGAGCAATGATTTGAAACAGGAGTACAAGGTGCAGGATGTAGACAACCGTCTGTATAATTATCAGTGGTTCTATGACCAGTACAATGCCTGTGTCGCAACTGCAAATAACGTAAAGATTCTTGAAGGTGAAGAACGAAAGGGAACTCTTATGGTTTTGAATTCTATGATTTCTGAGTATAACTCAAAATCAAGTCAGACCATAAACGCTGCACTGTGGAAAGCAGACAACCTTCCGTATCAGCTCAGTCTTCAGGATTTTGGAATAACTAATTAGGAGAATATGAATGAAAAACTTTAAGAAAATCCTTACAGCCTTATTATTCGGAGTTTTTGTTTCATCAGTCTGTAGCTGTTGGCTATTTGAACCTTCAGAGCCTACTGCGCAGCAAAAACAAACACAGGCACAGAAACAGAATCTTAATTCTGCCGTAACTGCTTATCCGACACCACAGGTAAATAATTTCGTTGAACGAAAGACAATTTCTGAGTGGGTAAAACGCTGGGATAAATCAAGCGTAGTAACATACTGTTATGTATTTATCGGCTCTGCACCTATCGGATATTTCGTAACCAATGGTAAACCGGCTTCTACACAGTCTTATTTAATTCCTGAGACTAGAGTTGAAGGTGGACACGATTTGGGTGAAGGTTTTGGCGATATGATTATTGAATCACCTGACCTTGACGGCTGTTATGGTGCCAATAATCCTGGCTATCGTTTCTTTCTTGCAAATGGAACTGCTGTAGAGTGTTCAGGCGCAATGGTAAGTATGATATATTCGGATGCTCCATTAAGCTTGAAATGTCCTCTAATTGAGTCAATAAAATAGGAGAAAAACAGATGCAGGATTTAAATCGTTGGATTGGAATTGGTCGTCTAACAAAAGACTTGGGAACAGATGAAAGAAGCTTTGGATATGTTGCTAATGGACAGGCTCGCGCAAATGTAAGTATTGCTGTAAATCACAGCAAAAAGCAGGGAGACGAATGGATTACCGAAGCTGATTTTTTTGATGTTACTATCTGGGGAAAAACTGCAGAAAACCTCAAACCGTATCTTACAAAGGGTACGCAGATTTGTGTTGATGGACACTTAAAACAGGACCACTGGGAGAAAGACGGTCAGAAGTTCAGTAAGATTTCCATTGTCGCAGATAACGTACAGTTGCTTGGTGGTAAAAAAGAAGGTTCGTCTTCTCACCCCTCTGCTCCACAGTCAGCCTCGTTTGATGCAGCTGAAGGATTCCCGGAGTCAATACCTTTTTAATCTTCCAAAACAAGTCAAAATTTTATTGAAAATTTTTGATGGAGTTTTGTGTTGAAATATACATAAAACTCCAAGGAGGTGTTTATGTTATGTAAAATTTGTGGAAAAGAAAAATCAGAAGATGAGTTTTATAAAACTGATAAACATCATTGCAAGGAATGTATCAAGAAACGCACTCGTGAAAACAGATTTAAAAATCTTGAATATTATCGGGAATATGATAGAAAACGTGGTGAGTCAAAAGAAAGAATAGAACGTAATAAAAAATACAAAGAACGTTTAAGATTAGAAGACCCAGAAAAGTATGACAGAATTTTTCACGGTATAAGAAAAAGGTTTAGAGAGAAAAACTCTGAAAAAATAAAAGCGAATGGTATTATAGATGATATGATTCGTTATGGCAAACTTGAACGTCCTGAAGTATGCAGTATTTGCGGTGTTACTTGTACTCCACAAGCACATCATCCAGATTATTCAAAACCGAAAGAAGTAATATGGGTGTGTGTAAGATGTCACGCAAACATTCATAAGCAAATAAGAGCAGAATTGCGCAAAGCAGAATCTGTAAAAGAGGCTTAGATGTATTCAAAGGTACAGTCATTAGGCAGTAACAGAATCGGCGTATTTGCTGATTCATACATTGAAAACTCATTTGTAGTCCGTAATGCAGATATGGTATATGCGAGGATAAACAAAATTGGTGCAAAGTGGGTTGTATGGTTTTACAAGAAACACTTGCAGAAAAGTTTTGAAAAATTACGCGATGCCATATCCTGCATAAATGATGACTTCATCGAATATTACAGGAGCAAGAATTGAGATATACGAAAGAGTTACAGAAGAACGTATGCAATGACATTCAATTCGGGCTTACTCCTGTTCAGTGTGCTGAAAAGTACGGAGTTCCTGTTTCAGTAGTCATTAAATGGAATGGTCTTGAAATGACCGAACAGAGGGCTGCTGAAATAGCAATAAGGAAATATCAGGTTGAAGTATCGAATACCGAAGCTGACATTTCTTCAAGGCTGGACGAGTATCTTGATCCTGACATAAGTGATGAAGAACTGTTCAAGATTGATAATATGATTTCAAAAAAGCTTTTCAAGCTTGTAGCTGACGTCGTAAAGAAGGAACGTGAATTAAGGCCGCAGGAAGAAAAGAAGTCTGACGCTCAGATTATCATAGAGATAACAAACAAATGGAGAGATAATAAGTTCATAAAAATGTACAGTCTTTAAGTTTGTTATTTTTTGGACTTACCATAAAATAAATCATTTTTCGGAGGTATAAAAATGAAGAATATTTTAATTTGGCTTGGTGTTGCTTTTGTTGTTGCCGGAACTGCAATCGGACAGTTCACTGGTATTGAAGCAGCAGCTTGGATTGAGCTTGTAGGCTGGGCTGTAGGTCTTGCCTGTTGTATCATTGGTATCGTTTCAAAGGCAGAAAAGAAAGACTGGAAGCTTTATGCTTCAATTGCAGGTATTGTTGTCGGTGTTTCTCTGCTTGCCTTTGCTGGTGTTACTGAAGATAAGATTAAGACTCTTGTTACGGCAATTATTGGTCTTGTAGCTCTTATTGCCAGTGTTATCCCTGCTTTTGTTATAAAGAAAGATACTAAGAAAGTAGAAAAGAAATTGTAAATTTCAGCTCTGCTCTAAAACATATATGAATCCATATATGTCCTCCTGATTTTTTTTAGAGCAGGGCTTTACGGCTGCATCGTCTATTATCGGTTAGGACATTACCCTTTCAAGGTAAGAAACCAGGTTCAATTCCTGGTGCGGCTATAACAAAGGGAAGGTTTATTTAAAAAAGTTTACTACCTTTTCGTAATTTAGTTTTTTTGCATACCTTGCATACCTTCCTTTTGTTTGTTTAGGAGTTTATAATGGCTGAGACAAAAGAACCTTTTGAAGTAGCAAAAGATTATACTAATGGCTTTCATCTTACAAAGGAAGACTTGAAAGAAAAACGTGCTGAGATTTATGCACAGATTGAATACCTTCTTAATATGCTTAAGCAGATTGATGAAGTTGAAGATGCCGGTGCAGATGTAATGTCAGTTCAGGAAGTAAAGGAATACCTTAAGCTTGATTCAATTGACCCAAGAATGGATGTACCTAAAGACATTCCAAGAATAAGAATGGGTGTAGGATATGTCTATTACAGAAAAGATGTAAAGCATTTCCTTGATTCACGAAGGAGAGGCGGAAAATGAAAAAGAAGGAATTTATTGTTGTAGTAGAAATGCCTGACGGTACACAACAGGAGTTTATTACTTTTGAAGAAGTAGAGATTGGAGCTTTTTTCAAAGGTGGAAAGGTCTTAGATTGTAGAAATCTTAAGAAAAAGTTTGTATAATATAATTATCTCGTCTGCAAGTGTAGACGGAGTTTCTAAGGGCGGTGACTAACGACTTCACCGCCCTTTGTATTTTTAATAATAATAAATGTAATATTCCTGCAAAGTACCAGTCTTTACGGTTTGAGAAGAAGTAAGAGTATCTACAAAACGTCTCTTAAAATGATTACCGCCTGTTTTTGGGTTGAGCCATTTCTCAACAGTAAACTCATTGTTTTTTATCACAGAAGGAAGTTCTTTTACAATTTTTCTTTTGAAATTCTTTCCTGTAAACTTATTCAAAATCATTAAAGAATCATTTACAGTATAATCTTCTGCAAGCCATTTATTTGCCTTTGATTTTTGTATTACATCAATTAAATCGACAGGCTTTCCATTAACTTCTTCTATGATTGTACAGATACAAAGAAAAAGGCAGCCGCAATCATTGATAAACTTTAATTTAGACTGTATTCCTTTATATCTGGTTTTAATCTCATTAAGTGTCATTTACACTCTCCTACAATGCGTGTTACATCATCACCCCACTTTTCCCACTCCTGGACTAAATGCTCGTAATAGTTTACGAGTTCAGCTACGTCCTTTACTGAGGTTACATCGGGCATTGTTTCACGCTGAGGCTTTGGAGGAAGTACTACGTCTTTACTCGGAAGGGACCGGCACCCTAGTGTTGTTAATGGCAACAATAGTATTGATAATATCAAGAACTTCTTCATCTGTTTTAGCCTCCTGTATGTCACGGTCAGTTTCCTTTCTGTCTTTTTCAATGGCAGCTATTTCCTGAGCGTGCTGATAAAGGTAAATGATGTTTTTCTGCTGATTTTCATTTTCTTCTTTAAGTTTCTTGTTTTCGTCTGACTGTTTCTTAAGTACATTGATTGTAAGAAACAGAGCAAGTACTAAACAAAGAATTATAAGTGAAAGGATAATTGTTATGCTCATTGTTCGCCTCCTACTCCTGCAATCTTGCGAGCATTGAAATAAAGCTCACTGAAAATGCGTTTGTATTCATCTATTGAAATTGAATCAAGAATGTGTGGCAGGTCATACTGTGGAAGCTGTACATTGTATGTATAAAGATTGGCCTTTACGCTTCTATAATATCCTGTAGCCTTAGCATCCGAATATTTAGTAAGCTCCAAATCACCTTTCTCTGTAATGTGGTTTCTTGTAAGGTCATTCTTTACTTCGTAATTAAGCTTTCCCTCTATTAAATGAGCTATATCTTCAAGAATGAAAAGCTCAGTCTGGTCAGTAATTTTGAATAACTGTCTGCCCTGCTCGTATATATCAATCCATATCTTTTTAAGCAGATTATGAGCATTGCTTGTCTGATTATCGAGAGTGTTTTTACCTTCAGTTCTGTAGAGTTCTCTCTGCGAGCTGGTTACAATCTCAATATCTTTCAGTTTTACATCGCGGTTCTTGAGAATCCAGAACACGATTATTACAACAGAGGCTGCAAGAAAAGCAATAATTAAAAGCAGCCCGAAAAGGAATATCGGTGGAAGCCTACCGATAGCATCAATGCTCTTCTCCACTTCCATCTTGTACCTCCTCTTTATTCTTGCCAATCTTTTCTACGAGAAACTGTATAAGTTTTTGAAAAGCCTTGAAGATTGTGTCATAGAAAAGAGTAGCACCTGTTACGGCTACCCAAACCTGCATTGCTTTCAAAGGAAGATATAATGCCGCAATTGCAACTCCGGCTCCCACAACAAGTGTTACCAAAGTCCATACACGTTTACCGCCCTTGTCCACAAGATTCTTGATTACACCTACGGTTCCAACGATTGCTACCATAGTCCAGATTAAAAGCTCACTCTGCATTATCGACCTCCTGCTTTTGTGATTCTTCGGTTCAGTACATCAAGGTACTGTTCCATATATCCTACCTGTGCTTCCAACAGGTTCATATCTTCCTGATCCGTGCCAAAAGGTTGATTTTCAACAGCTTTTTTAGCTCTTTTAATCTTACCTTCCAAGTCTTCCCTTTCCTGCAACATTCTTTTTAGATATTCAGGCATAAAGTCTCCTTATTCTATTTCTGTGTAATTAAACTCATCATACTCTTTTTCTGTAAGTGGTTTTCCTTCTGTGAAGTCTACGCAATCGGTTCGTGCGGTGTAAGTAAACAAATCCTGCTGCAAACAGAAACCGTAACGTTCACCGTACTTGATTCCACAGTCAACCCAGGATGTACATTTACTGCAAATTATTTCCTGCATAGTTTTATATTAGAGTGAATAAATAGTGAGCTTAATTTTTAAGCGTGTTTTTTTTCCGTGTTACGCTTTGAGCGAGGTACGAAATATGACACCTGTATGTTCAAAGTGTAAATATCTGACAGACAAGAGCGTAAGATTCAGAAAGTGTGCGCGTATTCCTATTTTTTATCCTGATATGCTCTGCTGTAATGAAAAGAATATGGTTAAGGATAATGTAACCGGCGAAAGCTACACTCCTTACTGTGAAGAAGTAAACCGTCACGCAGAATGTCTTGAATACTATCCTTCAGGTCTTGAGAAACCAGCCATTACTTTCTTTGATGTTGATAACACTCTTGCCGTTTATGGAGATTCTCAGTTTGTCATTACTTACGATGGAACTGAGCCGAACTCAAAAATGGAAGCCGTAGGTGAATACGATGATGAACAGAAAGTTTATGTTTATGAGACAGTTCTTGAACATTCCTGTATCGTAAAGGCCGCCTGTGTACTTGATGATGTCATTTCTGAAGTTGTTGAATATAAGGTTGAAATTGCTGACGTACCTGTAATCACTTTTGATAAGGCAACAAATACCGTAACGATAGATTCATATAACGAAGTTCACTACACAACAGACGGAACAACCGTTACCGATGAATCTCCTTTATACGAAGGACCGTTTGTAATCGACCATAACCTTACAGTAAAATGCCGTTCTTACTATAAAGATGAATACTCTGAAGAAGTTTCTCTTGAATGTATTTCAGTTGAGCCGCCAGTAATTACCTTTGACGCTGATACAAATACAGTAACGATTACCGCAGATGATACAATCCTCTACTCTACTGACGGAAGCGATATTTATGATGATTCTGACCAGTATGTTGCTCCGTTTGTAATCGACAGAAATACAGTTGTAAAGGCAGCCTGTATTGTTGACGGTGAACTTTCAGAGCAGGCAGAAAAAGAATGTAAGGTTCCTACTACGCCTGTAATCTCTTTTGATACACGAACAGCTACGGTTACGATTACTTCCGAAAATCCTGTCTTGTATACAACAGACGGAAGCGACGTAAAGAAGAAAGACGAAGAATACAAAGGTCCGTTCAAGATTACACAGACTACAACTATTAAAGCCAAGTCTATTGTAGATGACAGATTATCTGCTCAGGCAGAAAGAGAGTGCGTAATTTAAGCTCACATTTTTTCTCCACTATCCTCTTCTTAAAGAACAATGATAATTTGCTGAGTTTTATCATTGCTTTTTAGTAATGGTTTTTAAGCCCATCTGTAACTCAGCAACAGGTGGGTTTTCTTTTTCAGGAGCTTAGATGAGTTTTAATCTTGTTCACGAAGACTGCTATGAGTTTATACCTACACTTGAAGATAAATCTGTAAATCTTATCGTAACTGATCCGCCGTATAAACTAGGTAACACTAAGGGGGGGGGCTTGTATAAACTTATTGATGGTGGCTCTCAGGAAGATAACCCTTATAACCGCAAAGCTACTAATGCGATAACACAATTAAAGTCTCTTGATTCTGTAGATTTTGACGCTACAAAATTTCTCAATTTGATTAAACCAAAGATGAAACAGTTCTACGGTTATTTCTTCTGTAATAAGTTACTGATACCTGAATACTTAAACTTTGCTGTAGAAAATAAATATTCCTTCGATATATTAGCACTTCTAAAAGCAAACCCGATTCCTGCGAGAAATAATCATTTCTTACCAGATATGGAATACTGCATTATGATTCGTGAAGGCGGTACTTATTGGTCAAAAGACGCAAAATTTGATGATTACAGAAAATATTATACAGTTCCTTGCTGTGGTAAGCGATTACATCCTGCAGAAAAACCTGTCGAGTTTCTTGAACGTTTTGTACGTGTAAGCTGTCCTGAAGACGGTCTTGTATTTGACCCTTTCAGTGGAAGTGGTAGTACAGGAATTGCCTGTCTGAGAAATGGCAGGAACTTTCTTGGTTGTGAAAAGGACCAAAAGTTCTTTGAGCTTGCAAATAAAAGATTAAAAGATTTTGAAGATGATTTGAACGGTGTTGGCGGACTGTTCGAGGGGATTGAATGACAGAACACGAGTTTACGTTAGCAGACAGAATTGCAAAGATTAAGAGCATAAATGAGCAGTATGATTTAGAGCATAATGGTTATATCTCATTTAGCGGTGGTAAGGATTCTACTGTACTACACTACCTCATTGATGAAGCTTTGCCGGAAAATAAAATCCCTAGAGTATTTATAAACACAGGAATTGAATACAAACTTATCTTACAGTTTGTAAAGGAAATGGCTTCTAAAGATGACAGATTTGTAATATGGACTGTAGGAAAAGATATTAAAAATACGCTTTTGCGCGTAGGTATGCCTTTTAAGTCAAAAGAACATTCTCATAAACTTTACGCATATAAAAAAGGCTGGATTGGAGAATCTGTAAAAAAGTATTTTAAGCTTATTCCTAATGGATATATCACTTGTCCAAACAGTCTTATGTATCAGGTTGAAGACGATTTTACAATGAACATATCTGACCAATGTTGTTATGAATTTAAAAAGAAACCAGCTTTAGATTATATGAAGCAAAGTGGACGTTTAATTACTCTTACAGGAATGATGAAAGCAGAAGGTGGTCAGCGTACTTCTTTGAATTGTATCGTTACAGATAAATCAGGAAAGCTTAAAAAGTTTCACCCTATGGCTGTTGTTTCTGATGAGTGGGAAAAATGGTACATAGAACACAAGAGTATCCAATTGGCTTTGCAAATTAACGCTGTATGGACAGCCAATGCAGCCTGACCTTTTGAAATTGTATGGTGGGTAATAAAGCTTAGCCAATTGGATACTCTTGAGCAGGTTGCACCTACAGAGAGAAAAAGAGCCGAATGGTTATGGAAGCCAGTTTATGATGAATATAGACGTATTGGTTATAGATTAAGAAAAGAAAATAAAGAAGAACAAAGTTTGTTCAAGGATTTAGAATGAAAATAAATAGAAATATATTACCTGACAGTGTAATGGTACTTGGAACTAAGTATAAGATATTCTACGAGACAGAAGCTCAGCAGCCTAAGATGAAAGGCAATGACGGTTACTGCGAAGCTGTTGCTAAAGAAATACACATTGCAAGAGATTTGTTTGTTCCAAAAGATGACCCGATGTTACTGAAGGACCTTGCTGAATACGGAAGAACTGTAATAAGGCACGAAATTGTTCACGCTTTCTTCATTGAATCAGGACTTGCTCAGAACAGTTCTTATGCAGAAAATGAAGAACTTGTAGACTGGATTGCAAGACAATTTCCTAAGATGGCAGAGTGTTTTGCAAAGGCAGGTGTAACAGGAAAATGACACGCCAGCAGATAGCAGAGTCTTTAGACCTTCACATTAACTATGTAAACTCAGCTTTTGAAGCCGCGATTAAAGAGCATCCTGAACTTGACCTCTATGACCCTTCCATAAACAACAGAAAAGGTATGGGGGCAGATTATACTCTTGAACAGGTTATGCTTGCTATGAGTTATCTTAGAGACGGTAAAGGATTATCTGAACTTGAAAAAATTATGCTTGAAGAAGACTTTACTATGAGGGAGCCTGAAAAGGTAAAGGCAATAGGTATAGAAGGAACTGAGGAATTTTTGAAGAAGGTAGCTAACTACCCTAAGAAGAAATGCTGTTCAACCTGTGCTTTCTGTACTAAGGCTGCAATGCGAAACAGAAAGCCGGTTATGAAGCCTTACTGCAACTTCTGGAAGCGTTTTCTTCATAGAATGAAAACAGATAAAGGAACAATGCCCTCACCTTACAATGAATGGTGTAATCAGTGGGAATATTCAGGTAAGGAACCGCTTATATTCTATACAGCAGATTCACCTGCCAACTTGGATATTTACGGTAATGTTAGAAATGAAGTTATGGGATTTGATGTTTCAGTTTTCGGTAAAGATTCTAAGGAAGTGAAGCTTGTTACTGATGTAGGTATGGACGTGTTGCCGGATTTTGAAGATTAGTCTTTTTTATTCCACCGATATTTACAGTCACAGACAGCATTTTCAGTAAATTCTTTAACTTGATTTAGAGCGTAGAACCTTTTGACTTTTCTTGCTCTATTTTGTTTTAAATAAGATGAAATTAAAGTCGGGAACTTTGTAAGTTTTGATTTACAAGCATTAGAAAATCCTGTTCCGCCATAACAGGTCCATTTACCGTTATTATTCCAATCACGGTAAAAGTAGTCTACAGAGATGTAATTATTCTTTCTATAAAAAAGCATAGCCTGTTCGTTAGAAAGTCTTTTCTTTTTTGTCTCATAAATTATAACAGATGGATTCATAATTTTATCTCCTTTAATTCATCAATACAAACCATTTTAAAACCTACCCTCTTGCCGAAGTCTGGGGAAGTTTCTGCAATTTCTTTGCGTTTTTTCCATTTGTTTGTACAACTAAGACAAAGACACTGGTGCCAGTCTGAAGCTTGATACAGAAGATTTTCTTTTACATACTCCTCGTCAAAAGGAATAATCCGGCCACAGGAATTACATCGTAGTTTATTTTTCTTTATCATTATAAAATCCTTACAAAAACTGGTCTGCCTGTTTTTTGTTGATGTTCATATAATTTAAGTTTTCTGTAAGATTCTTGTATATATTCTTCGTTTATTATACAGTCAACTTCCTTTTTAAGACGTTCTTTTGTATCTTCAGAGGTTTTAATAGAATTTATGATTTTTATAATTTCTTCTTTCATTCTTTATCTCTTACTACAATTTTAATGTCTTGCTGAGTAACCACCGAAACAAACTCCTATATTCATATCTACCTCTTAAATTATGTTTATTTGACAGGAAGCCATTACGTCTAAAGCGTGTTCGTGTTTTTCTTTTGTAAGTCCGGCACAACCGTCTTTGAATACATAGATTTCAGAATTAGGACAGGCAGCTTTAATAATAAGGGCATTAGATATTACACAGATGTCTGTGCAAGTGCCACAGAGATAAATTTCTTCTTCTTCATCAAGAATAATGTCTTCCCAACCTACAATATTGGCATTTCTTTCAAAGTAACCATCAAATAAACCAAACTGATTTTTATAAAAAACATACTCTTCTTTTGTGGGTTTAAGTTCATCAACAATTTCCCAGCCTTCTGTATCTTTAATACAGTGAGGTACAGGAAGATGTTTGCCTTCTAAGGTGTTGAGATAGTTCTCAAAATGAGTATCTTTTGTGTAGATTACCCTGCCTTCTTTTCTAAACTCAGCTATCTTTTCCTTAATAAAAGGAATAATCTTCTGAGCTTCAGGATTTGCCAAAGCACCTGTTACAAAGTCGTTCTGCATATCAATTACTACAAGTGTTTTCATTCAATTCTCCTTAATATAATTCTAAACTTGAGCTTGCCTTAGTTTTCATTCCAGTGCCTGTTATTTTAGTAATAACTTTTACGCCACACACCACGTCTTCGTTATATCTGATTTCCCACTTGTATCCACCGATAACACCTTGATATTCAGCTATGGTAAAGCCGGCCCAGCATCCAAACGGAATATGATTTTTCTTACAGTATTCCTTACATTTCTTTATCATATATGAGTCGACTTTCTTCTGAAGCTTCTCCATAAATGTTTTAAGTTTATGTTCAGTAAAATCTTCAAACTTTAATCCCTCTAAAATCTTATCAAACTCAGACTTTTTCCATTCTACAGAAATATTGCCGCAGCGAGGTTCAGAAGGACAGTAAGTAGGCATTTCTTTTTCAGGAACATTTAATTCAACATCTAATTTGTCAGAGATTACTTTCGATAGAGGATTTCCGTTTACCATCAAATCGTATCTGCTGATTGGATGTATATCACTTAGACCTTTCATTTACTCTCCTTTTGGTAGGATTTTTTCTTTTTCTATCCAAGCAACATGCTGATTAGTGTCATTATCAAAGTAATACCATTGACTAAAAACAGGATGCTTAAAACCTTCGTTTTCAAAATATATGGCTTCAAATAAATCATTGTCCTCTGTAAGAAGTAATACACGTGCATTGTTTTCAGGCATTTCACCCTTTGACGGATAGTGCCATTCATCTTTATGTTTATGACATAAACCGCTGCATCCGTGTTTAATTTTTGCCTTTATCTCAGGGTACTGAACAGAGAATACATTATCAATCCAATCCTGGATTTCAAAATCAGCAAGCGTTTCATCGAGTTCTAATTCAACTATATTCATTCAATTCCTCCATAATTCACTCTCTCTAATTTACGAGAATCGATTAATTTTCCGTTTCTGTATGTATCTAATCTCTATACATACATTTGTTTGAATAACATTTTCATACGACAGATTGTCATAATTTCACCTTCAGAATCATAACCAACATAAGTTCTTACAAAATGAAGTAAAATCCATTTCCATAAAGGAATGATAAATGAAACAAGTCTTTTATTCTGCATCCAGTTCTTCCTTCGTTTTAAGAGATAAATAAGGGCAGTGAATACTAAATCTAACGTTACTGTTTGCCAGTTCATTTATTAATTTCTGATAACCGTCTTTATTAAGACATACATCTTTATGTTTACATTCGTCACATCTGTCATCAATTGCTCTATATTTAGGAGCGTTGTTATTATACTTTGGTTGTTCTTGGTTTTTACACAAAAGAGAAACGTCTGTAACCATATCAACAAATTCTGGTATTTCCTGTTTAATATTAATCTCTAATTTATTTTCTACAGTCTGCTCATATTTTTCTCTATTTTTACAAACCCAATAATGTATACATTGTTCTTTACAATCACTTATTACACCCATTATGCAATCTCCTTGTACCTTTTATTAAAACAATATTTCTGCTGATTAAAAAACTTATGGCATAAAATATAATTTACAAGTATTATTATTTCGCCTTGCAAATCTCTATCAGGCTTATCCTCCCATACATTACCACAAGGGTATTTGATTATCTTAAACTTTTTATTAATGTAATAAATCAATCCCCAATTATCTGGCACTTCTTCCTTCTTAATAAAATCACCGTAACACACATAGAAGTATCTGCATCCAGCTTTCTTGTGGTCGGCTTGTCTGCACTTCTTTTTGAAATCAGCAAGGAAATCTGAACGACTCATTTTAATTTCGTATATAGTACTTCTACCAGAACTATTCCAAGTAATAACATCTGGATTTTCCCACTTTCCTTTTACTTCCCATAAAGCAAAGGTCTGCACAAATTTTCTGGCAGTTGCTTCGCATAATTCTTCGTGGGTCATTTATTCAATCTCCTTTGGAAGTACAATTTCTTTCCAAGCGATAGAATCACTTATTGCATTACTGTAAGCCATATTATCTAATGCAATAAATCGCTTACCATTCCAATAACAAACTGTAGGAATGTGAAAACTATACTTTTTATAAAAATCGTGAAGGTTAGAATCCCAAGTATAAACTCTAACCAAATATAAAGAATCTGTATCTTTCGGTAAGTCATTCGGATTCTTTCTCAAATCGTGCCATTCATTAGCCTTGTTATATCCGTCATTAAATCCGTCTTTATAGATTTCCAATTCTGGTTTCATCTCATATCCTAAAGGCTTTTTCTTAAATAGTTCTTCTGCAAATTTTTCTTCTTCTGACATAGTTACTCCTCCAGACCTAACATTTTGTCGTAAACTCCCATTGTTTCTAAAATTGATTTGAGTGCTCCACATAAAGCATGAATAGAAATAATACACCACAATAGACCCAAAAACAGGATAAGACATATTATTGATAAAATAATTACTGCTTTCATAGCTACTCCCACTCAATTCTTAATTTGTCATAATAAAATATACCAGAGAATGTAAATTCTCCTCTCTCTAATTTACATTTGAACCCTTCAGCTTCTAATTTTTTGGCAACAAGCCACAAAGCAAAATAATCACCATTAGAACAATGCCTTTCTATGTAGCAATAATTACTTGTTGCATTTTCAATTGTTAATTTAGCAAAATACATCAAACGTTTATATTTGGCTCTCGTTTCTCTCTTCCAATTCTTTCTTGTGCGTTTTCGTAATTTTTCTATATTCATTTATTTACTCTCCTTTTCTACAAATATATAATCTTCTTCCGGCTTATAGCCTTCGGGCCATTCAAGTTCATTTACATTTACAAGATATCCAAGTCCACCAATCTTGCCGCACAAAACCCAGTTTACTGACTCAGTATGATTATTGTATTCGCTTTGATGATGAACACAATAATTGTATGCTGCAGGATTATGAAATGCAGAAGCCTGCCAATCTTCTCCTGCAATTTTCTTCCACCAATCTTCAATTACAATAGAATTACCTTTTAAGTAACCCTTTATAATTTTTAATTCTTTATTTGCAAGTGAAGATGATTTTAATTCTCTTTCAATAAAACCGTGAGTACGTCTATACTCTTCTTCATATGCTTTCTGATTACCAAAGTAAATCTTAGCAAAATCTACTTTAGATATTCCAAAGAGTTCAATTTCACCGTTCATTATCTGGTTATAATATCCAAGCATTTTCTCTCTAATTTCGAATTCTTCCAGCAGTTTAAACTTTCTGATTTTTTCTATTTCTTCAGGTATTTCAGAAGAATCCGGCATAAGAATTGCTGCAACCTTACCAAACATTCCATTAAACATAGAACCCATACTTTCAAACACTTTCAACCTCCTTAATGTTAAAAAATGTCATATTCATTCAAATCATCTTTATTTTCAGCAAACAATGCCTGTTCCACAAGATTTTCAGTTGTCAAGTTTTCTTTTACAACTGGCTTAATATTATCAAAAGAAAGCTCCTGAACTTCTTCTTTTTGCAGGTTTTCTACAGAATCCTTAGTTTTATCTGTAATCTCTTCTGACATTTCATTTATAAGTCCGAGTTCAATAAAAGCTTCCTGTATTTCTCTTGGGTACAACTCGTGAGCCGTATCATAAGCGTTTTTAATTCTCTTTGCTGTGTGAGGGAATAAGAGTATAAACTTCTTCCAGCCACCTTTTGCGTGAATAATCTCCATATGCTCTTCTTCCGTAAGCATTATCCAGTTCCAGGAGCAATCACGATATTCAGGGTGAGCCGATTTCGTCATTATATGGTGCAGCTGCAAATTTTCCACATCTACGCCGCTTGCAAATGAAAAGTGATTTCTTTTTCTCCATTCTTCTTCAGAAAGCATATTACCCTGTTTATCATAATCAAAGTAATTGCCTTTTCCATAACCGTTTTCAGCCTGAAATTCTTCAAAGATTTCTTTTAACTCAATCTGCTGAGTATCTATAAGAGGGTTTCCAGCATATTCATAAATATCAGCAATGATAGAGCCAATAAATGAAGCTGCCTGAGGTTTTGACATTCTTGAAAGAGGTATAGGGGCAAGATCATCTGAACCCTCTTCTACAGGTTCACGTTCCGCATATCTCCATAAAAGTTTCGAATATTCAAAAGCCTGTTCTGTATCAGTAGGTTTTCTGTGATGTTGAATTTCAAATCTTAAATCTATGAGAGCAAAAATTGTCTTTACCTGGTCGTAAGACTTATCGCCTTTTAACAGGTCAACTGTAACCGTAACATATTTATCTTTTACGTTCTCAGAAAAAGTATCTAAGATAACTCTGTCTGCTTTTGTAGCAGGTAATAACAGATATGAGCCATTTTCAAACTTATGAGGGATTGCCTTAAAAGATATTTTACTCAATTTCTACCACCTGAATATAATAATAACATACTGTAAGTATTTTGTAAACAAAAATAATATAGTAGTAGTATATTACATCTTGCATTTATAAAATAATTGACATATAATTTAGATATGAGAAATGAAATTAAAAAGACAGAGAAGACTGGTAAAGTTATTAGTCTTTACCCTTCTACTTATGATTTAGTTATTAAGAATAAGGGTGACTTACAGATTGCTACATTCATAGACGAGGCTGTAAGACACTATATCAAGACTATTGATGACTCTTCGGATATGAATAAGATTTTGAAGAATATTGAGGAAATCAGAGATGCCGTAAGAACTAACCTTGGTCTGAGCTGCGAAGTATTAAAACAGGCAGGGATATTAAACGGCAACGGTGAAATACAGTTTAAGAAAGGTTAATTTGCTTCCCAGGCACTAAAGTACCTCTCGTTACTTTAGTGCTTTTCCTTATATTTGATTCCTAAGTCAAAAGCCTTGCGGAGCATAACAAACATTTCGTTTGAGATTTCGTGTTTCTTTCTCAACTTGTCTACGAAGTTACAGAAAGCATAATTCTGCTCAATAGCTTCATTTTCCTTGATAGCTTTCTTGTACTGTGATTCAGAAACTTCTACTGGAATCTGACCTTCACCTTTACAGTCGTTACAAGTCTTATCAAGAATCTTTCCTGTTCCTTTGCAGAACTTACAATCTATATAAACTAATCTCATATAATACACCTCATTTATTTATCGGCAGGTTCTTCTTTCCAAAATATTCTTTTTATAAATGATATACCCACCTCTTACAGAGTTTTCACTACAAGAATAAGACTGTGCGAGAATAAGATAATCAGCAGATTCTTCAAGAAGGAATCCAACTGTTTCAATCGGCTTGATTTCGTCTTTAAGTTTCTTTACATCTTCAACATCCTGCCACCTGTCTGCAAGTAATGAATAACCAGAATCAATCCATTTTACATATACAATATTGTTTGTCATTTACTTTTCCTCCTCCTTTTTTTTCATCGGACAAGGGAAAATATGGTGACAATTTGCTGTACAGTAATATTTTGCTATATTGTCACCTTCAAGTTGCTTGTACTTTAAGTATTCACAGCTTCTACAAGGCTCTAATTCTGGTAAATACTTTTCATTCATTTCAAGCAATCCTCCGTTATTCTTATTTTATGTAAACTGTCATAATCATCAAAATTATTCCAGTTCACTAAAACTCTGTCGGTCAAGTCTACTTCTCCGTTATGGTCGTAAAACTTACCCTTAATCTTTGTTACAAAGTGACCGTAGATTACATCGTAGAAGATTTCACCGCCGAACCTAGATTGCAAGATAACTGCAAAGTAATAGCAGTTACCACAAGTCCAATTAGAATCATCGGGAAATCTGCGATGTATAAACTCGGTCACTTCGTTCATTCAGTAATACCGCAGGGAGTACCGTCTAAGAAAGTGTAATTATCAAACAATTCTTGCAATCCAATTCGATTTATTTCACCGCCTAGTGTTACACCATACGGAGCATATTCCACAATTAAGGAATCACGTTCAGTATCTTTTTCTCTTACCCATACAGCAGGCTTATACAATGACGAAAAATAAATATCACATCCGACTGCTGATTTATATTTTTTCTGATAATGCTCAATCAGTTCATTACAATCTTTAAACGGTTGAGTTTGTTCTTCTCTTTCGTATTTGTCAGAATCTATATAATCACAACAAGGTTCATCAACTGATTCAAGACTTATGTATTTGCAACCTTTACAGTTACAAGAATGGTCTGCATCTTCTGGTTTGATACGAAATGAATGATTGTTCACAAAACTAATAGGCATATCACAATCAACCCATTCTCCGTCAAGATTCAAGTGCTGTATTGTTTTTCCTTCTCCGTATGCTTTAATAACTTCTATTCCGTGAGTTTCAATTATCTCACAGATTTCTTTCGCTTGTTCTCTATTCATTTATTCATTCTCCTTTATTTTTTTTTGATTAACTCTATTATTTCTATAATTTTGCAAACTACCCAAATACCTACAACTACATCAAGGATTATCATTATCATTTTTTTTCTATCTCCTTAATATATTTCCATAATGTCAAAATCATCTGCTTCTTCTGGATATTCGTTACACAATCTACAAAGTTCTGTTACAGCCTTATAATGTTCACTCCATATAGACCAAATATTTTTTGTCTTTTTATTATAGACAGCAGAACCGTGGTGTAAAAAATCCAACTTCTGCTTAATAGCTAATAAAATCAATTCAGTAAATTTACTCATTTTCTATTCACTCTCCTTCAAAAAGTTTATTGCCTTTTCTTTTACATATTCATCAGGATTGTCTAACAGTTCTTGAATGATTGTTTTTGCACACTCAAGCTGTTCTTCAACGCTCTTTGTTTTGGCTTTTTCGTTTTCTTCTGCAAGAGCCATACTTGCACCTATTCCCCATAGTAAAGCACCTAACATTTATTTACTCTCCTTACCATTTAATTTCTAAAACATCATTAAAACTTCCACAGAAGTCCTATAACAATAAACATTCAAAACCTTTTCTTTCCAACTTCTTTTTTATCAACCAAGTAATAAACCTGTATTCTTCTTTAAACTCAACTGAACATCGTCTTTCACGAGCGTTTTCAATCGCAAGTTCCGTAGAATCTTTTAACAATTTATATTTTCTTCTTATCCACTTTTTATAATTTTTTCGTGTTTGTTTTCGTAATTTTTCCAAATAGATTTGTTTTTTTTATTTCTTCTAAATCACTTATTTATTCACTCTCCTTTGGAAGTTCTGGAAGTACAATTTCTTTCCAAGCGTAAGGTTTCCGTACTTGGCAACATCTACTGTCGTGATAAACACTGTTATAATACCAAGCAACATAAATCCTTCCACCTCTTACACAGAGTAGTGGTACATCTTCGGGTGGTAATTCATCTTTCTCATAATGCCATTCATTAGCCTTGTTATAGCCGTATTCAACTGCTTTACGAAGATACTTTTCAAACTGTGAAGGAATAGAACCGTGAGCCGATTCATAATACTTCGCCATACCTTGTACATATCCTTCTGCTTCCTGTTTTAATTGTTCTTCTTTAGTCATTTTTATCTCCCTAAAACTCAATTCCGTGTGCCTGCTTAAACCTGTCTACGCAGTCCATTCCGCAGTTATCAACATCATCATCTTCTTCACTGTAACCCCAGAACTCCCAATCTTCATCACGCAGATATTCTTCAACCTTTGCTTCAATTTCTTCTGCTTCAATCGGCTCGTCATTATCTACGTAATGTGCATTACTAATATCAATATCAGCAATATCACCCTCACTATCCAAGTCTGCGTATAAATCCATTTCAACATCACGGTCATTAAATACAATGCTATACTTTCCTTCATACTCACCTTTCATTTACCATTCCTCCATAATTCCTTTGATTGTTGCTTCATAAGTCTGTTCATATTTGAGCAGGCTTTGTACCGTTTCATTTTTATATTCAGCAAGCTCTTTAGAAGTTCTGTCACTGTACACTTCTACGAACTTCTCTAAATCCTGCTTATAAGTTTTGACTGTTTCGTGTAACTGTTCAACTTCTGCTGTGGATTCGTTGTAACTGTCTTTAAGTTGGCAGTAAGCAAAGGTCAAAACAAGAATCCAAGCTGTAAGGATAAAAAAACTAAAACTAATCGCTTTCATTTTTCTTTCTCCATTCCAGTATCATTTTTTTACAGGAATCACAAACATACTTCTCGTGAGGTAGCAACTCACATTTACACTCACAACAAGTTTTAATCTTGATATTTTCCATCAGCTCTCCTTTACAATTTCAGCTTCTGCGTCTATTCCACTGATTTCCCTAAAAATCTCATTATTCCAGTTAGGCAGTTTAAGTAGTTTTTTGTGTTCTTCTTTATCAGCTTTATCCCAAGCTAATCTAAACGCATCTTTATATTCAAGTTTTTTCAAGAAACCACCGCAAGTTTCAATTTCTGTTTTATGGACTTCTTTTTCTTCATCCGTTGCTGTATCGTGAGATACCCATATTGTTAAATCGAAATACAAAAAAGAAGGGAAATCAATTTCATCTATTGTTTTATCAGTTTCTTTATTGAAAATACGAATAAGAGGTGAATTAGTGTTAAAATAACCGCTGTTCCAATCACCGCTGTTCCAATCACCGCTGTTCCAATTACCGCTGTTCCAATTACCGCTGTTCCAATCACCGCTGTTCCAATTACCGCTGTTACAATCACCGCTGTTCCAATCACCGCTGTTCCAATTACCGCTGTTCCAATCACCGCTGTTCCAATTACCGCTGTTACGATTACCGCTGTTACGATTACCGCTGTTCCAATCACCGCTGTTCCAATCACCGCTGTTTATCAATTCTTTCTTTTCATCGCCTTTTATTTCTCGCAGAATCTTAATTTTATTCGTGCAATATTTGTCACCATCTTTTACATAATCTCCTGCAATAATTTCAAACAATCTGCTTTCTGACAATTTATAATTAGATTCTTTTTCAATTGCAAAAAGTTCTCGGCAGAAATGAAAACCTGTATCTGTACAGCATCTCAAATCTTCCTTCTTTGTGTCCTTTTTGTAAGTTTTACCAACTTCAAACTTAAAACCTCTACAACAACCATTCATATCTGTAGCTTTGTAACCAATCATTTAATTACTCCTTACTTCCTAAAATTACCTTATCATCAACAACCATTACCTTGCCGATTTCCTTTATCTCAAATCCTGTTACGTGCAGGACTTCCGCTTGTCCTAGCCCTTCTTCGTGAGAAAGGACTAACAATCTGTCACTTAATTCCTGTACTGTCATTTTTGAACCTCACTTTCAATCTGACACTTTAATTTTTCAAGACACGCAGAACACAAATGAACTGCAAGAGGTATGTAATCTTCTCTAATCACAAAGGTTACTTCGTAGACATTATTTCCACTCATACAGCTTAAACAAGTCCTGCGTTTACCAGCTTTTGTAATCTTAATCATTATCTAACTCCTTGAAACAGTCTGGTACTATATCAGGCCACCAAGACAGTCTGAAGCAGTTAATATCTTTTACAAGCGGATGTTCAGCTTTCAATTGTTCTAAGGTCTTAGAAGGCTCTGCTTTCTTGGTTTCAAGTTTTTCCCTTCTGTCTTTCTGATAATTGGCCCACTCCATAAATTCTTTGTAAGCTACATAATCCCAGATACCTTCACGTGATACATTAGTTGGCCGGTAACTTGCCTTAAAGCCAAGCTTAGCCATAATTCCTCTTACACCCTCTTTTGAATATCCGCTTAATAAAGCAATATCCTCTGTCGTAAACACTCTTTCTGCCGGAGGCTTTGTTCCGAAACTTGAATCATTTATCTGCATAAACTACTCCTTCCAAACTTTTCCAAGATTTTGATTTTTCCTTTCATCAGGAGCTGATATAACTACGAAAGTAGAGTCCTGTCTAAGTCTGCTTAAAATGTCATTGTCTATGAAGTTTTCAAAACATTTGTTGCAGCCACCTTCCTTACAGTCACTCTTAAAGTGACCGTTTGTCATAAGCATAAAAGGAAGGTTTCTCGTGTGTCGTTTATCTAAAATATAAGAAAGCCAGTTTAGCTCTGTTTCACTTCCTTTTGTTCTCCCCAATTCATCAATCGCCAGGAAAGGAACAGATGCAAGTTCTTTTACAATATCAAGCTCACTTCTGTCTGCTTTTACCGTATAAGACTGTCGGATCATCGTACTTATTTCATACATTGAGTAGATTCTGCCATCAAGCTTCTTTACAGCTATGCTTGCAAGCATTGTTTTTCCGATTCCATTTGGTCCCATTAAAACGACCTTTCCGTGTTTTTCTTCGACCATTTTCATTACAGCTTTCTTTGCCCTTTCCTGTGTTGTAGATTTAGGAACATAATCATCAAACTCACAGTCATAATATTCCGGCTCAATATTTAGATAAGCGTAATGGTTATGAAGCTTCTGCCTTTCAATATCTGCTCTGATTTTTTCCTCCTGTTCTTCTTTACAAGCATAACAAGTAAACTCTCGATTTCTTTCGTCAAGATAAATTGTAGTAAAACCTTTTTGTAATCCGTGCTTTTCACAAATCTGTTCATCTTCAATTATGTTTTTAATACCCTGCTTTCTATACTCTTCGTATCCTAAAGGATCATCACTACAACATTCAGATGGTTCATCTAAGCACTTAAATCTTATACACTCAGGTATCTCTTGTGTTGTGTGTATCTCGTTCATAAAGCCTCCTCGTATACAGCCATATCACTTAAATCAATTTTATCTTCAAGTGATTTTTTGTTTGAAAAATTATTCTGTTTCTGCGCGGTGTTTTTATATGCAGCATTTTTGTAAGTTTTATTTATTAAGTTAGGTAATTCGTTAGGACCAAATATTTTTATGAAAGGATATTTTTCATTTATTGCAAGCCATTCGTGATTTATAGACTCTTCAACAGCTTTCACGACATTATCAACTCCGAAGTTCTCAAAAGCAGATTTAATTATCTTCTTCGCATAGACAGGTAATACAGGATGTTCATTCTCAATTACACCTTTATCATATAGTGTCTTGCAATTAGCAAAATAAGCATTGAAAACCCTTGTGTAATCCTCGTTCTTAAACGACTTTTTCTGTTTCGCATTAGTTGCGGCTTCGTCGCAACAATGAGAATTAGATGTTGTTTGTATATTTGTATGTGTATTAGTTGTATTTGTCTCACGTTCTGATGTGGATACCTGTCCCGAAATTTCGTGATAGGTATCACAATTTTGTGATTTTTCATCTTCTTTAAGTTCTTCTGAATCGTTATTAGTTATATTATTAACTTCGCTAGAAAACTCTTTTATCTTTGAAGGAATCAATTCAATATAAAGAACGTTTGAACATTTAACACCGTTTACATCAATGGTCTTAAACACTTTTTTTAATAAACCTAATGTTTGAAGAAATGTGATTACATCTGTTGCCTGTCTTTTAGATATTCCAAACTTTGCTGCAATATCTGCATAACTTCTTTGTAGAAGTTCATCTCTGAATTTTTTCTTATAACCTATTACCATACCTGATTTCTCATCACGTACTTCTGTCCATTTATACCAATACATCAAGTCCCATAGAATTAATATTGCAACAGCGTGAGGTTGATTTTTCATTCGTATAGTCTTATACCAGGCCTCTGGTATAGAGTTGATGTGTAATTTTGATATTTCGTCAACAATTGTATTACCTGAAATGCTATCTTTCATTTTATTACCCACCCATTATTTTTTTTAATCTTCTATATCGTGAAATTTTTTATGACAGTTATTACATAATACGATTAAGTCTTTAAGGTTCTTTGCTTCATAACCGTGATTTTCATAAGTTTTATGATGTACATTTAAAAATCCTTTTGAGTTACATAATTCACACTTGAAACCGGCTTGTTGCTTTTTCTTTTGAGATACAGCAATCCAATATGGCGTTGAAAGAAACTCTTTGTATTCTAAAGTTTTAATGTTAGAAGCTACTAAGTCGCAATCTACATTTGCTAATTCGTCAAGAAGTAATGAAAAATATTTGTACGAAGGAATTCTTTGACTCCAACTTCTATTAGGATTTAAGTAAAGTTCAATGAATGTTTGTGTATTTTTAGTAATATTTTCTTTTATTTCGGCAGCTCTTTCAGCTGCTTCTTCTCGTTGTTTTTTGTATTTTTCATTTCTGCAGTTTTGACATTGAAAAACATATTTTTCTGAAACATATTCCATAAGTCTTGCTTTAGATAATTCTAAACCATAGATTTTATTACAATCACAGCAATTCACATCAACGTAATATACAGCTCTATGATCTCCCTGGCCTAATCTTTCAAAGCAATCTGATACAGTTACAGTATTAGTTTCTTTTTGGATTTCCTTTAATTTAAGAAAAGCTTCATTGGAAATTTTTATACCGTTATTTATGAAGCATTTTTTCTGATACCTTGCGATACAATATTTTTCCATTTCTAAAAGTGTAGACATAGAAAGTTCCATTTTATTTCCCCTCTTAAAAAATATAAAAGCCCATTAAGCACAGGCTTTCGGCTGAGAGACCGAAAGAATAAACCTTATTCACCAGCAAATAAGGCTATCTTGCCTGTCCTTAATAGGCTCTTTTTCACTGGTGTTAGGGTTTCATTGTGGTTTCTCACGCCACGTTTATAATAGTAATCCTTAGAAAAAACGAGCTTAAATCCAATCAATTTTTTTTCCTTACGATTACAACTTTTTTCTTAGGGAAATATTCAGTAACGAAGTCTAAAACATCGTGTACGTCACAGAAGCTTCTTACTACGTCTATATCCTTACCTACGCACATACATTCAACCTTGTCAGTCTTGTAGTCATAGATAAGGCGTATAGAACGGTCCATAGTCTTAAACCACGCTGTAGTAAGTTCATTCTTTACATCTTCATCAGTAAATTCAAACCTTACTTCCATAACCTGCGGCAAATCAGCTACTGCAGCAATTGCGTGTCTGAAATTTGCCATAGGCCAGTTTATTACTGGCCTTACGTGGTCTACTTTCGGGTCCTTTTCATCAAGAGCCTTCTTCAAAGCCATTTTAATTTTGTTTCTTGTAATCATTTCCAACCCCCATTGCCTTTGATGGACACGGCATAGTTTATATATTTTCTGTACATTCTAAGGTTTCCCCTTTCCTTATATTTCTCTGCACAGATCAAGCAGTATTCATATTCTGTCATCACGCGCACCTCAACAAAGCAAGCTTTAATCTTTCAATAACTGAAGTTCCTGGAATACCGTAAGAATCCAAGAGTGAAGTAATCTCATTATGTTCAATTCTCAGTTTCTCAAGTTCTTCTTTATCAGCTTTGTCTTCAGCTTCAAATTCATCAAACATTTCCTTAAGCTGAGTTTCTTCGTAACCCATAAGTTTTTTTAATTCATCTGCCTGTCCGTCCATTAAGCTACCTCCATATATTTAAGTGATTCTGTAAAGAACTTAATCTGTTCCTTGCAGAACTCAACCGGCTTACCGTTTTCGAGAACATCTACTAATGTTGATACGCCTTTTGAATAACGTGAAAGTGGATGGCATACTGAATCATCAAGTAATGTCTCACCTTTTTTTCCAATCTGTTTGATAAAGAAGCCGCGGTCAATGTTATCACCAAGCCAGCAGTAATGTACCGTTACTTCAACTGTAAGGTCATCTTCCGTGATTCTGAACTTGCATCCGAAATCACCACTCATATCGTATTCTGATTCATCAGATACTTCGTAATTCTTTTTAAGTTCTTCTGTTACTTCCCTTATTGCTGCAGGGATAAAGTCAGTTTCAAATCTGTTTAAACATTTCATATTTTCGCCTTCAAAAGTCATATTCTCCTCCAAAAATAAAGTCTTTGTACGTCGTCTGGAACATCGCAGGGGTGAGTTTTGGGAACTAACTGCGACTATCACACATACCGCCCGACAAGGCTATGTATGCTTACGCTGTTTTTTGGGATTCAATCCAAGCTATAGTATTTTTTATTCCTTCAAGATTTTTATTTGTTATGTACAGTTTTGCTTTTGTAAGATAGCCACCTTGAAGTAATCCGTCATTGATGTATGATTCAAGCTTTATTGTCTGATTGATAAGCTCACTGTCATCAGCTGGTCCTTTGTTGTTAGACTCTTTTGGAGTAAAAGCTTTATCACTTGCATCTACATCTTTATCACCTGTAATGCCAAATGCAGAAATAAGAGCATAACGTCTGAAGTAAGTAATTGCGGCTCCACCTGCCTGTGTTTTGTTTACACCCTTCATATCAGTAATCGGGAACTCAGCAGTTTCTTCAAGCCATTCACCAGATTCGTGCATAATTCGTGTTGTAAGTCCTACTGTTATACCGTTATTACCACCTACAGGTAATTGAATATATGAAAGACCAAACTCAGGAAGAGTTGCTTTCAACATATCAATAATTTTTTCGAGCGGAATATAATCATATCCATAACCTTTTGAACTTGGATAAAGATTTGAGATTTTTGTCTGTGCCTTACAAAGTGCGGTTGCAAGATTTTTAATTGATTCTGAACTCTTCATATTTTTCTCCTATTTCAGATTTAATTTCCTTTTCAAACCATTCACCAATCTTCTTAAATTTTTCTAAGAAAGGTGAACCAACCCAGAAGTCAGTTATCTTTTTAATAACCTCATTCATATCTGCCTCCAAAAAAGAAGCCCCTCGAATTGTCGTGTTATTCGAGGGGCTAAGTCTTCATAACTAGAAGCTCATCACAAAAGCGATGAATGAACACGACACACATTCATTGCTCTTTAATTCCAATTTTAAGACAGAATAAAATCCTTCTTAAATCCAACGGAAAGCTGTTGTCACCGTTCTCTCAGATTTTGTGACCTTTCGGGTTCAATGCCTGCGGACCCGTGAAAGAACGGAAACAACCGCTTTCAAGCGGCGGCGTTCAGCTCGCCGCGATAAGGCTCTGTCAAGCCTTATCTATAGGTTAACCTATAGATTTTTTTATAAATTGGTTATATAACCAACTCTATATATATTTATAATGTTATATTACCAATTAGTCAAGTAATAAATTGTTTAAGTAACCAATTTATTTATCCGATAATAGTTATATGAATAACTTTGAAGAGTTCTATGAACGTGTAAAACAAATCTCAAAAACTCAAAATAAGAGTGTTAGAACAGTTATTGAAGATTGTGGTATCAATTATGATTCTTACAATTCTTATAAACGTTACGGTAATCTTCCTCGTTCTGATGAAGCAGTAGCTATTGCAAAGGCTTTGAATACTACGGTTGAATATCTTGTTACAGGAGAGCTTACTGATTCGATAGCAGAATTGAGCGAGCTAAAAAAGAAAGTTTTAGAGTTCGCCCAGTCCGTTCAATGAATTAAGCTGGTAACATCTGGCACTTTTGTTGTAATGCGTAAGCTACAGTTTTACTGGCATTTACACATACAGGATTTACCTCGTGATAACCGTATTCATTTTCAAGCATAAGGCTTGCCATTGCTTCACTTGCTTTTACTGCTTTTAGCTCTTTTACACTCATATCTTTTTTCTTATTAGAAATACCAAGCACTTTTTTCATTGCATTTGTTGTGTTGATATACTCATAAGAGTGCTGATAACCACGTGTTTCAAGTTCATCGGTAAAAGCTTTTCTTATTTCAATTGATTTGGCTCTAACCTGCTTATATTCAAGCGAGCTTCGTTCACGAAATTTCTTTTCAACTTCTATGAAATATTGGCGAACGCGTTTTCCGATTTCAGAACGTTGAATCATACAGATTTCTTTTGCCATATCAATCGTAAGAATGTAATCTACTGTTATCTGCTCTCCACCAAGGGTTGCTCTTTTTTGAGCATACCTTTTGAAGTCTTCATTTTCAGTAAAACCATATTCACACATACGATTAAACCAGGTATCAAATCTTGTCTTGATACAAAGCTTGTTGTGTAAATCCTTTGCAGATACATACTGCAAACCATTCCGTGAAGTAACCTTAATAGTTAACTCGTTCATACTGCCTTCCTTTGAGCAATAAAAAAACCTTTATTTTGAAGACTTGTCGGCTCGTTACCTCCGAAACAGACCCACTATGAAAAGTCTGTATACAAATCCTCAAGATAAAGGTTTCTTCTGCTCATAGTGTAATGTCACGTGGATTAACGAATATCCACGCTTTTAGTATGGCACTAATAAAAAACGAGCTTAAACTTTCAAAGAACTTTAGGGCCACAAACGTGACCCATTGTCTAACTACTCTTCAAGAAGGTCGTAAGCTTTTGCACTGTATGACATAATTTCATCAGCCATAGTCAAAGCTATGCTTCCGGCAGAAATGTTTGCTTCATCAAGGCTTATTGCTCTTGCAAAGTCCTCAATCTTTCTCAGACAATCCTGTACTTTCTTTGTAATCGTGTCTTTCATATAAAAACCTCTCTTTGTTTGATTAGCCATCTAACTGACGGCAAGAGGGACAATTGACAGACCGCCTAAGACCCTCTCGCTATGTAGCGTTTACAAGGGAATCTTAGTGAGAAAGTATAATTTGAATCGAGTTTAATTTGCTTGAATCGTTACTTGAATTGCTTCAAGATGGTATTAAACCTTTTTGAATTGTTCTTTGTATTTGTTTACGAGGTCATTTGTATTGTCACACATATTTCTTTCCCTGGCATTTTTAAGTTTCTGACTTATTGTCTGCTGTGAAAACAGGTCTATTTCTTTCTGTAACTTACCTTCTGCAAGTTCTGATAAAATAGCCTTTTCACTGTCAGTCAGATTTAATACGGCAGGTTTATTTACGGCAAATACATAAGACATCTTAGTGTAGAACATAAAGATGTATGTTACGTGAATAAGGAACGGTATTATTCCCAGACGTTTAAGAGTGAATGAGATAACAACATTTACCAAGTAAATCCACGGAGCAAGCTTCTTTATCTTAGGGTTAGCACCTATCGCGATCAGCATAAAGAAAATAGTTGCATAGTTGTAGAAGTTATTTATGTATACTAAAGTACAGGAATAAATAACAAGAGCATAACTTAATCCTTTTCTTCCGAATAAGAATATCATTAGTGCAATAAGTCCACAGCCACCTGCTCGCAAGTACCAGTGATATTCAACATTACCTACATAATTTTCATATACGTGAAGAGCAATAAGCAGTAAGTGAAGAAGAAATATTTTTAATAATTCCTTGTCATTTTTAAGAAGCTCTATCCTTGATTTAATCCATTTAAACATAAATACCTCTTTTAATTATCGACACTGAAATAAGATTTCATTAAATGCTTCGCATACCTCCTAAATTAACATCAAAGTCCGGCAGAGGATTTTCTGCTGAATACCACAGATGAAGACAATGCTCGGCAATGTTGACGTAGTGTGCTTCATCAGGAAATACCATAATTGACTTCTTATCAGTTCCAATAAAATCCTTTCTTACGAGCTGAATATCCTTATAGTCTGGAATTCTGCTTTTTCTGCTGAATGATACGTGCAGCCATTCAATGCCTTTGTATTTCATAGGAGATATGATTACGCGTATACCGTTGAAGTCAAATGCGCGGATGTAATCATCTGCCTTGTCTGATAATAGACTGTAAAGACTTACCCTTGTCTGTTTCCAGTAGTTAGGAACATTCGGAAAGAACTGTGATTCTGAAATCTTTACGTTTTCAACTTCACCGCCACCAGGAAATGAATAGTCACCTTTTATTCCCATTTTTTTACGTAGCAGTTCAATTCCCTGCTCTTCCTGTTCTTTAGTTAGTTGTTTCATTGTTTTTTCCTCTGTATAAGTTTGTAATCACCTCTTACTCCTCTCTTACGTTTGAAAGATGTATAGCATATACAGGCTTATCTATTGCAAGGTCTGTGTCTTTACCGTCAATAATCTCAATCTTCGTGATGTTGGCAATCATATACTTATTTATGTAGCCGAGACGAAGTTTGCATTTTAACTTTGCATCTTTTTCACATAAAACAAAATGCCCTCCGTTCCAGCTGTCACCGCAAGAAACTTCAATTTTACAATGGCTTCCAAATCGTCTTTCATATTCTTTTGAAAGTTCTGAACAAATTCTTTTAGTCCAATAAGGCTTTACTTCACGGTATTCAACAGTCTTTTCACCAGACTTAATTTTTTCATACCATTGTTTTTTAAGTGGAAATATCAGCATTTTTTTATTCCTCCTTTATACATTTACTTTCTGGAGATATTTAGTCCAAAATCCGCCGCTAAAACCTTTCAACATAACCAATTCTGTTCCATAATTATCCCAAGAATCAGAATCACATTCCCATATTTTGCCTTCGTTTTCTTTGGCTTCTATACAAGTATGCATTACAACCTTATCACCTTTTGAAAGTATGTTTACTCCTTTCCTTTTTCTGTGATTACGACTTTTAATATATTCTCTTGTCATTAAATCAGTCCATATATCAAGAGAAACAAGAACAGTATCATATTCTTTATACTGTTTCCAAAATGCTGTAATACTTGTTATTTTTTCATCAATTACAGGATAACGTTTATAATGACTAAAGAATTCTTCTTCACTATAAAGCTCACATTTATCAAGAATTGCAGTGTAATTTGAAAAACACCTATCTTCTTGATCTAAAGTTCTTTTATATCCCCAAAGCATAAAACAATTCTTTGTAGAATGTTTCATTGAAACAGCAATGTATTTTCTTTCAGATTTGTTCATTTTTTTACTCCTTTTTTCTTATAGTATTTTTCAACTTCTTCTAACGACTGAAACTCTTTTCCTGCATATCCTTTTTCATTTTCTTCAGTAAACATAATCATCCTGTCAAAAACTGCATATCCTGCATGTATCTTGGGATATTTCTTTTGGACGCACAAAGTCAGTTCCTCATTAGCAAGAACAAATTTGTCAAACTGTTTTTCAACTTTCCTACACAACTGTTTTACATCATTCTTGAAGGTATCTTTAACAGTATCTTTTCTCACCTGCTTTCTGCCTAATCCTAACTCCTGCTTTATCTCTTCCCAATCATTGATGTCATCTGCACCAGGCTCAAAGCGTCTGTTTGCTACTTCCTTGATTTTATCGTACAGTTTTGGGTTCCATTTTCTGACGTTATAGCTCCATAAAAAAGCAACGTGTATCTGCAAGTCATTCGGCTGTTTTATAAAATTGCAATCTACATCCATTGTAAGTATTCTGTCACAAAGCCATCCTGCCCTTTGTTGCCAGTTTCCATCTATGTAATAAACCCTGAAAATCGAAGTCAAGATTTTATTTTTAAGCCATAAGTTCTCACAGGTTTCTTTTGCTTTGGAGAGTGAATTAAAACATAATTCTTCTGGAAGTGGGCCGCCTCCAAAACATCCGTCTTTTTGAACAAAATACTTAAAGGGCGGTTTTATTGCCATTTCAATTATTCTATTTTCTGTCATTTCTTCTCCTCGTAATATTCGCATTTTCTTGGTTCATATCCTGGAATGATAATTTTTCCAGAATGTTCACAACCAACACTCCGTGTAAGTTCTCTTGAGTTTTTACAAGAGTAACACAAAGGTTTGTCAGTATTTTTATTTCTATCCATCCGTTCTAATGCTGTCATTTCTTACTCCTTAGAGCTTCTTCAAGAAATTCTCTTTTATTCTCTTCATCCATAGAACGATATACGTAATACAGAGTATCTTTCTTCATTCCAGGAAAGTGATGTCCGTGGTCTTTTACCCACTGTTCAAAAGCGATATTATCTTCTTCTTTTGTCATTTAGCTTCTACCTCTACGTTATCTGGAATGTTTTTATCCTTGTTTACTCTGTCGCATATCTGTTGAGCAAGTTCTTTTGAATCGAATACTGTATGACGAACATTGTAGTTATCACTGATATTGAATTCTTCTGCAGGACCTTTCCAAACATCCCGTGCTGTATAAGTGATACTGTCACCATAACTCTCGTATCTCACAGCCCATTTTTCACTCTTAATGAATGGTTCATTAGAGAATCTGATTTTAATAGCGTCTGCAGGTTTTACAAAATAAGCAAAATACTGCTTTCCACAAGTTGGGCACCCTTCTGTGCAATCTCGTCCACTTGGTGATTTAAAATGTATCAAACGCTTTTCATCACATTTATCACATTTAGGGAGATAAGCAGACTTGCTATCAATGCAATATAAATGCTCATTGAAATCTGCAATCGTTGTGAGTTCAGTTATTTTTTTACGAGCAAGAGAACGCATCATCTCATCTTCTTTGATATTAAACTGACGTTTTTTATCTTCATAATCCTGCTTGATCTTGTCAAAGTTTTCTTTTACTTCTTGAAGTTTTTCGTTCTCTTTTTTAAGACGAGCCATTTCATTAAGTATTTCTTCTTTGACAGTTTTTCGTAATCCTTCTTTGAACTCTTCGATTGCTATGTCAAAATCAGAAGGTCCTTCATTATAAAAATCTTCCCACATAATTATTCCTCCTTAACCGTTATAAACACTGCGGTATTGTTTGCTTCTATTTCTAAAACTTCTGCATTTTTTATTGGTAAGTCTTTAATCTTATTGTTATCTTTTTTAGCTAAGCTTTTACCTTCTTCATTGAAGACGTAAAAGAAACTTGGATTCCATTTTACTTCAGCAAGTTCATATAACTTCATATTTTCCTCCTCCAAAAAAAGTGCCTAGACTGACTACTCCATTGAGACTGTGAACCGAGAGGTCTCTAGCACCTATGCTTACTGCCACTTTTCAGCTTTACCACAGACTACTCGTATTTCAATACTCAAACGCAATCTGTTTACAGTGCCGTTTCGTCCTAGCACGAGCGACTAAGCAGATATTACGGGTTCCCCCCAACCTTATCACAAGGGTAAGGATTTGGCTCTTGTCCACTGCACATAGCTTCACCAGATACAGCTATGCCTCTCGTTCCAGGCTTGCTAGTCTTCCAATTCCTCAACTGTTTTTGTAAGGTCTTCGTGTTTATTGGCAACTTTTAGACCTTTATGGGGATGAAGGGAATCGAACCACTTACAGAAACCTAGGATAATCGACTGTATTACGCACTACAGCCTTGCTTTTCCAATTGCATACATCCCCGAATTTTAACCTGTGAGAAATTCCCACAGGTTATTGTTTTTACTTTTCGTTTGCAGAACTTGCTTCATCAATGCCTTTTTCTTTAAGAAGTGCGCGGACCATATCAATCGTCTTACTCATTTCTTCAATACTTCTTTCCGGTGTATCGTATTCGCAGGTCAGATCAAACTGTGCCTTTCCTTTGGCATTAAGACTGATGTTAATTCTTGTTCTTGTGTTTGTTTCGTTTACTTTTGTTTCTTCCATAATTTAATCTCCTTTTATTTTTAGTTTTCTAAAGCTAGTTTTTGATATATAGAATTAGCTCTGTCAATGCAGACTATATTCCCTCTTCCACGGTCACGGTAATATCGCATATACCTCCTTATAGTTTCGCCTTCTGTATTCTTACATAAAGGCTCAATTGCAGCACACATAATAGGTAACTCAGAACCTGAGAACTGCTGACCTATTTCCATTTCATCAAGAATCTTATCAACAGCTTTCCTGATTTCCTTGTGAGCCTTCTTTTTTGGCAATGAACTGCAAAATGGTGATACCTTTTCCATAATTTTTCCTCCCGAATAAAAAAAAAAGGCGTACAGGACTAAGCCTATACGCCTTTAATTTTTTGGTCACATCAGAACTTAATCTGATATAACTATAGTTTACTATAATAAACTTGTCAAGTATTATAATAAACTTTATAATTTACAATTATAAACTGTTGTCTGAAATAGTAGACATACTTAGAATTACTTCATAGCTTTCCAGCTGTCTACATCTAGCAGTTCCTTTCCAGCTTTTTTCGCGTGGTGTATTGTAGATATTGTACCGCCGGTAAGACCTGCAACTCCTCCTACATAGTTAGCTCTTTCTTTCTTAATGCGATTGCTAGAAGCCTCTGACAGATTGTAGTACTTACTGTCATTAAGATTTCTCTTGGAAGCAACGGTCAATGTTATTCCTGTGATTAAAAGTGATAACAGCAGAACCAAAACTGCTCCTATCCACATATCAGCAGCAAACATAATAATCGTAATAATACCACCTATTATAAGCGGGACCCAAGCTGTTCCATTTCGTTTTACACAGGCAGACTCAAAGATATCATCTTCATAATGTGATTTCATTTCCTGTGTTCTTTTTTCAACAAGGTGTTTTCTTTCATCAATCGACATACCCTGCATATCATCTGTGTAATATCCCATAATTTCCTCCAAAGCAGAATTTAAATAATCTTTGTATTCTTGAACTTCTTTGTTACTTTCTTCAAGAAGAAGTTCTCGTTCAGATTTTATTGTTTTTAATTCAGCTTCTAGTTTTTTGTTTTTCTCAATCAGAGCTATTGCTTCTTTTACTTCTTTTGATTTTGTTCCTTTTTTGTATCTGACTGTACAGTTGTTACTTGTTATTTCAGTATCCCAATCAGGAAATTCAATGAAAATATTTTTTCCCAATACAACCTCCCTAAGAAACCTTTACAATTTTAAACCCATTAAAGAAGTCTATTGCTTCCTGACACTCTTCCTTTGTTTTATACTCAGAGAAGTAGCCGGTTTCAACATAGTCTTCTTTATCCGTATCCCATACACAGTATCCTGCGCTGCACTTTTTGTGTCCATCTTCATCTTCAATTGTAATAAGTCTGCATTTAGGCTCTAACATATCAATCCTCCTCTTTTTCATCTTCAAAGAAACCATATTCAATTTCTTTTAGATTCTTAAAAATTGTAATTTCTACATCTGCACCAGAGTCATTATTATCAATGCAGGCTTTAATAAAATCTGTCTTGTTATTAAATTCTGTCTGACACTTATCTTCGTTTTGTTTCCATGCTTCACACCAATCACAATTACAGGAATTGCCAAATGTATGATACAATACAGCTCTGCCAGTGTGCCACGAGTTAGAAGTTGGCTCTTCACATCCAACAAGTTCTCCAGATGGATTAACCTCAAGAGTTTCGTAAGATACGTCGTTTACGTGACTTCTTACAGACCAATCTATGCAAAGGTCTCTTGTAATTTTCTTTTCTACTTCATTTCTGATCATAATATATCTCCTTATATTTGTTATTATACATTACTACAGTGCCAAAAATCGTCACTCAAATATTAACTTCTATTATATTACAATAAAGTTTCATAAGCAACGATTAACTTACGTTGTCAACGATAAGGAAAGAGTCCTTACTCAACCGTAAGTGACCTGCAAAGTTTACACTTTTTCCTCTTTTAAGATTAAGATTTTTGAGTATGTTATAAGTCTTTTTCTTTACAACACAGTCAATTTCAGCCCTCATTGAAAAGATGTCTTTTCTGAAAACCTCACCTCTTACTCTTACGACAGCTCCATTTTTGCGTTCTTTTATGTCCGTGATTTTGCCGGACACTTCCCAAATGTTACTTGAAATCATCTTACCTCCGCAATAAAAAAGCAGTCTGTTACGACTGCTTTAATCTTCTTCAATCATTCTTATTCCGTGAACAGGCTTTGGACATTCAAATTCTTTAAAGCAACTCCTACAGCAGAAACCGTATGGTATTTCTTCAAAACAGTACTTGCAGTAAACTTTAGGTTTGATATTTTCCATTCTTTTATCTTCCATCATTTTTCCTTCCTTGCTTTCATCATAGCATCAGCGTATTCATAAGCTAACTGAGATTGATACTCAGGTCTTGATATTTGATTTGCAGAAGTAATTCCGATAAGTGCTGCCATTGCAAATCTGTCTCTTAATTCAGGTGTTTTATTTTCAATGCTTTGTATAGCATTATTTAACCACGGTTCAAAAACAATCATTTCCATAATTTACTCCTTATCAAATCCGATATACTTTTCAATCAAATCTTCGTTATCAAGATTTACAGGCGGTTCATTAGAATGTTTATCGTAGTAGTAAAAACCACAGTCAAGTTCCGGCGGATTGTTTACAACATTCAGAATTGTAATTGCTCTGTCCAATTCATTCTTATCAACTGCTTCTTTGATTTCATCTTTGATATCTGGGTAAGAAAAAAACTTGTTGTTATTTACTTCCCAATACAATTCTGTAATGGCACAGTCGTATCCTTTTTCTTCTTTGATTTCTTCAAACTGTTTTCTTGTCATATTTTACTCCTTAAAAACTCCAGTCATAAAATTTTTTCCATTGTCCAAGAGACACGTAACAGTTAGAGCCTGTCTCTCTCCAATCACCATTTTTACGAAGAGTGATTTTCATTTCATCACCTTCAAATTCGCTTTCGTGAATGAGCCAGTTCTGATGACCCATACCACCTTCTTTTGTTTTGTCGTGTTCAGTCTTGTTTTCTTTTATCCACATTGTTTTGCCGGATTTAGAAACCCTTACAACTTGACACGGATTGGCATCTGAAAATAAGTGCATTGTACATTTGTCACCAACTTTAGGTGTTGCACTTGAACCCATATGTGTATACTCTTCAATTCTCATAAATTACTCCTTACTCACATTCGTAGACATCTGTGAATTCCCACTTATGAATACTCACCCAATCAAGTTCTTCTGCCATTTCAAGAAGTTTGTCTATGTCAGTTTCTTCAGTTTTTAAAACTTCCTGGCAGAATTTGATAACTTTTTCTTCAGGTGCATCCCAATCAGATTCCCAATCTAAATCGTCAGGTGCGTCGTAAATATCTATGACATACAAGTTTTCCATTAAAGGGTCATTAGTTTCGTAAAGACCACATCCACATTCCTCTGAGTCAAAAGTAATGTCGTAATCTTCTCCGAGATATTTTTCGCAGACTAAAACCCACATTCTCATCATAGAACGCCAAGCTGTTTCCTGTTCAATATGAATGACATCATCAGCTTCAATTTCAAGCCAAGTTATCGAGCCGCGACAGGCAATTGATTCACCTTTATCTGTTGTAAAATCTTTTGTCATATTTCCTGCATTGTCAAACTCACATTTTGCAATACCTGAATTACCGACAACGTTTCCCAACCAATTATTACCGAATCCGTTTTTACAATAATCTTTTGAAGTCCACTCTTTAATATTCTTAAAAAGTTCGTTTAATTTGTCTTTGTTGTTTGAGTTAATTATTATTCTTGTAGAACACCAATTAGGCATATCAATCCTCCTTAAATAATTGCTTCGTCAATTAAAGTCCAACCACATTCAATTGAACGTTCTTCTAAAGTTTTTGTATCTACATTTTCGATACACTCCTGTAACTGTCCGTCAGTAGGTTCGTGTTCATATTTTGTTTCTAAACGCAGTTCTTACATCCGCTACAGTCCATTCGATTTTGCATAATACTTCATTATCATTCATAATTTTCTCCTTAGATAACTGTTTTGTAGTATTGAACTTTATCTTCATCATCAATGTAATCGAGATAAAACTTCTTTTTTATTTCTTCTTCACAATATTTTGTTAGTTGACTTTTTGTGTAAAAGAACAATTCGATATCACTTTCTAATTGTAAGCAGAACATACACTTCATAATCAGTTCTCCCTTTTTACGATAATCAAATTACCATTGCGTTCATCACAGACAATATCCACAATATCATCAAGCATTTTAGTCTGCTTGTTTTCAATAACGATGTCCTTATCCCAATCAGGATACATTCTTAACAGATCAAAAAAATCTCTTACTTTCATAGTTTACTCCTTGTTCATTTCTTCGAAGTATGAAATCCAACCGCCAGCTTCCTTAAGGTTTTCTTTCAAGTTCTCTTCATTCCAATAAGTGAAGCAGTAATATGCTTTTGCACACCCACGCTTACTTATCCAATAACTCACTTTGTCATTAAAGGCATTGTTTACTTTGGTAAGAACATAGTCACAAAAGATGTAATTGCCTTTACCATCTTCTTTCCAAGCTCCCATATAAATCTCCTTATTTATTTATTACTGTTTTAGCTTTTATAAAAAGCATTAAACTCTTTAGTCTGCTTTTCAAGTATGTTTTTATACATTATCAATACTCCTTAAATCTTCCGTAATCACAATTGAATACATCAAAAGCAATCGTGTCATAATTAATGTTCAATCCCTGTCCAATTAAGTATTCAAGAATACACGAAAGTTCGTTTGTCTGTTCACCTTGCTCACTTAATTCTTCATACGCACTTTCAATTTCAAAGTTGATGTCTACATCACTTGGGTAATCAATTGAATAGATAGCGTCTAAGTTGTTGTTATCATCAGAATAGTAACTGACGATATTTTTATGAGTCATTTCCATAACATCTCCTTCCTGCTTATAAGCAAGCTGATAAACTCTCTCTGTAAATGCTCACACCGAATGGCAGTGTCTATAACAATTTGATTTGAAACAGCAGCTCATCCAGGTATTCACTGGATGAGCTGCTGTCTTAATGAAATTCGGTTCTTGCATTTACACTCTGCTGACAGATACTCATTACTTGTGGCAGTGACTATAATGGTTTGATTTAATACCTGCTTCATTCTGGATTTATCTCCAGACGGAAGCAGGTATGTATAAATCGTAAGTACCTTGTATCTGTAATTCTGCTAGGGAATACTCATAACTTATGGCAGTGTCTTTAAGGGTTTGATTAAGTCCTGAATTCCAGATGAATCTTTGTCATCTGGAATTCAGGAAGCATAAATCGACAGTTCCTTGTATTCCCATTTCTGCTGACATACTCAAAACGATTGGTCGTAACTTTAATTCTTTGATATTAGACGCCGGCTGGCACCTTACTTAAGATGTAAAGCCGGCGTCAACATTAAATTGTTCGTTTCTTGTATGTTTATTTCGACTTGGTATACTTATTGCTCACGGTCTAACTATAAAGGCTTGATTGAAGCCTCCTGGAGACAGGACTTTGACCTAGTCTCCAGGAGGGTGATATAAATTATAAGCACCTTGTATACCCGATTGACTGATACACTCAAACATTACGGCCAGTTACTTTACATCTTTGATTAAGATGATCCAGCAGCAGTATGTTGTTTTACTGCTGCTGGATCATCGAATAAATTGTAATGTTCTTGTGTATAATTCCCTGACTAGAATGTTTGATTTACCACTTTAATTCAAAGTGAGATTTAGCAACTGCAAGAGTAAGAACTGAAAGAAGAATATCCCATCTTCTGAATCTTGGCTCATAAGATACGATGTCACTAAATACTGAGTTCACGGCGTTCAATGATTCATCCATATCTTTGCAGTCAGGCAGAATCATTCCGTGAGTGCGGATAATGTTCTGAAGTGTGTAGTAAGCACCTGCACCTTTGAAACAGTTGAGCCAACGCTGTGGAATGTTAGTTCCATGAACGCACCATTTAGTAGAATTGATTACTCCAAGAAGCTGTTTATAAGATTCTGCATTGTTGATACGTCCACGGACATTGCTATAGGTTGAAGTCCAATAACAATTGTAACTGTCAAGTTCCATAAAGATTTTTTTCAAGTCGTCAAGTGTAAAGAACTCGAAACGAACATCTTTGCCTTTCAATCCTTTTCGCTCCAACTTGATGAGAAGTTCAAGCTCACGTTTTGTCTGCTTGAAAACATAAGTTGTGTTGTAACGTCCACGAACTGCGTGAGTCCAACCTTTCGGGTCTTTGAGTAAACGGAATGTTTGTGCGGTTATAAATCTGCGGAACAATTCTGGATTTCTTATAAAACCTCCTTTTGAAATTTCTTTAATGATTGGATCGTCATCATCAAAAAGCTCTTTGAGTGAGTTGTTAGTCTGTATAAGAGTTTGCAATTTATCAACATTTATTCCTGCTGACTTTAATGCTTCAAGACGTGCAGCGGTTCTATTTTCATTGCGAATTGTTTTAGGAATGAGATATGCAATCCCATCTTTGATATTTGTGTTTGAAATAGAATCTTTGTTTCCCAACATAAAATCTGAACCACAGTTTGGACAGCGAACTTCTAATGCCATAATTATTTCTCCTTATAAAAATTGTTCTTTATAACTAAATTCTCCATAATACTTTTCTTCGTATTGTTTTCTCAAAGCAATAGCATCTGCTAAGTTATCGAAATAACCTACAGCTCTTTCCTTGCCATCGAATTTGAATCTAGTTTCCCATTTGTTCATTTGTGTAATAAACCTAACACCTTTTACACCTGATTTATTTCGTGTATTAGGTCTTTGATTAAACATATTTTGTTGTTGTGTACAAACTCTTAGATTTGTTTTTCTATTGTCAGAAGGATTATGGTTTATATGGTCAACAACCAATTTTGTGTCTGTACAATCCATTAGGTATCTGTGTAATCTCAAACCTTTTCTTCCTTCATCAGTACGAGTCGCACTAACCACATACCCTCTTGAATTAACAGTCCAGCAATACTCTAAAACCTTATTTAAATCTTCAATATCAATGAAAAATTCTCTATCTTTAGCGTCATACATTTTTACAACATTTCCGTTTATCTCATATCTATTCTTTTTTATAGAACAGACTTTTTGATAACAACCGCAAGAAACTGTATTTCCACTTATTAGGTTAGATGTTCTTAATGTGATAATTTGGCGTTCACTTTCTGGAAGTTCTTTTTGACAATCACAAACACAATACCAAAACCTAACTAAGCGTCCGCTTATATCTCTTGCAGATGGAGCTTTACCGATAACTGTTAACCTACCGAACTTTGAGCCTGTTAAATCTTCATATTTTAATTTCATTATATTACCTCTGCTAAAAACATAGGTTGAAATAAAACATAGCTTAAACAGTCAACGCGATAGGTCTATAAACAATCATTAGTAAACCATTTTTTGAAAAGGACTAACTTTGAGTCCTTGTTGCTCTGCCAATACCATTTATCACCAAAATCCCACTTTTGATTGATAATCAAACCGAGTACGAATAATTCTAATTTTGCTCTCGCCACGTATCTACTTTCGTTTTCAGCAAGCTGTTTTGTACTCAACTTTGGTTCATCAAATGCAAAGAAGTATTTTGAATCTGCTTTGGCACTAGGTACTGAATATTTATAGTTTTTGAACAACTCCAACAACTTTTCTTCAACATTGTCCGGCAGTTCAAAATCTATATCCACTAAAAAACCATTCAGTCGAACTTCTTTTTTCTTGAAGCTGATTCTGTATGGTTCACCGTCTTCTACTCTCTTAATGAACTCCGTTACTGTCATAAGTGTTCCTTTTGTTGTTTAGCCTTAATCCCTTTCCAACCACCGCTGATAATAGCTTCAAGTCCAAGTGGTTTAGTATGAATTGCTTTGCAAACCTTACACTTATCAAATTCTGTAATTGGACAATAACCTTGCTTTTTCCATTCACACAAACTTTGACGACCTTTTAACAATTGTTCCCTTGTATATTTTCTCATAAAGACCTCACCAAGTTATCGAACATATCTCTGTTCCCTAATGCTTTCTTTGCAGCATAAAGTGAGAGATAACCGTCAAGTTCTTTTGGAGTTCTCTGACGGTTTGTAGTTACGTTCTTACCCCTTCCACGAGTAACAACCCCATCTTTCTTTTCCAACTCAACACCAAGACCGCCTAAGTCAAATCTTTGTGTCTGACTTGCCCTTAAACAATCCATAACGTAGGTATTGAGTGTCTGAATGTCTGTAACATTATTGATGTAAGCAAGTACGCCTTTCGCCCAACAATACTGACCGTTATACAAATAGCGGTTTACTGAATGTACTGCCGACTTATAGGAGTTTGCTTTCTTACAACGACTAAAGATTTCTTTCTGAAAGTTCTTCAGCCGTTTCTTTGAGAGAGAGATTTCAGTTCCGCGAATCATAAACCCCAGGAATTTGAAGAATCTGTCTTTTGTGAGAACTTCAACTTTCTTTGGATTAAGAATGAGTTCCTTTTCGTTTAATCTGCGTTCAAGTATTTCCCGACCTTTTTCCCACTCGTTACCGATAATGAGAATGTCATCGGAATACCGAACATAGTAAACGTCAAGATTTTTGATTTCTTCATCCATTTCATAAAGAACTGCATTAGCAAGAAAGGAAGCTACCGCACAACCTTGTTTAAGTGACTGAAAATGTTCAATAACTTTTCCGTGTTCATCAATACAGAAGTCACATTCATAGTAACGTCTGAGAAGATTGATGACCGCAGATTTACCGACAATCTGTTCAACCTTATCAAATACTTCTTCAATGAATCGCAACGGAACGCTATCAAAGTATTTGGATAAGTCTGCCTTAATCCCGATTGTTTCAAGTTTACAGTCACTAATCTTGCTTACAACTTCACGAACAACCTTTCCGCAAGACAGACTAGTCTGATACGCTTTTGAACGTTCTGAGATTAAACTTCCGCAGAACTCAAACAACATATCGTTGATGATTTGAAGTATGATACGGTCAATGTTTTCATTGATGTACACTATACGAATACCGCCATCATCTTTAGGAATTGCCTGCTGATGTGGTGGAATGATACTGTACTCATTGTCACGTATCATCTTGTAAAGTTTTGTGAGAGTTGCCGGATTACAGTAATGCTCCAACTCTGAATATGGCATATCTTTATCTACCGCAATCTGAATGGCTTTCTCCCACCTTTCACGCTTGAACATTTCTTCCAAGAGTTTGTCCATAATTACTCCTTTCTGCTTAAGCAGATTTATAGTTTATTATAATAAACTATTATATTATTATTGTAAACAACAATAAACTTACATAGGCATTAAAAAACCGCAGTACTAAACTGCGGTCATACCAAGTCTTTCTCTTGTGGCGTCATAAATACCTTTCGGCTTAATGACTTCAATACAGTCTGCATAAACTTTCAAGCCCTTATGACCTGAAGAGTTTATGTCTACTTTCAAATGACCGGTTATTAAAACAGTATCGCCTTTCTGTATAGACGTTTTAGCAATCTGTTTCTTATCAGTCATAATTGTGTTGAATACAGATTCTGCGTTAGTCACTACACCGCCGAAATTGTGCGGACTTGTGATTGCAATTTTTGTGATGAAGGCTTCTGAATCTGCCATATAACAGTTCAAAACCTTTCCTTCGACTTCAACCTTATTTTTCATCTGTTTTCTTCTCCTTTTTTGAATGTGGTTTTACTTCAAGATGTTCACAAATTACGACAACTTTAGACTTCTTCTGTCCATCTTCTTCATAGAACTTCTGTTTAAGATGTCCTACAAGTCTTACACCGCTACCAACTTCAATACGATTTGCAAAGTCAGCAAAATTGCCATAACATTCGCACTCAAAAGCTGAAACCGAAGTTACGATTTTATCATCAGCGTCTTTGAAGACTCTGCTAGAAGTTACTGTGATAACTACTCCATTGTCGATTGATTCTTTTTTCTGAAGTTCACCTTCAAGAATTAAACAGTTTAATTGATTCATAAAATACTCCTTGCTTGTTTCAAGCTGATTAAACTCTCTCTAATTTTAGATAATTCCATTTTCCCTAAACTCACGGAGTAATCCGTAACGTTTACCAAGCTTTTCAAAATAGTTACCCCAATAAACGTATTCGCTCATATAGTGGTCTTTTTCTGAAAACTTATTCTGCCATTCAATAGCTTCATCGCGAGCCTTAGCTTTTCGTTCTGCGTATGTCATTAGGCAGCCTCTCTTTTGTAATCGTAACCGACAATCTCAAAGTATCTGTAAAGGTCTGAAATAACCTTATTGTCTTTATCCGTGAGATTTCCGTTCTGATAACGTTCATCAATTCCTTTTGCACCGATACAGCGAAGAACGCGAAGGAACTCAAATTCATCGTGACTTTCATAATTGTAGTGTTCAAAGTTCCACTGATAACCTAATTTTGTATTTTCATCAGCACAATCTCTTGACGGCATAAATACCATAAGGTTGTCGCCAGAAATCAACATTAAAGAGTTTTCTGAAGCTTTGCGGTAATCAGTGTCTTCTTTGTGACAGTAAAGCTTGGCGTCTGGGTAACATTCCATAAAGTGAACGACACACTCCCACACATTAAACAGAATTGTAGAACGGTTAGGTAAAACATATCGGAACGCAATCCAGTTCCCGATTTTCTTGTGAATTGAGAACAAAGACTTCAAAGCCTTAAATTCTTTTACGATAACTTCATTTGGTGAAACATTTGTCATTTCAATCATATCATTCATATCGGGAATAACTTTTTGAACATTCGGGAACTGTCCGTCGATGTAAGTAAGTTCTTTTGAAACGATTTTGTCTTCAAACTTTTCGGGATAGTTTGTTTTCACTTTTACCGCAACATAACCGTTTGTAGCCCACTTGTAACCGTCTTTGTGATAAACACCACACATAAATGCCCTTGCTCTTGTTTCTGATGAAACGTATTTGTAAAAATCCAATGTCTTTGCCATAATAATCCTCCTTTTAGGCAATATCTTCTTCTTCATCTTCAAAGTAACCCCAATCACTCACAACTTTCTCAAACAATTCGTCAAGATAATCTGCAAGTGAATTAAAGTCACTCAGCTTAGTTATATTCCCGATATACGACGACGTATCACAAACTTCATACGTTTCTTCATCGTATGGCATTGTAAAGTCAATGTCGTAATTGCTCTGCATCATTGTTCCTGGCTCTTGATACGCAATCTTTGCACAGATACGCCAAGTTCCGTCTTTGTAAATGTCATCATCATCTTCTGCAAAACCGTCTTCCCACCCGACAACGATAGACCATTCACGACCTTTATCATCAGTAAGCTTATGCCAATGACAACAGCCACACTTTTCTTTCATCAGCCATTCAACTGACTTTCTTAAACTACTACCACGTAATTTCATAACTGCTCCATTATTTTCCAACCTATACCTTCTGCTTTTACAGAATACCCAAACTTCTCAAAAAACAACTTGACGTTTTCACAAATCGTAGTTGTAAAGCCTTTTGTCTTTATGTTGTTATACCCAATCATTACTTCTGACCTTTCATAAGGTGTAGTTAATCCTTTAGGCATAACGCCTTTATTGTTACATTCGGTAACATACTTAAAAAGTGATTTTTTCATTATGCAATCTCCTTTACAGTTGATTCAGCTGAAACGTCAAACTCGAATACTATAAGCTGCTGCCCCTGTAAAACATCAAGGTTACCTTCTTCAATTGCCTGCAAAACTACATTTTCATCAAGAAGTTCATTATTGCCCGAAAACTCTTTAATGATGTTTATAGCGTCTTTTTCTTCATCGTTACCTAAATAATAACCCCAACAACTGTCACCACTCCACTTATCCCACTGTTCAAGCTCTGTGTCATATTCTTCAGTAACACAACCATAAACTTCGCCACGACACCATTGATCAAGAGTGTGAATTTCACCTTCAAGAATTTCTTCAGCCCATTTCTTTGTTTCTTCTGCGGTATGACTTCTGCGGTAACTTCTGACTTCTTTACTGTCTTTTGGAATGTAAGCGAATCCAATAGCTGAATAATCCCAACCACGACAATAACCTGAATAAACACATATTCCCGAATGGTCGTAAACTGAAACATACGTGAAAGCAGCACACTTTTCTTTGATAAACTTTTCAACAAGCTTTTCAATACCGCCATATCGCTTTTTGTTGTTATAATACCAATCTTCATTGATACCTGTTTCTGCAATAAGCCAGTCTTCAATGTCATCAGTTTCAATATCACCACGACCGCAAAGATTGTATCCTGAAGCATTTACGATAACAGACAGATTATCCCATTCTCTTGGGCTTTCTGGGTCATTATCATAAGCAAAATAAGCACGGTGTAATTTGCCGTTCTCAAACCAACACTTACAAGGTAAATAATCATTTCTTGTACTCATAAAAATCTCCTTGCCGATTACTCGGCTAATAAAAAAGGCTAGGAATTAAACCTAGCCTTAAATCATACGCATACGGTTTTCCGTACAACGTTTATTAAACCGTTTACACTTGGTTACAACGGCATTGTCTTTTACAATGTCGTAATCAACTTTGTAAACATCCACACCCTTGTGCCAATTCTTAGTTCCGTAATATCTGTGATTAACTGTGTCGCAATCATAAAAGTAGTATGTAAAGATGTCACCCTTAATTGTGGAATCAAATATTCCATAAGTGCCTGCGATGTCACAACGCTTATCTTCTGGTGATGCTTTACAGAACCATATAACGTGATTTTCAAGCTTTTCGCCCGATAAACCTTGATGTTTCCATTCTTCAACTAGTGTGTGCATTTGCTACTCCTTAAACCATACCATTTGTTATTCCATCTCTTGAACGTTTCGGGCGTACAAGGATTTCCCCAATTACAACACTGCTTTTCTGTTATCTGTCTATCTCTAACTAGATAATCAGTAAAACAAGACCACGCAAATTGCATAGACCAATAATCACCAAAAGGCTCATTTTCTTCTGCAAACTGTTTAACTGCATCCTTAAAAGTCATAAACTACTCCTTAAAAGCTCTTTTGCTTACTTCTGCAATAATCTTCTGTCTGTTTTCTTCTGTAGCAGGCAGAACCCAGTCAAAATCTACAATGTCGTGACTTAAAACCGTTTTACCTTTATTGTCTTTGATTACTTCGGATTTGTGCTGCGGATTGTATCTTCCCCACGTATAACCGTCTTTATCGGTTACATAAGTACTTACGTGCCACCAAGCAAAAGGCTTGTCAAAAATCTTCTGCTTTACCCATAAAGGCATACAACCATCGGGACATCGTTCAATGACAAGTAAAACCGATTCACCCTTTTTATTCTTGCCTTGAAATCGGATTATATATTCTGCATAATCTTCAACCCGATTAGGTGTTTTTTCTTCCGTGTAACTTCTCATAGACACTCCTAAAAACTTCCGTATGTTCTCTGAAAGTTAATATGTTCTTGAGTTGAAAGCGGTTTATAGAAATCCCTTGCGTTCGGATTACATCTGTAAATCTTTACACGCTGACCGTCATTCAGAAAGTAACCGTCGACAATCGAACCGTTAGAAAGGCACTTAAACTTTGTTGCTTTAGCTAAGTTTTCCTGGCTTATGGAATAAGCCTGACAAATATCCTTGAAGTGATTATCAAGCCATAACATTGCTTTTTCTTTTGCCTTCTTTGAAGAGTCTTTACTAAAAGCTATATTTGAATTCTTGTTCCATTCATCACGAGTTGACTTATCAACAGAATGATCTTCGATAACTACTGAACACCTTCCCGACTTAAAACCGTCTTCACGTTCTTCTTCCCAAGCATAGGTAAAGCCGAGTTTATCAGCAAAAGCTTTCAACTGACTTTCATTCTTAAAACTTGCTACGTGATATGTACTGCTCCAATCAGTTTCATCTGCAAACCAAATTGCATAAATCCATTCGGGCTTAATATCAGGATTACGCTGAACATCAAGAAAGTTATGCTGATAATATGTGATACGATTTCCTTTCGGCTTAAACTCATCAACGCTTTTATGTTTCCAAACATTGACAGGAATAGAAACGCTTATAGCACCGTCTTTACAAGCACCCCAATGACCCCATTCTGAAAAGCTTCTTTTATCTCTGCCGACATATTCCAAGTCATCAAAATCAATATCGTAAAAACTACCGCCGGAAACTGAAAGTCGCTTTTTACCGTAATGAGAAACCCACGCAGAACCCGACTGACAGATTGAAATGTGATGTTTGTCTTTACAATCTTCGATAATTGCTCTAGGTGAAATCCTACAACCGTTTGAAAACTGTACAATATCGCCTGCTGCAAGTTGTCTAGGTTTTCTGCTCATCATCTTTACAGCCTTGTTATAAATGTCTACATCTTCTTGTGTAACTTTAAGATTATATTCCGTAATACACGGTTGTGTTTTCTTTAATTTTTCCAAAGTCATAAATTACCCCCTAAATTCTTCGTGTTCACCCTTAAAACAGTTACCACAATATTTCCAGATAGAATCAATATCATTGATAGTTCCCTTTACACTTTCAAAAGTTGCATAAGTTGCCTTAAAATTACCGTCTTTATCTTTTCTGTGGTCGTGCGGCTCACCGACTTGCACAAAGGTTGATGACCAACAAGCAGGCGGCAAAACGTCTAAAAAGTACTCCGCAATTTCACAAGTAAACAATTCGCCAGGCTTAAACTGTTCATCAAAACCCTTGTTCCAATCTTTCATACCGTAAACTTTCTGACCGTTATATTCTGTAGGATATTCAACCGGCTTACGATATTCTGATAAATCACCTTTAATTAAATGGTCAAACTCATTCCTATCCGCAATAGCGACACCTTCATAAGAACAGGCGTGAACAAAGTTACTTTCAAGAAGTCTGAACTCGTGATCAAACATCTTAAAATGTTCCCTTACTGCTTCAAGTTTACGCAACATCAAAACATCAGTTTCATTCAATTCATACATAAAATACCCCCATTAAAAACCGTATTCGGCAAGCACGGACAAATCTTCATTTACCCTAAATTGTTTTTTCTCTTCTTCAAATGTTGGCTCACATACCAACTTATTGAACTCACTCTGCGAAATGTAATCGAGGATTACGTCACTAAGTACACAACTACTCATTTCTTAAAACTCCTTTCTGCTTAAGCAGATATTAAAAAACCGCCATTATCGGCGGCTTCGCTTTTGTGTAGAAGTCAAAGACATCTGCACCCATTTCTTATTGACATCAACCGACGGCTGAGCCTGTCTATCAATAGCGATTCTTAAAAGCTCACAAGCTTTTTTGAGTTTTTCTTTATCGTTCATAAAGACTCCATAAAGTTTTTATAAGAGCTATCCAGCTTTTTATAAAGGTTGAAAAACCTATGAAAATCTTTTCTGAAATATCCACGTACTGTTTCAGAAAAGCCGACATCTTTTGAAAACCTTAAAGCTTCACAAGCCTGACGTTTAGCCAATACTGTAAGATTTGTAATATCACCCACGTTTAATTCTACTTTCATAAAACCACCTACATTTTCCTTAAAACTTCAAGACCGTCTAGCAGACGTTCAAGCCAATTCTTTCTTCTGCCCTTATTTCCGTAGATGTAAAACTCACCGCCCAAACCCCAGGCACTTGCTAAAAGCAGACCGCCGAAAACTACTACTAACAATGCAGTAACAACAATGAAATAATAAAGAATCATAAATCCCCCTTAAATAATGCCCTTAAACCATAAAATGATTATTACGAATGAATAAACTTTCAACGCAACCTTAACCCAGAAAACAGGACACTTAACGGCATCCTTAAAAGAAATCTGATTGTAATACATAGAAAAATCTCCTTGCAGGCTTAAACCTACTGTCTTAAAATCATTTTCCGAAAAATGGAAAGTGTAAATCACCGCCCGACATTGCAGCCGGAACAGACCGCTTTATTTTCTAGCTGTCATCTGCTGAACTTTCACGGCGATAAAAAGACTTTTTGAAATGAAAACTTGCGTATAGTCTATGAAGTGAGAAGATAGACACGCAAGACTTGAAATAGTCACTTCTAGCGATTAACCGATTGGGACAATTCAGCGTAAAACCTACCGCCCCAATCGTTCACAACCGAACAAAGCACAAGATTCATCACGGACTTATTACAGACTTTCAACACAAAACCGCTTTTTTTATTCCGTACACTAAAGCTGAGTAATGAAAAACTAGAAGTAAAACACTGTATACGAAATCGATCCATTATCATATTACAGAGTGCGTATATTAAAAGATTTACAGTACTTAACCGCCCATCTTAAAATGTTTCCTGAAAACTTGCGTATAGATTCTTAAATCTATAATCAGTTGTGGCTAAGATTCGCTATTTTTATTGCAACTATCCAGAAAGGACTTCCAAAGGTGGCAACCTTAAAAACACCTTATTAAATCTACCGCGTGGAAGGACTAGCAACATCTACGTGTACTAAAGCTAGCTATTGAGAAGGCGATAGAAGTTAGTAGAATTAAAAGAAGGGACTTGAAAAATTGAAAGGTAAAATGTAGAATTAAAAAAGATGGATCAAGTCCACGCTCCATTATTTGCGGCAAGTCCTGGAAAACGTCGCCGTGAATTTTGGAGTTCTTAAAAATCAGTTATCAAAGCCCGATAAATTTTTTCGTATCAATTCGGGAATACGTGAAACAATTATAATTTACTAAACGCTTTTGATAACTTCATCGGTCATCATCGGCATAGCTTCAATTATAATGTACTCAACTATATACACAATCTACATAAAATAGATTGTGTATACATTCAGTACACTATTATGCAATATTTTCTTTTTTAATTATGTTTACAGTTGCATTGACATTTAAAGCCTTTTCTAACTGTTTTACAATTTCGATTTTTTCCTTATTGCTCATACTGTTAGCAAGCGAAACAATATCATTAATTAAAACTGATATTTTTTGAACGTCGTTCAATTCGTCGCTTGTTTCATTGTCGCTTGTTTCGTCGTTCAATTCGTCGCTTGTTTCAACTTGTTTTACTTCATAAATACCAAGTGAAAAGTCACCCCGATACAAAAATAAAACATTGTCACTATTAAGGATAAGGTAAAAAACGTCATTGGGTTTATTATCTAAAAAGTACTTTTTACAAGCTTTTTCTATTTCCTTATTAGTAGGAATAGCACTAACCTTTTCTGTCAATGTTTCTTTTGACCAATCAATGAACATAGAATTAAACTGTTTTATTGTATGTAAATCAGTAACATTATTACTTTCAAAGTTTTCTACAATAAAATCATAGATTCTTTGTTCACGTTCATTAAGTGTCAAGTCACTTTTAATTGTTTTGTTAGACTTCAAAACACGCCAATTACAAGATGATTCATTAAGATTATTCAAACTCTTAATTAAATCCTTTTCAATTTTGTTTAAACTCATTTTATCCACCTTACTACTATATATAGCTATTTCTTTTTTCTGTCTTTACGAATAAAGCCGTTTTTTATAGTGGTGACTATTTCCACTATGGATCAAACTAATTAGCATAACCCATACAGTATTTATACTCTTCTAGATCATTGTAATATTGATCCAAACTAAAGCCGCAAATAAAAAAGTAAACCAATTTACCATAACATAACAAAATATATAAAGATCCATATTCTGTCATACGTTCAATTTCTTTTAATTTTTCAGTAGTCATAATCTTATCCCCTCGTTACTTTTCCGTAACTCTTTTCTTTATTTACCTTTATTATACATCATTTTATTTTTATGTCAAGTATTATTATATAAATAATTTTAGATTATAACAAAATATTATACCCCCACCAGGGGAGTGACAGATTTAAGCCGGCTGCCTTATCCCCTTTAGCTCTCAACAAATTATTTCAAGGTTGGCACAGTAATTGCTATAGTATTAGGGTAAATGGAGTATATTTATATATGTAGAATGTAAACTTATTTTAAGATAGAGGTTTACAATAGTGTTATGGGTATACAATTAGTACTGGTATACAGGTATTTATAGGGATATAAAGGTATCTGAGAAAGGGATTAGCTTTGAAATGTACTCGTATTCAGCTGGAAGTAAGCTGATTTTTATGTGTAAAAGGGCCTGTTTTCGTATATTTATGCAGTAAAAATGTATGTATATGCAGAAAGTATCGCTTTTTCTCGGCCCAGAATAAAGAAGAATTGTATAAATATACATCTAGTATTATAAATATAAAATATTTTATATAATAACTGTTGACAGGTAAACATTATTGATTTATAGTGTAAGACAAAGGAGTATAGATTGGATATTGATTATACAGATGTAATAAGTTTTGAACCTCTGAAAAAGACAATAGATGAAAGAGGATTGAAAATGGGGTTTGTTACAAAAGCGGCAGGTTTTGAACAGTCACGGTTTTCTAATATGTATAAAGGGGCGTACTTTCCAAAAACTGATCTGCTTGCAAGAATATGTGCAGTTCTTAATGTTCCTGCTTCTAAGATTGTAAGTTTTAAGATTGATTCTGATGATAAAAAGAAGGAGTGGTTTGCTTCAAGGGAACTTCCCTATTCTCCGCCTTCTGAACCCGAAGGTGTTTTAACTTATGAGCCGTTCCGTCTTATGACTTCGATGTACCTTGAATATTATAACTCCTTCTCTGAGAATGAGAAGACACTTAATGATCTGCTTGATAAGATTGAGCCTTACAGAAGAAGAAACGGACTTGTTACTCCAGTCCAGCCGGATTTTGTAAAGGCATCACTTGTTGCTCGCGGTTATGACGAGAACTATAAGTCTAAGAGGGAAAGACACTATGAAAGAAAAGGTCTTACCCCGGAAATGAGGCTTAAGCTCAGAAAGGACCTGCCTCTTAATATCCGTTCTGTCTATGACATCTGTAACTTCTTCGGCTGCTCTATCGACTGGGTTGTAAGTTATAAATAGTTTTATATAAAACTAATGTAAACCGGAAAAAGTCAATTTGGTTTACGTTTCAAAACACCGATTCAATTTTGAAAAAAAATATTTTTTTTCAGGGCTGCAAAAAGCAGCAGGGAGTATTTATGAAGAATGAAGTTGTTCTTGAGGGTAATGTACTCAACTGTTACATCGATGACCAGACAGGTGCGCTGGTTGTAAAGATGGCTGTATGTTTTGACCATCACGTAGGAAAACATCTGGTTCCTACCGAATCCATATTCAAAACTGTTATGACTGATGAAAAGGCAATTAAGGAAACAGATATTAAGCAGGGCCAGTATGTAAGAATGACAGGCTATATCAAGGTTGACTTTAAGTTTTCAGACAGAGGTAATAAACACGATACAACCCGCGTCTATGCACTCAAATATGAAGCTTTGTAAAAAGTCAGTTTTCTGTACGTTTGAAACGTCACTTTCATTTTTACAAAAAAAATTTTTTTCAAAGGTAATTTTGACACAATGTCCTGAGACATCTTGACACGTTTATTTTTTGTGTTATATTAGAGCTGTCCTATTTTGGGATTTGGATCAAAAGATTCATATTCTCCTCCGCCGCCTTCCAGGGCGGCATTTCTTTTTAACCTTCCCTTTTTCCTGATGTAGTATAAAATCACAGAGCAACCCTTAGCTTTGTTTACTTTTTATTTTCCACCTCGGAGTGTCTCGTCCGTTGGACAGGCACTCCACTTTTGTTTAAGCTCATCTTTTTTCTGACCTATCCTTTGCGGTATGGGAATAATATCACCTGATGAACCAAGAAATAAACCTTACTCAGGCTCAAAGAAAGCCCTCAATGACGCAATGTCCTTTGCAGGAAACACCTTCATTTCTTCTCCTGTTGACGGAAGCCGCGTTACCCAGTGGCAGGCAGTAGTTGACCGTCTTTACAAGATTGCCATCTATGCAGAATCAGACAAGGATGCCACTTCTGCAGCAAAGGTAATCGCTGAACGACTCTTTGGCCGCGCACCTGTACAGAAGCAGGATAAGAAGAACGAAATCCCTGCAATCATTTTCGCAGAACGCGGAGATACCCTTGAACAGATTGCCGAGAAAGCTTCACGCGCAGAGGATGATCCTGAAGACTATGAAGGACCCCTTAAGTTTGGAGTTACCTTTGAAGACGGCTCTGAAGTCCTTGTAGATGGGGAGGATTCTGATGAGTAGTACCATTCCTTTCCGTCTGACCAAGCCTCAGCTTACGATTTTACGTGACCCTCACCGCTTCAAGATAGTCAATGCCGGACGACGTTTCGGTAAATCCTTCGTATCGGGAGCCGCCATTCTTGAACAGGTTTCAATTCCTGAATCCGTAGTATGGTATGTAGCTCCGACCTGGGATATGGCAAAGAAGATTATGTGGGATGACTGGCTGCCAAAACACGTACCGAAGGAGTGGATTGCAGAAGTAAACAAGATGGACAAGGCTTACAAGTTTATCAACGGTTCAATTCTTTACGTTGTAACCGCAGATAATCCTGAACATCTTCGAGGTTCTTCACTTAACCGCGTAATTCTTGATGAGTGCGGATTTATGAAGGAAGGAGTATGGGAAATCATACGTCCTGCCCTTGCTGACAAAAAAGGTGATGCAATTCTTGTTTCTACCCCTAAAGGTTACAACTGGTTTTACAAGATGTACAAGGAAGCCCTTGAACAGCCTGACTGGGCGGCCTTTCAGTATACGACCCTTGAAGGCGGTAACGTACCGGCTGAAGAAATCGAAGCTGCAAAACAGTCTATGTCTCCGAAGATGTTTGCTCAGGAGTTCCTTGCTTCGTTTGAAAACCTTGCTTCACGCGTATATGACTGCTTTGACCGTGAACAGAACATCTGTGAGCTTGATGAAAACTGGGGAATTCCTAACACAGACATACATATTGGCATAGACTTCAACGTAAACCCTATGACTGCGGCAATCGCAGTAAAGGAAAGGGACGACATCTACTTCTTCGATGAAATCGTAGAGCCGAACTCAAACACACAGGTTCTGTGTAACTCAATTCATAAAAAGTTTCCGAAGTGTGACATTTTCGTTTATCCCGACCCTACCTGCCGGAAGCGTCAGGCTTCTGCTGCCGTAGGTGAAACTGACTATGAGATTTTAAGAAGGAATAAATTCCACGTCTGCTGTCCGAAGGCTCCGTATTCTTCACGTGACAAGTTCAATGCAGTAAATACCGCTTTCCTCAATGCAAAGTGTGAACGCCACGCTTTCATAGCAAGGGGAAGATGTAAGAAGCTCAAGGAAGCCCTGGAAGGATATACATACAGAGATAACG